CCAATATGGAGGGAATGGGCGGTGTCCGAGCTTATTTCAAGAACCGAAACCACCTTAAACCCCTTCGGTGCGCATCCTTTGCAGAACTCGCTCGCCTCGTCGATTGAAGGCTTGCGCACTCCTCGGATGCACACGCACTTATGCCTCTTGCGTTCCCTTCCTCGCTCAAAAGCGACCTCGTAGTATCGTATTCTCTTAGACATTTCTGTCTCCTCTCGATTCTTTGCGTTCTCTGCGTTGCTTGATGACAAAGAGGATTACGTATGGCCAAAGGAGACCCAGAATAATCGTTGACTCCACTTTGACCCATACGCTTCCCCTAACCTTCGTGTAGTCCGTGTGAAGATACACATAGGCCGCCGCGAACGGAACGATGACGAAGTATAGCGCTGCCGCATATTTCGCCACGGTGGAAATCATCTTCCCTCCCACTTGTCGCATACCTGGGCAGCGTCGGTGTAAAGGCCCGTACGTTCATCCTTCAAGTCGCTGTGAACGCACTGGTGAATACCGTCGTCCATCAGGTCTCGTCCATGTATGCACGTCGAGCAGCATCTGCCGCAGCTACGCAGGTTGTTCGCCTTCTTGAACTGTTCTGCAGTCATGGCATCTTCCCGATGTTTTCCGTGATTCTGGTGGCAAGCTCGTCCGCGGCGATGATGACCGAAAGCAACGGGCACTTATCGCACGCCTTCCCGAAGCTGTCGCGAGATTCGCGGTAGTCGGAGAGGTCCCAGCCGGCCATGTGCCAGCGGATCGCATAAATCTCGTCCTCCGTGAGATCCAGACCCATGCGGAGAAGCCTTATCACGGACTTCTCGCCATGTCCCAGCGGACAGTGGCTCTGGTCGTTCTCGTAGGCGAGATACTTCTCCCAGCGGTCGTCCTTGTTCTTGCGGAACTTCTCGACCTGCCTGTACACCTCCGCCTTGCACACGTCGTGCAGAAGAGCGGCGATTGCGATGCTCTCCGGCCATAGCTTGTTCTCAAGCTCAGGGAACATCTTCACCTGGACGGCGCGAATCTCCATCGCCTGCTCGTACACGTTCAGCGAATGCTGCAGCAGTCCGCCATCCTCGGCGAGGTGATGCTTCGCGGACGCCGGCGCCTTGAAGAATCCTAGCTTCTCGATCCCGTCAAGGACCTTCTCGATGCCATTCCTGCCAGTTCCCATCAGAAGCTGCGTGAACAGCTCCTTGTTCTTCTCGATCTTTTCGTTGTCCATTGTTTCTCCTTTCATTTTCTGTAGTAAGCCGGGAAGTGCATCTTCACCGGCTTCATTTTGTACGTGAGCTTCCCGAACGCATCCTCGAGCGGGATCATGGTGCTTCCATCGTTCGCGATGTACGCCCATTTACGGATCTCATCAAGGATTCGTTCGGCAGCATACTTCAGGCAAGGCCAGTCGAGTCCGCCTGAACTCTCTATCAGCTCCCGATGCACAACCTTGCGCATCTGGTAGACGGTGAGCTCCACCATCTGCACCATTCCATCTTTCTTGCTCATCAATTTCCTCCAGCCAGCATGGCCCTCATCGCAGTCAGGTCTGACATGTCCACGTTCTCTCCTGGTGCGAACGGATCCGTTTCAGGTTCTGCATTTTCATGTTTTTGCTTCTCATGCTTCTTGACAGACTTCTTCGCCTTTTTGGCGGCTGCCTTCTGCTCTTCGGAAACCGGCGTGTACTTTTCACGCTCAACTCCGCGATCAACAGCAGCAGAGACCTCTTCTGCCTTCTTCTCTGGTTCTTCTTCAGCAGTCTTCCTTGCGGCTTCCGCAAACTGGTCGTCAATCCTTCTTGCGTCTTCCTCCTGAGCATGCTCGTCGACAGCATACTTGTCTCCGTATGCGAACTTCATCGCCTCCTTGAGCGCCTCGATCTCGTCGGTTCCGTCCTCGTGCCTGTATCCGCGGAGCATGCCGGCCAGGCGGTCCACAATATCCTGTCCGCCTTCGGGCATTGCCAGGAACGTACCAGGCTCTTCCATGTGAAGCCTGTGCTGAAGGAGCGTCTCAGGTATCTTCGTCCTGAAGATCGTTCCGTTTGCGCACAACGCAGGACGAGCCACATACCCCTTCCCGCTCCACGCAATCTCGATCACGAGCGCATCTTCCGGATTCGTGATGTCTCCGAACACGAGATTCCCGGAATCGTCCTTCTGGAACGCAAGCCCATCCACACGTGCGCCGTTCTTCTTCGTGGAATACAATATCCCCTTCATCACGGACTCGGAAAGCTCAGTGACGAACACCCCACCACGCGGAGCGGTCGCGTCGACGACGTTCGCGCAGAAGAAGTTTTTCACACGCGGAAAGACAGCACCCTCCACCTCGCCGGTCAGCCGCTTGCGCCCGTCTTTCGTGAGGTACGACCACTTGTCGCTTCTCGAACAGTAGTCGTAGAACGCGTCGTACGGATCGTCTGCTTCGAGGTCGAACGTCTTAGGGCTAAGAAAAGAGGTCTTCGCCCTGCGGTTTCCGTGGCCAACGAACTTCGCCGCACGAATGACGGTGTAGAAGTCAGACTCCTCTCCGTCAACAACGGCAGGCAGAAATCCCGTCGGGCTCGGATCCTTCGGATTGTATGCCGGCAGGATCGCAAGCTGTAGCGGACGCTTCTGGTCAGGGTAGATAAGCTCCACCCCCTCCTTGAAGTACGCCTGCACCGGCGTACGCGCAACATCTAAAAATCTCTTGAACTTCATCTATTCCTCCTATCGCCCCTCCCCGTTTCCTTTCGGGCGTGGGAGGGGCATATTCTACCACATGGCTACATGCCATGTCACATTGCCGCCATGGCCATGAGCTGGCCATTGGCAGATTCGATCCTGCCGGAGAGTTCGCGGAGACGGATCTCGCGCTCGAACCTTTCCTGGACGAGCTTGAAATACTTCCTCCTGCTTTCCCCAAGAGCGGCCACGTCAGCCTCGATGAAGGCCACCGTCTTCTCGATCGTACGGTTGTTCCCGATTTTCGGGAACCGACTCACCATGCAGGGCTTGCCATCAGCGAGGATGACAACCCCTCCAGAAAAGCCCTTCACAACGAGCTTGGCCTCTTTCGTTCCTCCGCTCACCGCGTCGACCGCTTCAGGGAAGTACAGATACAAACCCTTGTTTGCGGCCTTTACGGACTTCTGGGCAGCCTCGACAATCGCCTTGGCGGCCTCGGGATCGCAACCGGCACCGAGAATGGACGAATCGAGCCCGGCAGCCACCAACGCGGCGGCGGCCTTGTCGCGCTTCTCGCACTCCTCGGCGAGCGCCTCGGCGTCGGCCTTTATCGACTTGCGCCTTTCGATTGCCGAGCGGGTGGCATCCACCTCGCTCCACACGGCGGACTTGATTTCCCTGAGAAGCCCTTCCTTCGAGCCGGCCCTGACGGCCGCGCATACGGGTGTGCGCCCGCTGCGTATGTAGATTCCCGCCTCGTCGTAATCCACAGACATGCGAACGTCGTCAATCCCGTAAGGGAAGTTTCCAGACTCCTTCACCATGTTTTCGAGCTTGTCGTTCGCAATGACGAGAAGGTCATTCACCTTATCAATCAAATCGTCGAACGCCATGCCCTTGAGCGGCTTTCCGTCGAACTTTCCCTTCTTCTCGGACTTCTCAGTTTTTTCAGGCTTTTCCGACTTGCCGCAAACCTCGTCGCGGGTCTTGTCGACTACAGCCCACATCGCACGCTTCGTGGCCTTGAGAGCCTTGAATACGTCAGCGTTTGGAATCGTCTCAACAATGTTCATGCCACTGCGAACGATTTCCGCGTCGGGACCATGCTCAACGGTGAGCACGACATCTTCCAACGGCTTCTTGTCGCCGCAGATGTTGACCAACTTGACGTTGGCCTTTCCGAGCACCTCGTCGAGCTCGGCGATCATTTCTTCTTTTTTCATGTTCTTTTTCCTTGTTGTTCCCCTTGTGGGGGATTGTTTTTGTTGTTGCCTCCTTGGTAGGAGGACTTGTCTTGTTGTTCGCCCTTCCGGGCATTATCCGCCCATCACCCGATGAACGGAAGATGATCGACGTCTGGCACGGAGATCTGCGAGAAACCCATCTCCGCGTACCGGCGCCTTCTTGCCTCGTCGTTCCTCGCAAGCATTCCAGGCCGCCCGTTGTGGGCATCCCAGTCATGTGAGAAATCGACGAGGTAGACCTTTCCCTTGTTTGTCCACGGGAACTTGTTCCCCGCGAACTCCCGTCCTCCGCATGTCACTGACACCATGACATTCTGCGCAGTAGCCGGCGGGAAGCATTCCCATGTCGACAGGACGATAGCGGAGTTCCCTCCGGCTATGTTGTCGAACGCAATCCTGAGATCCTTTACAGGAACCCTTTTGTTGACAACCGTAACGCCAGGACCGCGAATCATGTCCGCAATCTTCTTTTGAATCTGGTCGTCCGAACAGACTACGCATCCGATGTCTCCAGGAGTTCTGCGGGCAATCTCATTCACTACGCCGAGGAAGGCGTCGCACATGGCTATCGACGAGAGAGTCTTGAACGGAGCAGAGCCCCATCTTGCATTCGGCCGCGGAGACTTCAGCCAACACACCGTCACGGGCGCCGCGATTCCGGCGTCTGCCGCATTCTGGTATGTGGCAGAAGAGCACAGCGGGCCAAACAAGCCTTCGGCCGCAAGATCCAGTTCGCACGGAAGACCTCCACACGCCGTCTCGTAGATCCCCCATCTCGCCGCGTTGCGGAAGACGGAGATATCCCTGGCTCTCTTCACCATGGACTTCTCGTCGAAGGTGACGTCCCCTATGAGTATGCCAACCTCCTTCATGGGATATGCGTCAAGGCTTCCGTACGGCGCAACGAGAACATCGTCGCTCGAGCAGTCGCCAAGTCCGACATTCCTGTCCGGAAGAATCTTCCTCATGGAGAAGCAGATCCTTCTGGCATCCTCCCTGTCTCGGGCAGCCACTACAAGGTGTGGCGTTCCGCGCTCGGCCAGACGATCCTTGTGGAACGCCCTTGCGATAGCGGACGCGAATCCTGTTATCCCGAACATCTCGGGAATGGCCACCACTCCGCCTCCTGCGGACAGGGCGTCTTTCACTACGCCATGCCACACAGCATCAACGCCTTCCAGCGCCTTATCGACATCAGGTTCGGGCATGGGTACGCGCTCGTCCTTGACTGCATCTTCCGGACACAGCCCAATCACGCGTTCGGCAAAACCCGGCATCGTCACCAGGGAGTGATGCTCACGAGAAAGCGTGTAGAGCTCTTCATACTCTCCGCTTCCGTCGGATCCATGCCTGAACCTGCTCAGACCGGACATCAGCTCCTGGCTTGGATATTCAACCACGATGGAGCCTCGTCCGATGCGAATCATGCAAGATTCCACCTTTCGAGCTCTACCTCCGTGAACCCAAGATTCGACATCCTCCTGTTGCAAAGGAACGCAACAAGGTACAGAATGCCGCACACGACAGCCGCACACAACGCGACGGCAAACGCCGTAGTGAACGCAGTGGTGCGCACCACCATAAGCGCAAATGCGAACAATGCCATCGCCGCCTTCATGGCGACAGACGCATAGTACATCGCAGCATCTTTCATACGAAGCGCCCAGTAGGCGCAACTCATCTTCTTGCTCATCGTTTTGTTCCTTTCTTGTTATCCGGTTTGATTGCCGGAAATCTTAAAATTGAAAAGGCCCTCCGGACGAATCCGGAGGGCCGTCGGTTGCAGCCGAGCATTTGTGCGCAACACATTGGAATGCCGCACATAACTTTGCCAAGCCTGCCTGATCGCGCCCTTCCTGGCTACTACATACCAAACCATGCCTGCCGGTCCGGACAATTCCGAGATCCGCCAGACCCAGCCTAACCAAGCCTGCCATGCAGTACCGAGCCTAGTCGAGCATAACCAATCCGATCACAACCTGCCATGCTATACCCCTTTGTGCATGACAATGCCTTGCCCTGACAAACAATGCCAGCCAGACACCACCAATCAGGGCCGGACATGACTCAACCAAGCAACTCATTGCTTCGCCTGCCGCTCCGGTCTGTACCAGACCACTCCGAACCGCTCCGGACATTTCCCTACCTTGCCTGCCACACTCTTCCGTGCCAAACATTTCCGCTCTCTGCCTCTCCAAGCCAATCTTAACCTGCCGTGCCAAACTGCGCTGAACCGGGCCGGTCATAGCCGGACAAAACCGGACATAACCTGCCGAGCCAAGCCATGCAGATCAACTCACGACCGGGCCGATCAGGACCGGACATTGCCTGCCTGGCTATTCATTGCTGATCCCCGCTATTCACCGCCGAACTGGTCAGAACCTAACCGATCCAGCCGGGCAATTCAACGGGCAACTCCACGCAGCTATGCTTTGCATTGCCTGCCGAACCGGACACCACTCTGTAGAGTCATGCCCGTCCATGCCTGCAATGGCGGATTGTGTGATTATTTGTGGGAATCGATTGCTGTCCAGATGTCACTCAGACGCCTGAGGTGCGAATAGCGTTCACGAAGTCCGCGAAGCTGCTCAAGAGCGTCCCTCTCGGCAACAGCCATGAGGTCTTGTCTCTTCGCTACGTCGGAAGCAAGGCGATACGGGTTTTCGCCCCTGCCGCCAAGCCTGTCGGTCGAAAGCCCGATGAACATCGGAACCTCCGTCTTCTTGCCGTTGTCTTCGCACACGACGCGAAACGAGCGGATAAGACGTTGCGCCTGGTCAAGCCGATACTTTTCGGCCGCCACGCCGTCGTTCCACTCGAATGCGCTATGCAGCGGAGACTTCTCGTCGCGAGCCTCGTCAACCACGGCCTGCGGGCGCAACAGTCCCCCGTTGCGCTCCGCAATGGCCTTCAACGCTTCGATCTGCGTCACTTCTTCGACCCTTTCTTCTCAAGCTTCATGACCTCTTCCTTGGTCGAGATCTCGAAGAGACCCCAGCCCATGCCGGCCGAACTCGTGGAGTCGGGACGGCCCTCGCAGATGCCGACCTGCATGCCGACACGCGCAAGAAGGTTGATGATGTCATTCGCACGGAACTGGTCGGCATCGTAGCGGAAGCGCAAACGAGCGCCCCATTCGAGCCACTGGGGACGAACGGAGATGTCGGCGACCTTCTGGATTCCTCCGACGCGCACCATGCTCTCAAGCATCCTCGGCTCGCCGCCGATGATCTTGACCAGAGGAGTGCCCTCGTCGGCATCCCAGCCGTCCTCGAGAATGAAGATCGACAACTTGGCGAGGCTCATCTTGAAGCCTACCAAACGGCAGGCCGAGATGCAGGCGTTCCTGAACGCTGCGGCGGGAATGCCGTCCCATCCCTCAAGGGAAAGGTGGCGTGCGCCGTTGAAGCATTCGGTGAAATCCTTTGCCTCTTTCTTCTTCCCCTTCGCGGCCGTGCTGCCGGCCTCCTGCTTCGCCTTGATGGCCATCTTGGCCTTGTGGCTGAACTTATGAATTACCAAGGGCGAAATGCCCTTGATCCAGATCTCTCCGATCTGCATGTTCGGAGGTGCGATGTGGATCGCTTCCTGCTTGACGTTGGCGCTATCGGCCTTCTTGTTTTCTTTGCCCATTTTGGACTCCTTGTTGTTTTGTTCTTGTTGTTGCCGGAAGCCAACCGGACATTTTCCCGGCACCCGCCGGTGGGCTGAATGAAAATGAAAATCCGCCGGAGTTTTTAAGTCCGGCGGAATGAATGCAGGTTCCCCTACATTATATTATAGCCGTTTTTCGACGGTTATTCAGGCCTGCGTCGTCTGCGATTCGCCTTCCATGAACTTCTGGCAGATCAGGTGGATCGACGACGGATCCGGCGAGTGCAGCATGCTCGAGATGAGCTTCGCCTCGTCGCTCTCCTTCGGGAACCTCGCCTCGATCGCCGATTCGAGCGTCGCAACGCTCTCCTTGCGGTCGACCACCGGCGCCAGATCACGCGCCTTGCTGGAGCGCATCACGATCCTCGCGATGGCGCACGTGTCGTGCACGATGGCGGCGATCCGCTTGTATCCGTCCTCTATCGAATCGTCCGCGATGATCTGGTAGAACGGGCGCTTCACTATCGGCATGTCCGCCGCTTTCTTCGCCTCCTCATCAAGGATGCGCCGAAACTCGTCAAGACCAACCTCGTCGACGATCTCCACGCCGACGACCTGCCTAGTATTTATCGGAACCGGCATCGCCTCCCATGTCTCGGTGTCAAGCACATAGAAGAACTTGTTCTGCGGCTCGTTCGACGACTTCATCTCGGTGGACCCCGGATTCACGTAGAGGACTCCGTTCCACTTCCGGCAGTCGGGGATATGCACATGCCCCATGAGCACGGCCTTCACCCCCAGCTTGTCGAGAAGCGGCGAGAGCTCCCTCACGCCGGTATCCGCGCTTCCTCCGCCGTTCATCTCGGCGAGCGCGAAGTGCATCACGAGGATGTCGGTCTTGAAGCCCTCGTCCACCATCCTCTGAATCTCGGCGACCAAGTCCCTTCCGTTACGGTAGTTGATGCCGCTCATGCGGACGTTGCCGACCTGCGCATAATAGCCTTCCTTCATCGGCTCTACTCCGATGACGTCGAGCCATCCTCCGTTGGAAAGGTCGTGATTGCCGTCGATTCCGTAGACAGGCAATCCTGCGGACTTGATTTCCGCTACGACCCCCTGCGCCGTGAGAACAGACTTCGCGTCCGGACGCGGCGAATCGAACAGGTCGCCGCCTATCACGACAGCGTCCAGATTCAACTCTCCGAGACTGCGCCCGAACTCCATGAATGCGTCGAGGAAGTCCTCGTAGCGCTCCTTCAGCCCATACTGCCGCGTGCCAAGATGCACGTCGCTTACCAAGGCAATTCTTGCCATGTCAGTCCTCCTTGTTGATGATTGCCCCGAGATCGATCCTCGTGTCGAGAAACGGCATGATCGCCTTCTCGTGTGTCGCCATGAGAATCTGCAGGCCCTTGTTCCTCGCGACCTCCCCGACCTTCTGGAGAAGCTCCCCGAGATGCCCGATCGACGCGTCGTCCAGGTACGCCGTAGGCTCGTCCAGGCTGAGAAGCCCGAGCTCGCCGCCGAAGCACATGTAGATCGCCATGCGGAACGCGATGGCCAAGGCCACCTTCTGCCCTCCGGAGAGGAGCGATGCGTCCGGATGCGGATCCGGCATGCTGCGGCCGTCGATGAAGCAGCATCGGAAGCCGAAGCCCTCCTCCTCCGCCTCCACGACGAACGGTGCGCAGAACTGGTCGAGATACGAGTTGACGCACGCGGTCAGCTCCTTCATCACGTTCTGAGACATGATCCGCGGACCTTCCCTGTAGTGGAACCAGTCGCGGGAACGCTTGAGCGTGTCGACCTTCGCCTTGACCTTCTCCTCGAGCTCCTTCTTCTGCACGAGCTCGTCCACGAAGCTCCTCGTCTTCTTGATGGTCTCCTCGGCGGCCTCAAGCTGACCCTTCGTTCCTGCCATGTCGCGCAGGATGCCGTTGTAGGCGTCGAGGTTTGCCCTTGCCTTCCTGAGCGCATTGTCGCAGGATCCTTCGTCTCCGTTCTTCACGGACTCTGGATCGATGCCCAGGCCGACGAGCTTCTCCGCGCAGTCGCGCCGGTTGTTCCCGATGAGGTCGATCTGGGCGGCAAGCTTCGCCACGTTGTCGCGGGCGTCCTTCGCCTGCATCTTCGTGGATTCGATCGCGCTCAGCGACTTCGAGATCTCGGACATGCGGTCATTGATCTCGCCTATCCTGTTCTGGACGTGAACCTGCGTCTTCTGGATGTTCGGAAGGTCGTCAGGCGTCTGGCCCTTGTACGACACGACCTGCGTGAGCACGTCGATCTCGCACCCCTCGACATTTGCGTCTTTCGCCTTCTGCAAGGCGGCAAACGCGATGTCGTACGCGTTCTTCTCCCGCTTCTCCTTCTCGCGTGCGCCCTGCTCCTCGGCCCAGCGCTTGTCATAAGCCATCCGGGCTTCCTTCGCCTTGTCGCATGCAGACTTGGACCTTTCCTCCGCGGCCGAGATCCTCTCCTTGAGGTGCTTCTCGATGTCCTCCTGCGACGCCTGAGCTCCGCAAACTGGACACGTTCCGTCGCTGCTCGCCTCCTTTACGAGGTTGCGCAGAGACCTAAGTTCAGACTCGGCCGAAACCTGCTCAGCTCCAAGACGTTCGACCTCGGCATTGTCGTCCTCGATCTTCGTCTTGTACTTTCCGGTGATGTCGTTGAGCTCTGCCGTGGCGGCGCCGTAGCGCTCGCTTGCGCACGTCAATGCGTCTGCAAGCTCCTTCATCCGAGAGAGGAACCTCACCGACTCCTTGCATTCGTCAAGCTCCTTACGCTTGATGTCGAGCTCCGCGGAAAGTTCGGCATGCTCATTCCTGAGCTTCTGCCACTCATCCTCGGACACTGCCCCCATGCCTGCGAGCTTCGCAAGAGCGCTCTCGTGCTGGGCCTGCGTATCGGCGAGCGCCTGCTCGGCCCTCACATACGCAGCGATCGCCTGCTGTGCGCCGGCGCACTGGTCGACCTCCGCCTCAAGCGATTCCTTGCTCGGAAGCGTCTTGACTGCGTTCTCGTACTTGGCGAGAGCCTCGCGGCACTTCTTCGCGACCGCCTCCTGGTCTGCAAGCTGCTGCCGCGCCCTTGCGATCGCCTCGTCGAATCCCTGAGGCTTGTCATACGCCGCGATCTCGGTACGCAGCGCCTCGTATATCTTCGACGCGTTCCCGATTCCGATGAGCCGCTGGAAAGCGACTTCGCGGTTCTTGGGATCGTCGAAGAGGATCGCGTCGATTCCCTTCTGGGGAACGAACACGATCTGGCGTATCAGTTCCTTGTCGAGACCCGCCTTCTCGCGCAGGGCCTCCTCGACCTTCTTGGCCTGCTTGACCGTCTCGTCGCCCACCTTCAGGACGACGTCTCCGTTTGTCTTCCTGGTTACGACGAACTCGTCGTTCCGCGGTCCGGCCGTGAAGAACAGCCTCACGGATCCTTCCTTCTCGCCCCATGTCGTGAGGTCGGCCTTGGTGAATCCAGGCTGCTCTCCGGTAAGGGCGAACTGTATCGCTCCGATCAGGTTGGACTTGCCGCACCCGTTCGGCCCGAGCACGGCGATCAGATTGCCGCTGAAGTCAACGTCCAGCTGGCGGTGCTGACGGTAGTTCGTCAGCTCAATCCTTTTCAAGTGCATTTCTTCTATTTACTCCATTGACGAAATCTCTGTACGAAGTTCCGTCGTTCATCGTGAAATTGCAGTCGTACCTGCTTTCATGGGGGCATGGACAGCCTGTGTGACAGCAGACCGTCTCGCCCCACTCATTCTCTTCAAGACATGAACAGTTGCACATGTCAGCCTCCTTTCGTTAGTACAGCTTCTTCATGATTTCCTCCTTTCGTTGATATCGACAAACACGTCTTCGTCGTCAAACATATAGAACTTGTCGTATTCCTTGAACCAAATGATGTCGCACCGGTTGTGCTCAACGTTCGTCCTCAGAATGTCTCCTATTTTCAGACCTGGAAATTTATTCTCGGCCTTCTTGGAGATGATGTCCTCCTTGTCGATCTTGCACCCCTTGAAGTAGACCCATCCGGGGTCCATGTACTTCTTCCCCTCCTCGGGATCGGCAACGAACCTTCTGTACGCCACGAAGTTCTCGCTTTTCTTCGCGACGAACCTGGCGGCATCTTCGTCGTCAATCCATTCGCGTCCAGGGCACCTCAGCTCAGTAGCATCCCCGAACATAAGACCCGGCACTATGGCCTCTATGAACCTATGCGCCGGCGGAATGTCTTGCATCCTCATCATGACTTTACTCCTTTCATCATCGCAAACCTGATTGCGAGCGTGAGCTTTTCAGGGTTGCTTCCCTTCGTGACGACCGCAACACCACGTTCGGACAGCGCGTCACGATCGCGTCCGTAAGCACCCAGGCCGCTGTAGTATACGACCGACTGTCCCTCCGGCTTGTCATACGCCATGAGGAGGTCGATGCCCTCCTTGAACCTGCCGTTCCCGATTCCCAGGCCGTCAACCACGACGGCGTCATATCCCTTCAGAACGTTCAGGTCGTCCGGGATCCAGTATAGCTGATCGACCTTGAAGCTTCCGGTCATGAACTTCTCGATGAACGACTTCATCGCCCGGTCGTCGTCGATCACGAGGATCTTTCTCTCCAATGGCTTCTGGATCTTGTCCAGGGTTTCGTTGATGCTCTTGATCTTCCTGTCTAAGATCTTCTCGAAGATCCACGCGAACAGAGAAAATCCAAACATCTGTTTTATCCAAAACATAATACCTCCTTCTTCTTGAAGTTGAAAAAAACCGACCCCCTTCCGGGGGCCGGCGCGGGTCACTCCCATGCGTCCACAAACGCCTCAAGCACCCCGAACAGACCTCCGGCAATGCAGCCGGCCGCCCTGCACAGTCCGCCTCCGATGTCGGATACGTTCCGAGCAAGACCTCTTGCGTTGTGGCCGATTACGTTCACGGCCTCTTCGCAGAGTTCGCTTTCGCTCATTCCGGCCGCAACGTCGTAGTCGAGCAGGCCTCCTGTCGCGCAGAATCTCTGGAGCTTCGGCGGGCGCCTTTCGCGCTCGCTCGGAAGCGCAAGCCTGCGTTCCTTCTTGTGCCTGCCTCTCTTCGTCGATCTTACCGGCCCATAGGCCACTGGAACAATGAAGTTCGAGACCTTGGTTATGTTGGTCACGTTTGTGATGTTTACGTTCGAGTTGTTTGCGTACGACTGGATTTTCAGCCCGCTTCTGTGCCTTCTGTTGCGCATGCCAAGCGCCTTTCTTCTGGATTCACGCGGCATCCCCTTGTGGGGGACTGTCCTTTAGGGCCGCGCTGCATCCGGGAGCTGAGGACAGGCTCCTTCACGGAAGCAGAGTTCCGCGAGGCCGCCACCCGCATTCCATCTTCGCGATGGAGGCTTCCAGCGCCTTTCTCCCGGAAAGGTATTCGTCCCGCGTCCAGAAGGCACCAAATTCACTGCCTTCGATAAGTATGACAACCTCTTCTGGCGAATCAAGCGTCGCCTGGTTCCTTACGTAGGTCTTGACAACCTTGCGGCATCCGATGTCATGACGGCATATGCGCCTGATGCCCTTGTTTGCCGCGAGCGAGACGCACGCCTTGGCCATCACGCCTACGGCTTCAATGTCCTCGAGCGCCTCTTCGCTCGGGCCAATGAAGAAGAAAGACGATCTTACGCCAAGCATAACGGTCTTGCCCTTCTGCCTGCGCAATTCGTCAACAAGCGTCTCCGCGGATCCCATGAGGTTATTATATCATATCCAGAATCAATAGCGAAAGAAAAAGGCCGGTATGTTTCAACCGGCCAGGCACTCAAGATTCATCTGACGACTTTGGATGGACGGGCTTCTTCCTGCCCTGATTCCTTATCGTCAAAAGCTCCCTGAGAAAAACCTCGTCTGAGTAGCTCGGCTTCAGGTGACACCCGACATTGTCCCACCTCTTCGGGACGTACGGGTTCTGCAACTCTTTCGGTATGAAAGTGCGCATGTCAACCTCCTCATCCGCCAGTTATCACCATCAGCAGATACAGGATGATCGCCATCTAGCACCTCCTGTCCGTTGCCGAGAGAACCACGACGTCGCCCTTGTCCGTGCGGCGCACCAGGTCGTACTGATGCTCGCTGCGGCGTACGACGCTGTACTCGGACAGTTCAGGGATCTCCACCTGGACAGGCTCATGGTCTTTCTGGGCGTCCATAGCCTTCCTTTCCGCAACCTGCTCCTCAATGATCTCCGCGGCTTTGTTCATCAGCGTGTTCATCGCGGCCTTGGCGAACGTGTGCTTTCTGGTGTCGTACATCTGCGTGTCGAACGCAAACGACTGCCAGTTCACGACCTTGCCGTCCTTGCTGCCGGACTGGATCGGAACCGCAGAAACCAGCGAGTACGTCCGGAACCACTCGTGCTCCGGCTTTACCGCATTCTTTATCTTCTCTATGATGTTCATAGTTTGTCCTTTCTTGACTTTGTGTTGAACAAATGGTCGTCCCGGCGGGGCTCGAACCCGCACTCCATTAGCTACTCGGGCGCACAGTCGGGGCACGTGTACAGGGAATTTCACCCTGCTCGAACGATACAATTCATGGTCCAGCCATTCGGTTTCCGCTTCATTCAGGTCACGGCGTAGGAAAACTTCGGTCGAACAGACCTGATCAAAACCTCGCTGCTGAATGTGGTACTATCCGAACCGACCACTATATCTCTCGTCGAACCCGATCCTGGCACCCTTTCGCCTAGGACTTTTGTTGCGCACTGCTCTTTCCGTTTCGCCTCAGGATCCACCCCCATGTGGCCCAACGGCCGAGGGATGTCTTCCATTTTGCATCACGGGACGTTAAATCGAATAGGCTGGTTCCCCAATATAAAGGTGCTTGACGTTGATGTCGTACTTTGCTCTCGGGGCCAGGACGCTTCCGGATTGCGGCCTGTTTTACCAGCCATGAAACTCATTTGGAGATGATGCCCTTCTGCTGCATCTCCTCGCGCAGAGCCTCGCACTCAGCGCTGTACTGGTCCGGCGTGATCACAATGAACAGCCAGAACAGTATGATTATCAAAGCAATCGCCAGGATCCCCCCGACGACTTCAAGGGCATTCATCAGAAACTTCTTCATGATCTTCTCCTTCTGTTTGTTGTGGAGGTGCGTGGATGGAATCGAACCATCCGGCATTGCTACAGGTGCGACCTGCCTGCGATGCTACGGGATTCCGCCGCCCGCACCATTGAAATCGAATTGGCGGAGATGCCGGGGATCGAACCCGGAACCTGCGGTTTAGGAAACCGCCGCTCTGTCCAATTGAGCTACACCTCCAAAGACGCGCCGGTCAAGGCGCGACGGTCCGGAATTTTGAATACACCGGACGAAAATCGACATTGGAAAATATTTCATTTTCCGTCACCTTATTATAACCGAAAAAAGGCCATTTTTAAGGCATTTTAAGGCTTTTTTATGAGCTAATTTCAGTTTTTTAGCACCTATTCAGATCTCGCCACCTGGCTGTCATGGAGAAATCCTGCAACGGAAGCCTGAAAAGATATGTCCACCGGTCATGTACGCACACCGGAAGGATGGCTTCATCGCCCTCTACGGCCATCCCGCAGCAGAAGTTTATCTTGCTGATGTCCTGGAAAACGGTGAAATCGTCGCTTATCCTGCACTGCAAAAGAGCCTTGTCGAAGAACGCGAACGCATTTGAGTACACGTTTTTGCGTTTCATGTGCACCAAGGCCACATATCCATCCCGATAGCGCAGAAGAGGCGACGATCCGCGGTACTGGACGAGTCCGCGGCACCTTTGCATTGTCTTTCGGCCCGGATTTGACGTCGAAACGACGTTCAGGGAGTTCAGCATGAGGTCTGACACGAAAATTCCGCGCCCATCCTCTACCGGCATGTAGTTTTTCTCCCTCGCGACCGGAAAAACGCATACTTTGCCGGCATGAAGCAGATTTTCCCTCAGATCGAAGTCGATGGATGCCATCCTGAACCTGTCGCGGCCGAGAGACACCTCAGTACCGCTCGCCTGGATGGAATTTCCGTATTTTAGGAGCCTCAGATCCTCGAACATGGCTAGATTTTCCAGATCGCAGCCTACTTTGCCCAAAAACCTGAAATTTTCGTCCGCCCACAGGAAAAAATAGGCCCTTTTTTCGAGAAAATCTCCAAACCATCCGCCTGGCTCGTCTTTTATCCGGATCTTGTAGTTGAACTGCCTCACTGACATGAGCCAGCGGTCTCCGACCCTGCAAAAAGACATGTTTCCGAGCGGAATCGACTTATCGACTCCCAATTCATCATGGAAATCAAGTTGCCGAGAGGGATATTTCTTCGATATGTCCATTATGTGCCTAATCCTGCAGTCTTGAGAGCCTCTTCTAAGCACGCAGTCCCTCGACTTCAGGAATGCGCTCAACCTAAGCCGGCTTGCATCCTGTCTTTTCGACACATACATTGCCAAACCTACGATTTCTTCGGAATGAGACCCTTGAACGCCTTTACAGCGTCCATTCTGCGGTTCAAAAGCCCTTTCACGACCTTCCCTCCTGATTTCTTGTAGGTCGGAACCTCCTCGAACGCGATCGCGTCCCTGTCGGCCCCAGGCGCGTTCATGCGCCTGTTAAGGGAAGGCGACTTGGCGGCCGAGAGCGTGCCTGTGCCGGCGTTGTAGGCCACGTCGTAGAGTGCTGCAAGCGCACCTGGGCTTAACGAGCGCGTCCACTGAAGGTCCTTGTACATTTTCGAGGCGTTTTGGCGTAGCCTGTTGCGCACAAGGGACGAACTCGCATTCGCGTCGATCGTATCGCCCTTCACGACAGCCCGGAGCTTGCCCGTCTTGGGGTCTGGTATGAACGTATGCCCATGTCCTACGGTCCATTTCTTGCCGATCTTGTCCCAGTAGGCATTCTGTCGGAAGCCTTCGTGCTTCTCAATGAACGGCGCGACGAGCTTCATGGCCTGCTCGGCCCTCTGGGCCACGAGGTCAGGCGATGCCGCCGGCTGTGCAACAGGTTTGGACTGTGCGATTTTGGTCAGGGCTTCGAGGTTCACAAGGACTTCCTTTTATTTTAGAGTGCAGTTCGGATATCTTGCCACCCGCTTCATCGAAAATGAGCCGCAGAGGGGCGTGATGTCGCTTACGAGGCATCCGAGGGTGCGCGTTGGGCTTACATGTCCGTAGGCATAGCATCCACAGCCTATCTGGCCTGTGACATAGCCCTTTATCGTGCCTTCGTTCGGACCGTATCCGGCAAGGGTGATGATGAGTGTGTTGTCAGGCTCGTCTTCGCCGATGTTGTATGAGGGGTCGAGGTCGAGGCTGAACCTGATGTTGGTGTTCTTGAACACGCCGGTCTTGTTGCTGCCGATGTACCGCCACATGACGTCCTCGGCCGCGGTATCTCCGTACGTCACGCACTTGCCGGAGACCTTGTGTGTTTTGTTGACGACGTCGTAGACCTCGATGATCGGCTCGGTCTGGTCCTTGCCGAGCGCCTTGTCGACGTAGACATAGGCAACGATCTTCTGGGACTGCACCTTGCGGTAGCCCTTGGATTTCATGTTGTCGTACACACGAGGAACCTTGAGGTTCATCGTGAGCTTGTAGGCGACTACTTCCGCGCCGGCCGCGAAGGCGAAAGCGGATATCAAGGCCGCCATGGCGATCTTGAGTTTCGTTCTCATGCCATTATCATATCATTTCTGGCGAGAGGACGCATTCCCCTTTACGAGGTCGAGGGCCTTTCCGAGGAAGATGACGCCGACGAAGAACGTGAAGTACCCGCACATGTCGTGGACAATTCCCGTTCCGATCTCATACGACATGGCTGAGGCCACGACGATGATTGCGATTCGCAGGACGTTCTGGGCGATCGCGAGCGCGGCTCCGCAGAGGAGGACGAGGCAGAACCTATGTGGCCTGAGCCTGTTCAGGACCGCCAATGCAATGGCTAGGCAGAGCATCGACACCATGCTGTTGATGCCTATGCACTCCTTCGTGACGTTCAGGGCGTGTCCGCAGAACCTTATCGTGAATATCGGTTCCATGACGCTTACGATAGATGCTTGGCAAGCTCACGGTCGAGGCTTCCGTCGGATATGTATTTCTCGGCGTCATTGCGTGTGAAGCCAGGATTGCGCCTCATGATGACGCGCAGCAGGCGATCGTGGCATGACAGGGCGGCCTTCTTCTCAAGCTTCTTGGCCATTCCGAGCACGGCCTTGCGGGCCTTTTCGGACGGCTTGGGAAGAGCGTCCGGCCAGCCTCCGAGGATCTTGCCCGTGTTCTGCTCCACCGACACCGCACGGTCGTCGAACAGCGCGACCATCGAAGCGTCCTTGACGTACGTGACCTCCGGAGTGAAGCCGAGGTTCTTCTGGCACCACTCCTCGACATACGCCCTGGCCTTGGCGCTGTCGTTCTCTCCGTCTCTCGGCGCGACTCTGGCCGTGAGGATCTTGATCTTCTTTCCGAGCCAGTGGAGGAGCTTTGCCATGATCACCTGCGACTCCACCGGTTCTCCGATGTGGTCTATGCCCTTCCACCCGTCGTACTTGGCGAGAGTGCCGTCGAGATCGAACCCGATCCACTCCTCTTCGTTGCTTCCATGCGTGTCGTTCTTCATTTTTTCTCCTTTTATGAGCCGGCTGGGCTCGATGAACTTTACGGACTTGAGCTATCGGCGCCCAACGTCTTCAGAACAGACCATTCGGATCCCGTGCCCTTGTATGGCGTCATGTTTGACACCTCGGAACCAGGCGGCAGGTATAGTGTGCCGTTCGGGGCTACTTCATTTGCCCAGTTAGAGTAGGTGGCCGCGTCTGGGTCTGCCATGAACATGAGCGCTATCTCGCCAAGGTTTGTGCATCCGTTGAACATTCCATTCATGGCGCCGCTTGCCGACGTCTCTGCGGCGATGAATACGACAAGCTGTCCTGTTCCGAGATTCTCGCATCTGTTGAACATGTTTTCATAGCAGTTGTTCTCAAGGGATTTCGCAGGAAGCGACGGGGCATCCGCGATGGCCGTAGACCAGAACATGCCATAGTAGCAGTATTTCGCAAGCACAAGCGCCGGCAGCTCCGGTGCGACACGAAGGCTCTCGCATCCGAAGAACATATTGTAGAAACATCTTTCTCCAAGCGGTATGTTCTCCGCCGGCATTGTCGGAACGAGTGCGTACGGATCCGAACTGCCGTCGTCCGCTCCAAGGCTTTTACAATTATAGAACATCGAGTAGCAGCAACTCGATCCAACGGATTCGACCCTGCTGAAGTCTATTCCTCCGGCAGACGAGATGTTGTAGCAGCTGTAGAACATGTACTCGCAGCAGCTTTCGCCCAGGACCACAGGACTGATCGACGGAGCGATTTCAAGACCGTAGTACCCCGATATTCCGGTGGTGACGTAGCATTCGGAACCGCATCCATAGAACATGTATTGGAATGCCCGTTCGGCGATGACGTCGCATTCGGGCATTGCCGGCGGCGTCTTGAGGCTTTCGCAATCCCTGAACATGCTCTCACAGCACAACTTCGGCGCCTCTGACAGATGCGACAGGTCTACACTTCCTGCGTCGGTCATGTTGCGGCACTCCCTGAACATCTCTGCGAAGCATTGCTCTCCGGCGTTAGTCACGCTGATCGAAGGAGCCGCCTCAAGGCCTGAGTACTCCTTGAGGCAGTTGCTGTCCGGGATGCTGACGACGAACTCATTGCTTCGGATGTTGGTCTCCTCGAAATGGAACGCATGGAACTTTCCGCCTTCGCACGTGACGGTGGCCGCATTGCCTTCTTCGTCTATGATTGAAGCACCATATATCTCGACCGTGAATCCAAATGCGTCTCCCACCCCGACAATCAGCCAGAACGACCTCCTGTACGGAAGGTCTTCAAGATGGAACGGGAAGACTTCTCCGTTTCCTGTGATCAGGTTCACCTTTCCGTTTTCTATTTCTGTGACGTTGTTATGGGACCACGCATACGTCGTCTGCCTGTTGGTGTACGACCCGGTCTGGTAGAACATCTGGTAGCAGCACTTCTTGCCCATTGTCGTCGCAGAGATCGACCTTCCAGACGCATTCTCCATTCCCGTGCATCCGTAGTACATCTGGTAGCAGCACTCTTCGCCCATGGTATCGGCCGACATGGACGACGGATACCTGAGCGAAGTGCAGAGGGAGAACATCTGATAGCAGCATCTGTCGCCCAATAACGCTCCGGATATCGAAGGGCCGGAGGTAAGGCTTGAACATTTCAGGAACATCTGGTACAAGCACTCGTCGGCTATGTCGCCCGATGTCGAGAGACTTACGCTCGAGGCGGATGTCAATCCCGTACATCCGTAGAACATCTGGTAGAATCCGCGTTCCGCCGTCTTGGATATGGATATCGCCGGCGCCGTGGACAGAGACGTGCATTCGGCGAACATCTCCTTGCAGCATTCGTATGCCATCGACGGGATTCCGGACAGATGGACGTAGCTTACGTCCGTGAGACGTTCGCACCTGTAGAACATCCTTGAATAGCAAGATTCGTACAGGGCTTTGCCGCTTGGCAGGATGGGTGCATGCGTAAGGTAGGAACATCCAAGGAACATCATCTCGAAGCAGCGGTCGGCAAGCGCCGTTATGCTAGACGCTGTTCCGGATGCCGGCAGGAGCGACCTCATATACTTGAAGTTCTCGTTTGTGCATTTCGCAAACATCTCGTAGCAGCACTTGTGAGCCATCTTCTTGGCCGACAGCCTTATCGCGACATGTGTGCTGTCCGGGCTGGTTATTCCAGTGCAGCCGTAGAACATGTACTGGTAGCATCCCTCCTCCATTTCCTCTGCCGGGAGGCTGTAATTGGAAAGATTGATCGATGTGCAGCGGTAGAACATCGAATCGTAGCACTTCTTCGCAAGCGTAGTGCGTGGAAGCGATGGCACGGACTGAAGCGACGTACATCCCGAGAACATCGACTGGTAGCACCCCTCGGCAAGCGGAACTCCGGCCCCAGGAAGCACGGGTGGCGTCTCCAGACCTGCGCAGTTCGCGAACATTCCGCTGAAGCACTGAACGGACATCGCCGTTATTCTCGTCGAAGACCCGCTTTTCGGAAGGACGTTCGCGGCGGTCGTGATTCCGGTGCACCCAAGGAACATGTTGCAGTAGCAGCGCGGAGCCTCGGAGAGGTCCGTTGCCGGAAGGTTATGGATGCTAGACACGGAGGTGCAGTTTGCAAACATCTCCTCGTAGCACGACGTAGCAAGCGTTTTCGAAGGAAGGATTGGCACATTGGATATCCCGGTACACTCTCCGAACATGCCGAAGAAGCACGACGGAGCCAATGCGACATCTGGGAACGACGGAAGATTGTCCACAGAGTCGCTCCTCACGAGAGACTCGCACCCGCGGAACATCTCGTAGCAGCACGAATCGGCAAGCACGGTCACGCTTGAGAGCGCGAACGGAGTCGCGTCGGACAGCGATGTGCATCCGTAGAACATCTGAGCATAGCATGAATCCGACAGGACCGTGGCCTCAAGAGACGGGATCGTCTGCAGGCTCTCGCACATGTAGAACATCGCCTGAAAGCACGACGGAACGAGCGCAACTTCGCTTGACGGCATGACAGGCGGAGTCGTAAGCGACGTACACCCGGAGAACATCTCGTAGCAGCACGAATCTGCAAGCTCGTCGACGCGAAGATCCACAGATCCTGCATTCTGCAAGCTCACGCAGTCCATGAACATCTGCGTGAAGCACTGGTCGGCCACGGAGGCGACTTTCATTCCAGGAGCCGTCGAGAGCCCGACAAAGACCTCCTCGCCATCCTCTTCGTACGAATATCCGCATCCGGCGAACATCTGGTCGAAGCAAAGCTTCGCCATGGAATGCGTGCCGGCATTCGGAAGCAGCGGGGGCGCAGAAAGCTTCTCGCATCCATAGAACATCTGCTCGCAGCAGCTTTCGGCCATGTCTACTCGCAGGTTCACCCCAGATGCGTCTGACAGGTTGAAGCAGTTTCTGAACATTCCGACCATGCAGTTGGAAGCCATGGACGAAACGGTTATGGAAGGCGCTGTGGCCAATCCGGAATATGTCCGTTCAGATCCTTCTCCGTTCCTCTCTCCGCACCCCTCGAACATCGACATGCAGCAGGAATCCGACATCTCTCCGAACGACATCGGCTGGACGCTCGATATGCTCTTGCAGCCTCGGAACATGTTATTGAAGCACATTGACCCCGACGATCCGACCGTGATCGATCCGACGGACGACAGACTCGAACAGCCAAAGAACATCTGTGCGCAGCTTGACGGTCCGACAGTTGTCGCGGATATCGATCCTGAAGACGTGATTCCGGTACAGTCGCTGAACATGCTATAGCAGCATCTCTCGCCCATTGTAGAGGCGCTGATGGCTGGAGAGGATTTCAGTCCATGGCAGCCGCTGAACATGTTGATGTAGCAGTATGGCGCGAGATCGGATGCGGACGGCAACGCTCCGCTTGCTATCCCGTCCACGCCAGACTGCGTTCCGAGTCCGGTGCATCTGCTGAACATCGAATAACAGCAATACTGGCCGAGTGCAGTCGCCTTGATCCTGCCGGCCGCCAACGTCTTGAGGCCCGTGCATCCCTCAAACATGCTGCTGTAGCAGTATGTGGCGCTTGATATGTTTGTGGCCTTCAGGACCGGTATGTCGGAAAGACCCGTGCATCCGTAGAACATTTGCTTGTAGCATCCGACAGCAAGGGAGGTTGCCGGAAGGGCGTCGCTCGCAACTCCTGCCACGCCAGACTGCGTTCCGAGGCCTGTGCATCCGTAGAACATGCCTAAGTAGCATTCGTATCCGAGCCTTGTGGCTCTCAGCCTTCTGGAGGGAACAGTCTTGAGCGCAACGCATCCTTTGAACATGCACTGGTAGCACCTGTCTGCAGACGAAATGTCCGTCGCCGGAAGGTTCGGGACGACATTCAGTTTCGTGCATCCCTCAAACATGCTGCAGTAGCATTCGACGGCGCCAGACATATTTGTGGCAGGCAGGGCGTTTGCCGCAATTCCGTCGACTCCCGACGTTCCGCCTAGGCCCGTGCAGTCTTGGAACATTCCATAGCAGCAGTAAGGCCCCATCGTCGTGGCCTTGATCTTGTTTGCGGGAACGGAGCTCAGTCCTGAGCATCCACTGAACATCTCCCTGTAGCAGTTTGCCGCGGAAGATATGTTCGTGGCCGGGAGCTCGGGAATCTCCGTTAGACCAGAGCATCCACTGAACATGCCGTAATAGCATGATTGCACAACAGACGTGGACGGAAGCGACATCGAGGCGGATGTCGTATCCGCCGACCGCGACGCATACACATGATACTCGAAGTCGAACGAAGTAGATGTCCTCACGCCGTCATAGCCATCTACTCTCACCTGAGTGTTTTTTATTCTGAGAACTGTTGGAGTGCCTGACGACGGAACCTCAATCAGCGCCATGTCTACATACTCGGCCTGCCTCAGGTAGTCTGGATAGTCCTCGTTGTCTGCGTATGGTTTGTAGGACTTGTTTTTTGCGACTGCGTATACGCATCCGGACGGAGGCTCCTTGTCGAACGTGAAGTATCCGTTGTACCAGGACGTGTCGTAGGCCGTGGCCGTCACGGTGCGCGACCCCGTGAAGCTCACGGTTGTTGAATTTCTGGTTCCTGTTCCTGTTGCCACAACCGAAGTGATTCCGTTGTTCTTGTTCACGTCGATGAGGCGGCAGCTGATGTTCCCGCGCCAGTCCGGTGCGCCGTTTACGACTGCGTACAAGTGTCCGTCCGGAGGCTCGGGACTGAACGTCCATGACTGGGAATCCAGCTGCGCGAAGTATGTGTGGAACGTAGCTTGCACGTCGTAATACATGTTTCCGAACGACGCGGAAGACGAACCGCTTGCAACATTATTGCTGCTTACCGCCTCATATTCTTCGAGGACCCTTTCATAGTCCCACTCGGTCCAGTCCGTGTCCGCACCTTCCGGAACCTTCAGAAGCGAAAGATGGTCGTCGTCCCCATAGACATATCCGGCCGGAGCCTTTGCGACAGCGTATTTATATCCAGACGGAAGGTCTCCGTATGGAGAAGTCCAGCTGAATGTCCACGATCCAAGGCCGCTCACGAAACTGGAGATGCCGGAGCAGCCGGCGAACATTTCGCGATAGCACGACTCCGCAAGCGTCGCATCGGGGAGCTGGTATGCCTTTGTGATCGACGAACATCCCTTGAACATGTATTCATAGCACGACGGAGCGAGCGTAGTGGACCTGAACCTGGGAGCCTCGGTTATGGAGGTGCACCCGTTGAACATCCCGCTGCAGCAGTATTCCGCAATAACGCCGTCCGATGTTCCCAAGGCATAGATGGGATATACGGTAGCGATGCTCACGCATCCTGAGAACATGTCTTTGTAGCACGACTTGGCAAGAGTTGTGGCAGGAAGCGAAATCGACCTTGATAGGCTCGTGCATCCATAGAACATGGCTTCATAGCAGCTCTCGGCAAGAACCGTAGATGTCAGACGAAAACCGTAGAATCTTTCCAGATTCAGACTTGTGCATCCATAGAACATTCCCTTGTAGCACGCCTTCGCCATGTCGGCATTGTAAGACCACCCATCGTAGAATATACCCTCGAGCCCTGTGCATCCATTGTACATTCCCTCGAAGCATCCTTCGGCAAGCGTGGAAGGCGTAGGGAACATGATATCTTTTATTCCGGCACATCCGCTGAACATGTAGGAACAGCACTGATTCGCCATTGTCGAAGATCCTACATCGACGTACAGAAGGCTTGCGCAGCCGTCGAACATGTGCGTGAAGCAATACGGCTGGAGAGTTGCCGTCGTAATCGAGTTTGGCGTGCCGGAAAGTTTCACGCATCCGCGGAACATATGCGCACAGCACCGCGATGCAAGCGTGGAGTTCTGTGTGACGAGAGCTGTCACGCCGCGCATCGTCACCAGACCTGTGCATCCGTAGAACATGTTCTCGTAGCACGAATCGCTCAACGTGGTGGCAGGGAGCGCGGCGGATGCCTTCAGGCTTGTGCAGTCTTGGAACATGGACTTGTAGCACGCCTCGGCGAGCGCCATTGCCGGCAACGCGTTCTCCTCAAGACCTTCTACGTTCTCGTCGCTCCCAAGGCCCGTGCATCTATAGAACATCTCCTCGCAGCAATGCGGACCCATCTTAGTCGCCTTGATGGTCCCTTCCGGAATGCCATTCAGGCCCGTGCATCCGTAGAACATGCCCTTATAGCATCCATCCGCTCCGGACAGGTCCTTTGCGCAAAGAGCAGGGACATTCTCCATAGCAACGCATCCGTCGAACATGTGCGTGCAACAGTACTGGGCCATTGAAGCGTTCTCGTCGGACAGCGAGACGATGCCGCTCACGTCGTTGAGGGACGTGCATCCGTAGAACATGTACGCGCAGCAGTATTTCTCGAGCGTGGTCGCGCTTACGGAAGGAGCGGACGTCATCGCGGTGCATCCGGCGAACATGTACCCGAAGCAGTATTCGCCAAGCGTAGTGGCGTCTATGGATGGAGCCGCTCCGAGAAGTATGCAGTTGTAGAACATCCCGTAGCATGCGCCGTACCCGATCGTTCCGCCGTCGTCGAACGCAGCTATCTCCCCCACGGTCACGAGAGCCGAACACCCGTTGAACATGCACTTGCAGCTCGACTCCTCCAGGCTGGTGGCGTCTATCGCCGGCGACGTCTCAAGCGCGGTGCATCCGCTGAACATGTACGAATAGCATCCGAGCGCGAGCGACGAGGATCCGAGGCGCGAGACGTTCTTGAGATTCCTGCATCCGGCGAACATGTACGAGCAGCATGCCTCCGCCATCGCCACCGACGGAACGGAAGGGGCCGTCACGAGGCTCGAACACCCGTTGAACATCTTGTAGAAGCACCTCGGCGCAAGAGTGGTGGCAGATATGCTTGTGGCCGTCGTAAGTCCAGAGCACCCGGAAAACATGTACGCGCAGCACGATTCGGCCATTTCGGATGCCGCGACGTTAGGCGTGGTTCCAAGCGACGTGCAGTCCTGGAACATGCCGTAGAAGCATTCCAATGCACATGTCGAAACAGACGAGAAAAGGCCCGATCCGAAAATAGTCAAGGACGTGCATCCGGAGAACATCTCACGGCAGCACCCTTCATCCATGCCGGCAGGAAGCGCGAACCCGGATATGGAAGTCATGCCAGAGCATCCGGAGAACATATTCGCGTAGCATCCGCTCTTGAGCGTTTTTCCGGATGGCAGAGACGGCATGCTAGGGATCGATGTCAGCCCAGAGCATCCGCTGAACATCTCATTGAAGCAGTCCGCTGCGAGGTCCGTCACGCTTCCGATAGAGAACTGGTTCGTTCCGTTCCTCGTAAGGCTCAAACACCCGCTGAACATTCCACCAAAGCATCCGTCTGCCATTTCCTGCGGAACGAACCCCCTTGCAGTCGTGAGGCTCGTGCATCCTGCGAACATGTACGAGTAGCAGTTTGCGGCCAACGCAAACCCTGAAACGCCGCTTCCGGGGAGGATTGGAGATGTCACGATCGCCGAGCATTCGCTGAACATGCTCTGGAAGCACTCGGACTCCAACGAGGTGACGGAAGTGAACAGGTTTCCGTTTATTCCGCCAGAAAGAAGCATGGAGCACCCGCTGAACATGTTCCGGCAGCAGGCAAACTTCATGTCTCCGTAAAGCCTGAAGTTCGTGGCGTCGGTGAGCCCGGAGCAGAACGAGAACATTCCGTCGTAGCAGCAGTCCTGAAGCTCCACCCCTGATCCCGGCATCGTCGGAACCGTCGACATCCCGGAGCCGGAAAACATCTCCGAGAAGCAAGATTCCGCGAGAGTCGACACGCCGCCAAACCCGAATCCGCTGCCGAAGCTCGAGTTCGTGATTCCGGCGCATCCGCTGAACATACCGTAGAAGCAGCCCGTCTTCATCTCGGACGGAACATAGAAACCGGTGACGGACGCAATGGCGCAGTTGCGGAACATTCCCTCGTAGCATCCGTTCTTCAGCGCAGACAGCGAGGGAAGCGCAGCCGTTCCTGACATCAGGACGCATCCGTCGAACATGTACGAACAGCACGAATCTGCCAATGTCGTAACGTGAGAAAGCGACGGCGCGGCAGTCAGGTGGTCGCAGTCAAGGAACATTTCATGGTAGCAGCCCGTCTTCAGGATTTCTGCAGGCAGAGAAGGGGCCGACGTCATCCTGTCGCATCCGGCGAACAGGTTTGCGAAGCAGTATTCCGACGGTATCTCGGTCTTGTCGGCGAAAGACCTGTAGAGCAGCGACATGATGTTGCCGCCGCAGGCGCATTTGGCGAACAGATCCTCCAGGAACAGATCGCCTTCTTCGCTCGGGCTTTCGATCTTGAAACACCTGTAGTTGCCGTCGTCAACGCTGAAACCGGTGTTTCCGTAATATCCAGAGCGAAGATACAGCCTAGTTCCGACGGGTATCGTCACCGCCGTGCCGTCCACCGGGAACGACGACCAATTCCCGGACCCGGTAGTCGACTTCTCAAGCGTTACAGAAGGAAGACCGTTGCCATGGCTTTCAAGACATACTGTGATATCTGCTCCGGTAGCCTCAAGATAGAATGGTGTCGTATCCGCCATTTAGCTCCTCCCGTCAAATCCTGAAGCCTCCGCCCAGCCCGCGTGATGCGAGTCGGGCGGAGGCTTCACATTCCTGGTCTCGCCCAGGCTACTTCATCCAGTTTTCGATCGCGTCCTTGACGGATCCAATGATCTTCTCGATCTCCTCCTTGGTCAGGCTGCCATCCTCGAGAGCGTCGGGGATTGTCTGTATGGCCGCCTTCAGACGGAGATAGTCGTTCGCCCATATCGCAGGGCAGTACTTCTCGTACTTGGTGAGGTACTTCAGGATCGTGAGCGCGAACTCGCGAACCTTCTGCACGTTGCCGGCCACGCCCTCCCTGTTGAGGAAGTCGTTGAGAAGCTTGAGCAGGTAGTCAGTGGCAGACTCGAATCCGCCGAACATGAACTTCACGCCAAGCACGATCTTGTTCCACAGTCCCATGGTCTTTCCTTTCTTTGGGTTTCTTGACATGTCCTATATTATATCAAATTGAACTACCGGTAGAACTCCGCCAGCAGTCCTATGCACCGGCTGTCCCTGAGCTTCTCGATCGCCGACATCTCGATCTGGCGTATCCTCTCCCTCGTGACGTTGAACAGGAGCCCGACCTCGTCAAGCGTCCTCGGAACGCCGTCTGAAAGTCCGTATCTCGACTCCATCACGATCCTCTCGCGCTCCGTTAGCCCCTTCAGCACCTCGGCAACCCGCTCCTTCAGAAGGTTCCTGTCGCACACGTCCGCCTGGTTCTCCGTCTTGTCGTCCGCGATGAAGTCTCCGTACGTGGCGCTTTCGTCGTCTCCGATCTTGCAGTCAAGCGACACGGTGTGCTGAGACATCTTGCGGAGCTCCGACACCCTGTCGGCCGTGACGTTCGCCGAATCGCCAGACTTCCCCATTCCGACCAGCTTTGACGTTATCTCGTCCGCCACCTCCGCATCGGTCGCCTTTCGACCAAGCCTGTCCATCAGCTTCCTGTCGGCCCTTTTCATCATGTCCATCTGCTCGATGACATGGACGGGTATCCGGATGGTCCTTGCCTGGTTCTCGATCGCCCTCGTTATCGCCTGACGTATCCACCAGATCGCGTAGGTGGAGAACTTGTGCCCCCTGCGGTAGCTGAACTTCCTCACGGCGTTCATGAGGCCGAGATTCCCCTCCTGCACGAGGTCGAGGAACGAAATCCCGCGGTTGACGTACTTTTTGGCCACGAACACGACGAGGCGCTGGTTTGCCTCTATGATGCGCGTCCTGGCGGCGTTTCCCTCGTCGATCGCCCTCCGCAGCTCCGAGAAGCATGATCGGAAGTCGTCAGGCGTCATCCCGAACGTCGCTTCCATCTTTCTGACTTCGTCGGATTCCGAAGAGTCCTTTACGAGTTTCAGGTATGGTAGGTAGATGGTCTCGTGGGCGGTGTCGCAGAGCTTCTCAAGGACGTCGTGGCGGAACGACAGCTCGTCGAAGCACCGGCGGAGTTCCGCCCTGGCTCCGAACACGTCTCCGCCGGCGGCAAACTCCCTGGCGAGGCGATCGCGGGCGGACTCAACCTTTCCGCGGAAGGTTGGGATTAGGGCGATGTAGGCGTTTCGCTTGCCGCTGAAGGCGCCGCCGACTATGTGGTCGAAACGCTCGCTCCTTTCGTCCAGACGGTCGAGCACCTTGAGGTACATTTCCGGTGCGAAGAGGAATTTGTTGAAGAGGTCGCGTGCGCATATCTCGGAGTCGCAGATGATGCGGAACGCGTCCGACTCCTCGTCCTTCGTGAGAAGCTTCACCTGCCCGACGTGCCTGAGGTACGAACCCACAAGCGTCTCAGGCCCCCTTTCGCGCCTTGACTTCGGAGACCGTATGTCGGACGGAACGTCGACAACCTCGATCCCAACAGCCCTCAGAACGTCTATGTACCGACACGACACCGTGCTGGCCGGAACTCCTCCCGGCAAGGCCGAAAGAAGCTCTGCGTAGGCAATCCTGCCTCCGTTTTCGCAGCTTCGACGCCTAAGATCGTCGAGCATGCGTGCGAACATGTTCGCGCTATCGCTGTTCAGGCATGATACAGACACTGAAACTCCCAAAGAAATTTCAATATATTGTATCACGGACTTATGTAAAAGTCAATGGGCTACATGTTCAAATCGTCTTTCAGGTTTTATGGATCTCGGGCGTTCTCAATCTTCAAGAAGCCACTTGTTCATCGTCTCGTCGAACGCCTTCTTGAGGCTCGATACATCCTCTCCTCGCTCGGCACGCATCTTCGCCACGCGGAGAATCCACCACATCTTGGATCCGCCTTTTGCATGGAACTTCTCGTACCATTCGGTCTGTATCTTGGCAAGCTCAACCGGCGAGCAGTTCTTGACGGTCGCCCTGACAAGCTCTGCATACATCGCAGCTGCTATGTACGGAACCTGGGCATCAGTCGCCTTTTCGAGAGCAACAGCGAGAAGATCCGGGAGCTTAGAGAACTCCATCTTCGCAAGGGCGGCATCGAAAACGGCAGGAACGTCCACCGGATTCACCTTGGCCAGTACCGCGGCGAAGACGTCCGGCACGTCGACAGGATCTGTTTTCGCAAGCGCAACCTGTGCGATGTACGGAACCTGCGCCTCGGTGGCCTTCTCGAGGGCAACCGCAAGTAGAGCCGGCACTTCAGACGATGCCGCCACCGCAAGCTCCGCCGCGAACGCCGCTACGACCTTGGACTTTACAGGGTCGGCCTCCTTTACCGGCTCTACGTCCTTTACCTCGAATGCAGCAGGCTTTGCAGGCTTCACCTCCGACACCGATGCCTTGTAGGACACCGGTGACGAAAGTTCCACCTTCACCCTTTCCTGCTTTCCGTCCTCGACCCATCCAAACTCAGGATCGAGGCGCATTCCGTCCTGCCCGAGGCACAAAAACGCAAGAGAGGACGCAAAAGCTATGACGTAAGTGCGCATCTCGATCCCCGGACTAGTTGTTGAACTTCTTCACGAAGTCGTTGTAGGCATCGACTCCAAGATGCGAGCGAAGGATAAACCGGTTCGCCGCGTCGAAATTGATATCCCCGTAGAAGATGTCGTCCTTGAACTTCGCGAGCTCTTCGTCAGACATCCACTTGACGTCAATCCACCTGTAGTCAGGAAACCACTTCGACAGCCACTCCCTGACGCCGGCCATCTTTGGCGCGTTGAGGGCGGACGAAAGCTCGTCGACCGCGTCCTGAACGTGATTCACCCCGTCCTTCACCACGATAGGCACGCCGCGTTCGCGAAGCTTGCGACGGATATGCCTTGGCGCTTCACGCAAAACCATCGAAGCTGCGCGGTCGACACCGCCGTAACCGAAATATCCGTTTCTCTTCGTTCCGCATTCGGCAAGGACGTTTATGTACGCGCATATGTCAACAAGTGTACTCTTGTTTTCGATTGCCTTTCGGGTATACTGCACGAACGCAGGGAACTCTTTAAGAAGAGCACCTTCACGGTGCGTGACGAGAAACTTCTCAGTGCTCTTCGGGGCGTTCTTGAACATAATCGCGCTCAACAAAATTCCCGCGTCAGCAAACTTCGCGTCGTACTCAGGGGCGAGCTCCAATCCTGGCGCCGGGCCCCAATGTCGGAATATCGATCCATATACATGTGACGCTATGGACTTGCCGGCAACGAGATTCGTCTTGGAGACTTCAAGGGCATAGTCTGCCACAGCCTTGATCTCGTCCACCTTGAGCGTATACTGCCATTCGCTGCGGACATTGTAATCTGCCCCGGACGGATAGCCTGCCAGGATCTCCTGCGCCGTCTTAGCGTCCTGGGCGAACGCCGAACATGCCGCTGCGATCGCTAAAATAACTGCCTTGAATTTCATTGCTTCATCCTGTTCTTCTGAATTTACTTGTTGTACTTCTTGATGAACTCGTTGTACCCGTCGAGACCGAGGTTGGCCCTGAGCACGCTCTGGACTCTCCAGTTGAAGTCGGTCTGACCGTAGAACACGTCATCCATGAGCTTCTTGAGATCCTCCTCCGACATCCACGAAGGCTCGATCCAGACATGGTCCGGATACCATTTCGCAACCCATTCCTTGAGGCCCTGCATGCGAGGACTGTTGAACGCAGCGGAGAGCTCGTCCATGGCGTCCTGCACGGGATTCTTGCCGTCAGCCCCGACAAGGAACGATCCGCCCTTTTCGCGGATGAGCTTCTTCAGCGCCTTCGGAGCGGACGAAAGGATGAGCTTTGAATAACGGTCGAAATTGCCGTTGTACCACAGAACGCCTCCGACATCCGCATAGCTTTCAGCGAATACCGTGATATGCTGCAGCAGGCTTGCCGACACAAAAGCCCCCCTAACTGCCCTGCAAACCTCAGCCGTAACAGGACGCTTCTCCCCGATGATCTCGACATACTTCAGCGTACACTTTGGCATGCATTCAAAACCTCTCTTGCCGCCAAAGTATAATTTAGGCAGTTTTGTGGCGGCATACTTGCCGTCGTACTCATTGAGCAGGGATTCGCAGTTCTTCCTCTTGCCCAAAACCATGTTGACGAACGCAGAGGGGAGAAGCCTCTTGTTGGAGGCGATTTCGAGATCTGCGATCTGACGCCACTCGTCGGTCGTGACGTTGTCCAGAAAAGCCTCGATCTGGTCCTTGTCGACGGACTTGAACTCCGCAAACACCTCTTCCGCGGTCCTGGCGTAGGACAGCGAGCAGAGCATGGCGCACGCAATGGCAATAAGCTTATTCATTTTCATCTCCTTTGTTTGTCGTTCTGTGGTTTGGTTTACTTGACAGTGCCGTTGTACAGCCTGACGAAGTCGTTGTAGGCCTCAATTCCAAGATGGGCTTCGAGCTTCACCTTGTAATCGGACCTGAAATCCTTTTCTCCGTAGAATACGTCGTCCTTCAGCTTCTGGATATCGGCATCTGACATCCAGTTCGGCTCAACCCACTCGTAGTCCGCGAACCACTTCGCGATCCACTGCCTTAGCCCGGACATCTTGGGCGCGTTGAGGGCCGATGAAAACTCGTCTATCGCATCCTGGACCGGATTCTTTCCGTCAGACCCAACGACAAAGCTGACGCCCTGCTCCCTCATGCGCCTCTTCACGGCTTTCGCCGCCATCGAGACAAGCCTCTCCTTGGATTTGCCTCCCATGTAGTATCCCAAGCCTCCGTTGCACGAGTGCTCTGCGACGACATTGACGGCCTCGGGGAATGTGGCGACGCTCCAGATCATTCCGGACTTGTGTTTTCTCACTGTACGGACCGTCACAGGATACTTGGCAAGCCAGTCGACTTTAGGATTTTCCATCGACAGCATTTTCTCGCTTGTTCGAGGTATCGTGTCGTAGGTCCTCAGAGGATTGACATCGTATCCGTCAATGGCGAGCAGCTTCGCGTCGACCTCCTCGCTCAGATCCGAACACTGGTTGCGAAGCCAGTTGCCGAGGATGTCGAACGGATAAACCATGGCTCCGTTGTTGCCTGACCTTACACGTTCGATCGCTCTGTCTATAACGGACTTCATCTCGTCCTTGGAGAGAGACTTCGCAAACTCCTGCAGTTCCCTGATAGTTCCGGGATAGCCATCCCGCAACTCCTTTCCCCTTGCGACTATCTCGTCTGCCGTTCTGGCGGCAAAGGCGCTGATACACATGGCTGACGACACGAGAGCCATTATGACTACCATCTTTTTCATGATGTTCCTTTCCTTTGATTTTTCTGTCTCACCATTATACCATAAAATCACTGCACAGCCCAATTCGGGAGTTCAGAGAACCAGCGCACAGGAGCTATCGGGTGCCACAGGGTCTTCGTCGACCCATCCTCGTGCTCTGCATCGTTGTTCATGTTCCTCAGATAGCACCACATGAGGTCCTCGTTGTCCTCCCTGAGCCAGTCGCCTGGGTGTTTTACAATGCAGGATGAGTCGACGAGCACCACGACGTTCCTGAGCTCATACCCCCAGTCGATCGTGTTCCCTATCTTGGTATACGCACGGACGTCCCACGAGCTTCCGTATCCCGTTCCAACGTACATCTTCATCTTGTCCCAGTTGTTCCCGTCTTCGGACCCCTTGTCCGCCACTTCGCTCTGGGAGTAGAACTGGAGTCGGGTCTCCTCCGTGCCGGCGGAGTGCGAGAAGTTGTTCGTGGATGCCTTCAGCTCGAACCCCGCGAAACTGGACGACATGGACCTCCAGTAGTTTGAATACCACGAGCTCGCCGTGTGTGCAGTAACGCATCGGTACGGAGAGCCATTGTACATCACGGCGTCTCCTCTGTAGTAGTACGTGCCGGTAGAGAACTCAGGATATCCCATCGGAGGTTCCCTGTTGACCGGTATGATGAACATGGCTATCCGCCTGACCGGCGCCCTGTCGTCAACCACCCTGTCTACGTAGTTGCTGACCGCCGAAACCTTGTTCGTCACGAACGTCTCGGTGGCCATCCTCGCCGTTGCCCCGATCGTCTGAAGCGGAAGCGCCGACATGGCTGAAACTGTAAATGCGCAAAGCGCAGCTGCCTTTGTTTTTTTCATCTTGTCACTCCGTTTTGTTCTACGGCTATGGTCTTTACCCCGTTGCCGTCCTCAACAGTTATCTTGTGGTACAGTCCGGTAGACTCGTCCTTTGCGTACGCGTCGTCCGAGGACACTCCAGAGATCCCGTTCTGGTCGACCGCGATCGTCTTTATACCACCGGAATCCTCTATCGCAAGCTTGTAGAATAGTCCTGTCGAGGCTTCCCTGGCGTAGAGATCTTCAGGTATTCCGCCTCCGCCTCCTCCGCCGCCATCTCCTTTCATTGAAAGCGCTTCGTCGACCGTCGTTTCGGTGAAATGCGATGGATCCCACGCCCCTGAATGCACGACTGTGCATCTGTAGAGCGTGTCCCCGCGGTACACAAGGCGCCCTTCTGAATACGCTGCCGATTCGCTGAACGTCGGCGCAAGGGCCGACTTCTCGACCTTCTGCCCGATCGCGCTCCGGAGCATTCCGAACGCCGCTATGACTTTCTGGTATAGTGTCATGGCGCTTCGCCCCCGGTCACTCCTCCGCCGCCTTCAGTATGGCCGCAACAGTTTCGTCGTCAACGCCAAGCGCATTCTTCGCAAGGCTTACCCATGAATTGAAAAGCTCGTTGTCAGCTGAAAGGTCCTGGGACAGCGAGAACGCCTCCCATGCGTTAAGTCCGTCGACCTCCTGCGTCTGAAGCCACTCCTTCAGCTGCTGCCACTTGCCTATCTTGGACAGGGCGACGTACAGCTTGAGCTTTGAATATCTTGGAGGCTTGACGAAACCGGTGGCGGAGAACAGCTTGTTCGTGACCGTCCATGACCTGCCGCTCTGGACGTACGTGCAGATCATCACGCCGTTAGTCACCGTCCTCGACTGGAGCCTGCGCTGCGACGATATCGCCTCAAGCCTCCTCACGGCAGCCTTTCCGATCGCCTTCTCAAGGGAGTTGGTCGATGAAGGCGATGCCGCAAGAGACGTCACGGCCGAGAATATCGCCAGAAAGGCGGTCGCCGCCACCGATATGAAAGATCTCGCTCTTGGTGTATTCATGGTATTCTCCTTTTGTCCTAGTTTTCGATGGGTACGAGCCCGAGAAACGCTCCGTTGTCGAACAGGGCGACCACACCGGTCTCGCTGTTTGTCACCGGTCCGGTGAAAGTCGGATATGTAGCGCCGCCATCCGTTACCGTAAGAAGGTAGCTTCCGAACGCAACACCGTCAGGGCCGCCCCATTTCCCGTGCGGATTGAGGTTGCAAGGTATGTTCCTGAGCGCCTCAGGGCGCTTCACGTAGAGCTTGTGGCACGTGTAGTGGACGTCCGCGGAACTCGTCCTGTGCAGGACTATGTCGTATGTGTTCGTGAAGTGGTCGGTCGTGTTCTTCTTCGTCCAGCTTCCTGCAACGCGGTTTGTCGTGAATCCGGACTCCCATACGTACGGAACCGTCATCGTTGGAGAATTGGTGAAGCTCTGGCCGAAATAGATGTACAGCACGTCCTCGTTGGAGGCTGAATCGTAGCTGTTTGACGCGACATAGATGTCGAACCTCCTTGACGTAAGGGGAACCACGGGAAACTGAAGAGTCACGAACCTGCCTGTCTTCGGCACGTTCGAGAGCGAAGCCCTGAGCGACTCCACTCCGTTCGAGAATCCCTGCTGCCAGGCCTTTGCGACCCTTCCTATGTTCTTCGCCGTCTCCTCCTCCGCGGCCGCGTCGGCAATCGACGCAAGAACTCTGTTCTTGTCCCTCAGCTGCCCGTCTTCAGTCTCGGTTATGACGTTCTTCTGCCACGAGAAGTTCGTCACCACTCCGGACACCGACTCCGCCACGACAGACCTTTCAGCCCCAAGCCCCGTGCCAAGTCCCTCGCCAAGCTGCGCAGACGACGCAACTGCAACGAAGGCAGCCATTGATGCGATTGCGAACCTCATCATTCAGCCACCTCCACCTGAAGCCTGAGACGCCACATCGACCGTCTGTCGACCATGAATCCTGGAATTATCATGACATGCTGACCGGCTTCTGCCTCTACAGTCATGACCGATTCCCAGTGCCCTCCCCTGAACATCCTCTCAAATATAACCTGTCCAGGACCCGTCAGAGCCTCAGCTTCCACGGTGTAGGTTATCGTGGCCTTGCTTGACGTCATGACGAGCGAGTCGAATGTGATTCCACCCTCTGTCTCTATGTATACCGGCGGAAGGTCGTCGCCGACATAAATCTGCTTGTGCTCCCAGGAGTTCGTCGGTCCGAACACGTAGTACACTGTGGTCGTGGCTCCGTTGATCGTCCACCCCGAATCCATCTCTACGCCAGAAGGGAGAGCTGCCGTGTTCGCGAAGTTTGTCCATGCGTTTCTGTTGTCCTCGCGCCACCATATCTTCTGCGCAAGCTCCGAAGGGGTAAACACGGCGTTCGTGACGGAGAATGCGTAGGCGGCTATGTTCGTGCCGTGTCCGAAGTCATCTATCAACGTATCCGGCACAAGATTCGTAACCGATCCGCCGTGGGCGTATTCGGCGGCGACAAGGCCAATCTCGGGGTCGTGCCCCGTCTTGGACATGATGTTCTTCGATCCTCCGTACATGACGGCCATGCAGACCGAAAGCGTCACGACGATCTTCCCTACGGCGCCAAGCTCCATGAATCTCCTGTGGATGTCGGACAGGGTCCCGGAGACCATAGGCCACAGGGCGATCGCCGCGCACATTGCCGAAAGAACGGCGGCCGCACAGACAAGTGCGTACATGGCGATTCCGTCTATCATTCCGCAACCCCCACAAGAAGCCCCTTCCTGAACGTAAGCGTCTTCCCTCCCCACGAAACGACGGTTGACACCCCGTCCTTAACTCCGTTCGGAAGGTCTATAGTCGCGCCGTCGGCTATCGCGGCGTCGTTCGGTATCTTCATGTATGTGAATCCGGAGTTCGCCCTCGGAAGCCACACGTCAACGTAGTACAGGTGCGAGTATTCGTTGCCGTCTTTGTCCTCATAGGTTCCGGACTCCGCAACCGGTGCGGACACGAAGTCCTCGGCAAGGAAATCCCATTCGCTCCTCGGAACCCCGTCGATAACCTGCGCGTAACCGACAAGCGGCTGTACGGTCTGGATGTCTTCCGTGAAGGCGAACCTCATCCTCCACTTCCTCGATTCAACGCCTTGGATCGTTCCGTTCTCTCCTGTGTCCTTGATGTCTATGACCATGACCTTCGCCGTGGCTTCGTCGAACACGACGGCCGCGTCGAAGGACGACAGCTCTACGGAATAGAACACTATCGGAGTGCCGGCGGCAACGTTCGTCGCCACCGCGGAAAGAAGATCGACAGCCTGGTTGAAGCCGTCCCTTGCCGCGTCCTGCTCAGCCATGGCGACCTGGTTAGACGCGGCCACCTTGGCAAGATCCGCCTGCGTGGCCACTGCGTTTGTGGAGTTGAGCTTTCCGTCGTCTCCTACCATCAGCTCACGCTGTGCAGGCGGAAGTTCTGCGAATGCCTCCGAAGCCAGAGCAAGAAACGCGAATACAGCAAGTACGGATTTCACTTCGCCCCTCCGTTTCCAAAGCGATTTGAACGCTTCACTCGGAACGGGGCGTTAGGAGGACCGTTGCGCTCGCTTTCCCTGCGCCTTCTGGCCGCCTCCATCCTGGCCTTGCGCTCTTCGCGCTCTACCCACAGGATCTGGACGCGGTTCGTGAGCTGAGTCCATGCATCGACAGTTGCGATCGGGACCGCATTTGTTGGATTTGCGGCTGCGAGAGCCACCATGAAAAGCAGGTTAGTCATTCTTGTGTTCCTCCAGGTAGTTCAGCACGGAGATGTTCTCCGGCAGAAGCGCGTTTACGTTCGTGACAGGTGTCCAGTAGAGGTAGCCGGCCTTCATTTCACGCCGATACAGGCACTCTTCCTGGGCGTCCCAGATGTAGCTTGAGGTGACGGACACGACAGATCTGACGGCGTTCGTCATCGTATCCGGCGAGAGCGACTCGGATTTCTTGGCATAATCCATCGATATCGCCTCATCGAGGGTGTTCGTACCAATCCACACGTCGTGAAGACCGTTCGTCACTCCCAAGGTGATGGTCCCGTCGCCATGCGATCTCGTCTCGGGTCCGTTTACCGTGTTGAAACCTGCCGATATCACGACTGCACGGCTGTTCGTGTTCCACGCATACGTTCCGATCGATACGGAGTCTGTGACATTGGATGCGACATGTCCGCCAAGTGCGTATGTGCGGGTTCCAAATGCCTGCGATCCATAAATGCCGAAGATGCTCGTCGGACGCCGCCCCATGCCGAGCGCGACGGAACCCGGCCCTGCGTAGCTGTTGTATCCGATGGCCAATCCGTTCTCTTCGGCTTCGGCAAGCGTTCCGATGGCCGTTCCAAGATACGCCTTTGCCTTTGCTCCAGATCCTATGGCGATCGTGTTCGTCGCCTGCGCTTCCGCAAACGTTCCGATGCCTATCGAATTGAGATCCATTGCCTTCGCAGGGCCAAGTGCGAGAGCCTGAGGTCCTGTAGCCTCGGCGAAAGCGCCGAATGCGCTTGCATAGTTGTTGGAAGAGACGGCCTTGTATCCGACGGCAGACCCCCATGAGAAGAACGCCTGCGAGAACAGGCCGCCCGCGAACGCCTCGCTTGCAAGGGAGAGGTTGTTGAATCCGAGCGCTACCGCGTAGTCGGCCTTTGCCTCGGAAGTTCCGAACGCCATTGCGAAATCTCCGTTAGCTATGGCATATGGGCCTACAGCCATGGCATGTTCGCCTTCAACGGTGCTGTCATGTCCTACAAGAATGATTCCGTCGCTAGACTCGCTCCAGGTATTGTCTCTGCCTATTATGATATTGGAATTTGTCTGCCACTCGTCGAAGTCTTCGATCAGGAGAAGCTTTGACAGATCAGGCTTGTCTGTAAGGTCGTAATACGCGCCAGATGTAGCCACTGCTGCGAACGACGGCTTAGATCCTATCTCGGTCCACGTGTAGCTTGGCTTGGTCTGCGCCTTCGCCCACGGGTAGATCGTTGGATCGGATTCCGTGAACGAAGTGAGCCACGGAGGGTTGTATATCGCAGAAGGAGGTATTGCGTTCGTTGGGTATGGGAGCTTGTCCTGCTTCTTAGCAAGATGAGTGTATGCACCACCTGTCGTGAATTTAGTTGTTCCGCCCGATACAGGCGTAGCGCTGTCTCCGGTATTCGCAACGTTGCCAAGATCCACGTCAGACTTCCCGATCGTCACGGAGCCGGTCTTGCCGTTTACGCTTGTCACCGGAGCCGCAGGGACTCCGCTTATCGACGAGTATGGTATTGCGTTCGTCGGATACGGAAGTTTGTCCTGCTTTGCGCCAACCTTCTCGTCAGTCTCATCCTTGGTGTAGGTGTTATCCTCGATTGATTCTATTTTTCTCAGATTAGACGAGACCTCGTCCATTATCGAGTTGCTGACCGAAGTCACCTTCCGGTCGACATATTCCCTGGAGGCGGTGACGTTCACCGCTCCGTACGATTCGATTGCCGCGAACGCCAGAATCACAGCCGACATTCTGCAGAACCTCATTTCTCCACTCCTTCCTGATCAACTCCGATGTTTACCTCGCCAGTCTCCTCGTCGGTGACGGCAAGAATCCTGTAGAACTTGCCGTCTCCCTCGTTCGGGACGAACACTCCGGGAACGAACGGGACGACTCCGCCGTCGGCGAGTATCGCGTCGAGCGCCCTCTCGATCTCCATTACCTTCACATACGCAGGATCTGACACGCCGAAAACCGTGAACACTCGGCCTTCGGTTGCTGATTCTACAAACCTGTACGTGACGACCTGACCTGCCGGCGCGTAAAGGGTCACGTCTCCGCCGGCGTAGTCCTTGAGGCTCGCCGACGCAAGTACGACAGGAACATCTTCCTCGGAGGATATGTTCAGGACGACATAGAAGTCCCTCGCGTTTCCTGTTCCGACGGAAGCCGGAAGTCCGAGCCTGATCGTCTTGTTTTCCGAGATGGTAGCCGTGACGACGTTTACGGTCCTGTCCTTCAGGTTGAAGAGCATCACAGTGCTGTCGCCAGATGCCGAAGAGAGGATGTTCTCGACCCTGTACCTGATGTTCGGCTTGTTCTTGATGAACGCAGGATCCTCCGGATCCTCCTCGTTCCAGTCCGGATGGGCCTGAATCGAAGCCGCTGCGACTATCTCGTCCAGGTCGGCCTCTCTCCAGTCTTCGGCATTCCACTCTGCTCCCTGTGAGACGGCAGAGGTGCAGATGTACAACTTGCCGCCGCGGGAACACTTGTCGCCTGCGGCATATCCGCTTTCCGACGTGTCGTACGCCTTCAGGAGCGAACTTCCTGGAAGGTATCCTGAGTCGTTCTCGAACTCGCTCAGCTTGGTCGGAAGGTCGTCCTCCGTGATGAATCCGGAGTCGTTGGTAAGCTGGCTCGTCTTGGACGGAAGCGATCCGGCAAGCTGCGCTATCCTCGTGGCGATCGAAAGCTCCACCGAAGCGTTTGTAGAGAAGATCGCAGCCGGTCCTCTTCCTGCAGTTGTGCATATCTGTAGGACGACGTCTCCAGTCTCATCGTCCCTCTTCCTGGCAAGCATCCCGACCGTGTAGTACTTGCTTCCGCTGTATGCAGGGGCGAGGTTCAGGAGCGACGCAAGGCCCTCGTTCGAGTAGGCAGACAGCATCGCGAGGATGACGTTTGCGCCAGCTGCTGTGAGGACCAGATCCCACTTTGACGGATCGAACGAAGACGAAGACGTGTGGGCGGCCTTGCACCGGTAGCCGGCTCCACCATGCTTGCAGTAGCTTCCTACTGAATATGACGTAGAGGCAGACCACGCGGACGAGTTGAACGCAGCGATCGCGTAAACTCCGTTCACGGCGTCCCAGATCGATCCGGATGCCTCCTCGACGGCAGACTCTACATCCTCCTGCGTTATGAAATCGGATGGCTTCTTGCCGCTGTCGAGAAGTGCTCCGTTAGTGCCGAACAAGGCGATATTTCCAGAGACGGCGCCAGAGGGCACTGTTGCGGCACCCTCTACGTCGCTCAAATACGCTATGTTCTCCTTCTGGGCCATTTAATTCCTCTTGAAAGTTCTTACCTTAATTATATCAAAATGACCGGATCGGTTCGGGGACCGACGGCATGGTTTCTAAAGAAGGCCTTCCTGCTGAATCGCAAGGTCTACCACTCCAGTCTTCTTGTCCGTCACGGCCACAATGCGGTGCCTGAGCCCGGTCTCCGAGTTTCTCGCGTACGGATCGTGCGAGTTCTTAATGTCCGCCGGATTCTCCTCTCCGGCCGGCGTGAACTTCTCGGACGTTCCGTCGCGATAGGGTATGGAGTGCTGATCAGACGTAGGCATGTACTCGACAAGGAAGTTTCCGGACAGCTGCGTGTCGTATGAATACCTCATCCTGTCGCTTACGCGAAGGCTGAACATGTACGATCCGCGGCGAAGGGCCTTAGTCACCTCCCTTGGAATCTTCACATGGACTAGTCCTGCGTGGTGGTCGTCAGGGTACACTCCAGACATCCACTCCCCGGTCCATATGGGAGGCGAGAACTGGTTTTCAGAGAGGACGAACTCCACATGGCTGTTCTTTGGCGAAGCCGGACCGCAGTCTGCTGCGACAAGCCTCGCGTCGACAATCCACGTGTCTCCCGACACCACCTTGAGTACAGGCATCCTGTCCTCGCTTCGGAGAGGATTGACACCTGGCGGAACGGGCTTCATTCCCTTGACGAACATCTCTCGGTCTCCTTCTTGGTCTTGAAAAGGAAGAACTTGCAGCTTTCGGCAATTCTTCCTGCGCATATCACCTGTGCGGTGACGGGGCAATACCTGCGACTGAAGTCATAATCGGATATCCTTCCGCAGTTTCTGCATATCCTTGGCGGCTGTTTTTCATTCTGCATCTAAAATCCTTTCTACGATGCTGACGAGCTCGACGAAGAGCTAGACGAAGAGCCCGACAGGTTCCTTATGCGGTCCAGGAGCACGCGAAGCGTACCCTTTACATCCTCAAGCGTATCCCCGTCCTGCACCGAGAGATCCGCAGCAAGAGCCGCCACGTCGGATTTCTTGACAAGCGACATTATTCCTCCGAGCGCGGCATCTATCATTTCGAGCTTGCCGACTACGGACTGGTCTAGCGATATCTGTATGTACCTGCGCTCCTCGCCTGACGAGCTGTCGGTTACGTACACTTCATCGACAGAGACCTCGCCTTGGGTACCTCTAAGCGAGTTCAGCAAGTCTGCAGACCTGGACGCCGCTATTTCGGCGATCGTCTTTCCGCCAACCTTGAGCTCCCCGTCCACGTTCACGGTGTCGGCCTTAAGGTTGATGGCCTTGCCTCTACCGCCTCCCTTTGAGACTGTGAGCGTATCCCCTCCGTTCCCTCCGTAGTCGAGAACGGGGTTTTTGTCCGTTGACAGGATCCGCTTGACGAACTTCTTGTAGCGTCCGCCCTCGCGGACGTTGCCTGCCACGTCTATGAGGGCTCCTGTTGCGGAATCGACGACCAGTACAACTCTTGCCATGGCTGCTTGGACTCCTTACATTTGACCCTTCATCTGCTCGAGCATCATGGCTCCGCCCTGGCTTCTCGCCTGCGAACGGATGTCGTTCATGATTCCCATGACCTGGTCGTGCAGCGTCGGGTTGGACTGCTTGATCTTGATCAGCATTCCGCGGCGCTGCGAATCCGGCATCGCGAGGAGCTGCTGGGCGTATGCCTCGGCCTGAGCCCTCACGTCTCCAGGCGTTGCGCCTACGCTGCCTCCAGGAACCCCTGCTGCGTCGGCATCCTCGTCCTGCGGGCCGCCGTTGAGCTGCTGGGCCTGCTGGGCCGCCATGGCACGCTGCTGGATGTTCTGTATCTGCTGCTGCTCCGTGACGACCTTCTTCTGCTCGTCCATGTAGTCGAGGTCCGCGACCGTCCTGTAGGCCGTGCCCTTCGAGATGTCGCCTGCAGCGGCGGCCTGAAGCATGAGAGCCTTGCGCTCGATGTCGTCGGCGAGGGTTGTGGTCTGAAGGCTTCCGGTGATGTCGTCCCAGTGCAGGTGTCGTGCGATCTTGCCGAGGGACCAGTCAACGACGTCGTTGAAACCGTCTACCATGAACTGGTACTGCTTCTCGAACACGCGAATAGCGACCGGGGCAGTCTGCATCGTCAGCTTGCCGGTGTACATGTCCTCCGGATATCCGATCGCGTTGATGAGGTCTGTCATCGCCTGCTGGAGATTCTCCTTGGGGGCAAGCTGCTTTCCTTCCCCACCGAGCATCTGGTAGTTGATCGGGTAGGGTGCAATCTGGACGTCTGTGATGTTCTTTCGCTTTCGCTGGACCATCGCCTCCATCGCCGCCACGAACCCCCTCATCGACGCCATGGTGAGCGCGTCCTGTCCGTCAACGTTGTTCTGCGGGCTTGGCGATATCACGCGGAACGGGGTTATGAAATCCATCGCGATCGCCTCGTCGTACCTTCGCATGAGCTGGACATAGTATGCGAGCTTTAGGTACGGCAGAAGAGGAGGCATTCCCCATCCGTACATCTCGATCCCGGCGAGGGCGGGCACTTTTATGTGAAGGATGCTGTCGTCCTTGAACTTGAAGAGCGGAGTGCCAAGCCCCATCCTCGTGCAGCATGCCTCGATGAAGTCCCACGGGGCTTCGTCGACATAGAACCGGTCGACGATCTTTCCAGACGTGATGTGGGATACGAGCTTGTCTTCGTCGAGGCGGTAGTAGTATTCGGTCTTTCCGGAAACGGGATGCACCCTGAGCTCGAAGCGCTTGGGGTTCCACCTGCGGATGCAGATGCGCGACTGGTCCGGCGAAGGGTAGTCGAACCGGTTGAACGTGACCTTTTCGCCGCATCTGTAGCATTTGCCGGAGAAGGTCATCGTTCTGGGATCGAACCTGTAGTCTATCTTCTTCGCCATGTACCTCGTTCCGCATTTCGGGCACGTGAGCACGCGCTCGAACGGAAGGTAGACGCTCACAAACGAGTTCCCGTACACGAGGAGGTCGTTTCCGATCTCACCCAGGCGGTCGAGAAGATGCAGCTGCCGGCGTATGAACTTCTCGTACTTCTCCTTGTTGGCGCCGGACGCGCCTGTGATGCCTATGCTCGTCAGAAAGTACCTCACCACGCGGTTCGTCACGGACGCGAACGGAGGAGTCGTCGTCATCATGTACTCGCTGATGGTGAAAGCGTCGTATATGTTAGTCGGGAGAAGCGAGCCGAGCACGTCGTCGAAGATGTCGGGGAGGTTCTGGGCGTTCTCCCTCGATATCCCGGCCGCTCCGGTCGTCCCACCGAACACGCGTGCGAGCCCGTAGTTCTGCGTGAATCCGGTCATGTCACACCATCCTGTCAGATTTCTCGTCCTCCGCCAAGGCCTTCTTCTCGAAAGAAGTCACGGAAGCGTCAGAAGCCTTCTTGACGCGTCCCTGGCCGAACGCCTTTGCGCCGGCGGCCAGGACGTCGTCGATGTCGGACGCACCCTCCATAGGCGTCCTCGAGCTTGTCACAAAATTTCTCTTCTCCATCATGGTCAACCTCCTTCTTTTATGCAGACCTTATCACAAGCCTGCCATCTTCCACAGATACTGCATATTCAGTTCCAGAATCCGGATCGTACACGGTCATCACGTCTACGGGATCCGAGGACGAGCTTTCGTCGTCGGCTCCGGCGATGTACATTCTGCCGTTCGACACTCCAAGCATGTAGAGCGCACCGTTCACCGTGTCACGAAGAAGAACCACGCTGTCCGGAGGCCTTGGCGGAGTGGCGGATCCGTCGGACACCACGAGATATCCGTACGCGTCGATCTCTATCCTGTATCCTCCGAGAGCCAGAGAGTCCATCCGCAGCTCCTTCGTGCGAACGGAATCTGCGACAACCGTCTTCGCCGTGACCGAATCGGCAACGATGTTCTTGCCGCGGTCGAAAAGTCTCTTTATGCTCTCCACCAACACCCTGTCGCGCATCCTGAGGTCGAATACGCCGAAGCTGTCTCCGCTCGAAGAGGTCTCTGACACGTCGACGAACGACGACGAGTCGATGTCTATCCCGGAGCTGTCAGCCGTTATCTTGGAGATCCTGACCTTGCGCCGGCCAAGACGTCCGACTGCATCTTTTACGGTATCGCCCTTGACTCCGGAGGTGTTTCCGATGCGCGAGTCCTCGGACAGGAATGCGACAGTGCCGGCGTTTGTCGAATCGACGCGGCAGTCCGAAGCGATCGACACCTTTGACCCGGAACCGACGCTGAGCTGGTGGACGTAGGTCTTTCCGATGACGACGGCGTCGGCTCCGGTGGATACCGATATCTCGCCCGCCATGTATACGTTCTGCAGGAACAGGACCGGGCGCCTTCCTCCAGAAGCGGAGGACATGCCGTGTATCGAGAACGTCGTTATGTTAGACGCGAAAATGCAGTTTCCTGTTCCGATGAGGTATACGCTCAGAGGAGAACGTCCTGACGGGAATCTCATCTCCGTGTCTTCGTACTTGCCCGGAGCCAGCACGAACGCGACGTATTTTCCAGACTTCGCGTCTTCGGTAGGAGAGAAGTTGGCCGCGGCCTCATCTATGCTCTTGAACGGAGCCACGACCGATCCGACCCTAAGCCTTGTGCTTCCGTCCGCCGCATATTCCTCAACGTCCGTGTACGGGTCGACGTATGCGACGTTCGACAGCGTCGGAATCGATATCTGGGCCGCCTCTGGCGGAATGAAATTCGCGTTAAGCCTTCCATTGGCGTCGAGTACCGGCAGGAAACCTTCGTATTTCGACGCATCCTCGCCTGCCGGTATGAACGATATCGCGCCCTTCACCCCAAGAGAGGCTATGATGTTTGCGGCCGTGGGAGTCTTCTGTGTTGCTTCAGCCATTTTCCGGCTCCTTCCTCAGCTCCCTGGTGACAAGCTTGAATCCATCCTCGATTCCGTGCTTCTTGAAAAATCCCTTTTTGACTTCTACGGCCGACGCTGCGTTTTCATCGTATTCGTAGTGCTCCTTGCCGCCATCGGCCTCCATCGTGCATATCTTGACGATGATCCCATCCTTGTCCATGAATGCTATGTCGAGAGGAATAAGGCATCCCTTCATCCAGAAATAGCCTCCTCCGGACAGCCCCTCGAACAGCATTCCGCAGACAGACGGAAGATCCTTCCGTCCCATGAGTCCGTGCATTCTGGACTCTGGCGTGTCCGCAACCTCCAGAAGGATGCTCGTTATGGAGTCCTCTTCGTCCTTGAACGTCCCTACCCTGGAAATCCTTACAGGAGGGCGAGGGTTTATCTCCGGTGCGCCCTTGATCTTGGCGACGCCAGAGATGCGCTTCGTCATCGAAGCACCCTTATGGAAGAAGTCTATCACGACGCACCCTCTGTGTCTTCGTGCAACGCCCTCATGACCCCCTTTTCAAGCACCACGTCGTCCACATTCGAGAGGCCCGGAAGGGAATCGAGCTGCTTCAGGCATATTACGATTCGACGCTTCAGAAGGTAGTCTATGTTGGCGATGTTGTTTTCAGCGGCGGTAGGAAGCTCGGACTCTGGACGTCCAATCAGGTCGGAGAGCTGGCTGCGCACTTTCACGTCCGACGGCTTGCGGTCGAACACGCATGAGAATATTGGCGGAAACTGCTCGTCGTCGTAGCCGTCCTTGATGATCGACAGCCTCACGAGCTCCTGTACGGACGGAGCGAACGGAAGCATGTCCCGGTTCATTCCGACCGTCGCTATCGCAACTGCCATCTCCTCCGCCTTGAGCGGAGTGAACGTCTGGAAGAACGGCTGTCCGTTGGCTATCGTGTTGACGATGTTCCTGAACGCGTCAACCCTCCTGAAGAAGTCGCCGGTGCCCATGACGATCTGCATGGCGCATATCTTGTCCATGACCTCGCTTGCCGGAGTGACGCCGAAGTCGTCCTGAATCTCCATCTGTATCGTGAGAGGATCCCAGTCGAGGGCCTCCTCTCCGTACTTTGAGAGCACCATGGCGTTTAGCACCGTGGCGTCGGCCTCGGGATTCTCCCACATTTCGCGCCATGCGGCCGAATCTACGGTTTCGTCGGGAAAAGGCATTTAGTCCTCCTTTTCCCCGGAATCTCCTTTTCCGCCTTCGTCTTCGTCGTCTTCAACGTCGGTCACTCCGTCGGTGAAATCCTTGATCGTCTTCTTGAGATGGGACGATTCGGGCGACTTGAGGCTGATGATCGTGACGGACAGCTTCTTGGGGCTTATCTTGCCGTCTTCCATCATGCCGTCCACCATATCCTTAGGAAGCACCTTCTCGAAGAGCGACCTCGGAAGTCCGGCAAGTGCTTTTGCCGAGAACGTGTCGCCACCCATCGGGACGGCGTCGTCAACGACCTCCTTCATGGCGCTCAGCGGAATGTCGAACACAACCTCCTCCGGGGCGCAGAACTTGCGTCCATAGCAGTCGTCGATGCCGGTTATCTCGTCCATGCCGGCAATCGCGTCGAACAGACCTTCGCGGTTCCTGTCGAGATCCTCGTCAGAGCATACGCAAACCTCCTTGGCGAACTTGCACAGCTCCGAGGCCATCTTGTACGTCCCGCGGCGCATGAGTTCGTTTGCGCGGAAAAGCAGGTTCTCGGCAAGCGTCTCGCGGTTCGGAAAACCGTCGCCGGCGGAGAGGCGAACCTGCTCTGCGGCCTTGACGCCGTATTCGGCGCACTTCTTCAGGATGTTCTTCGCGATAGACATGCGGCGCTCGTGCCCGTACTTGTACGCGTTGCGGGAGAAGAACTCGCTGGCAAGCTCTGCGCCCTTCTTGTCGAAGACGGGATATCCCTTGTGGTCTGGATCGCAGTAGTTGCCTGGATCCTCGGCCTTTTTCTCGGTCTCATCAGATGCCGACGATGCAATCTTGGACATGAGATCGTCGACTTCCTTTCCGATTCCGTAGATGTCTGCCGCACGCTTGATGCGGGAAAGCACGAAGTCATGCTCGACCTTGGAGTATCCGCATTCGGACGCGGTCTTCGCGAAATAGCCGGCCGAGGCCCAGGTATTGGCCTTGTCCGTAAGAGGGAACCTCCTGTGGACGCGGTCTGCGAAAGACGTATCGGGAAGGGCTTCGGCCTCCTTGCAGTCCACAAGAGTGCCGTCGACCAGATAGTCAGGCATGCCGGCTTCCCCTGCCGTCTTTACGATGCCCCACAAGGTGCGAAGCGAATTGTCGGTTGTAGAGTCCATAGGGTCCTGTTCTCCTTAGATTCTTTTGAGTTGGTAATATAATATCATTTTAGAGTTGAGGCGGCAATGTCGCCTTTGTTGATAAATGACTGTGCGTGTGGTAGAATATCTGCATGAACATCGTCTCAAAATCACCGCTACGCTACTTTCAGCGCCATGGCAGAGGACGCCACGACGCGATCGACTACGCAAGGGCTGGCAGGAAGGACCCGTTCCGAAACGGGCAGGTATGCTTCCAGCCGCGGCTTGGGATGCACCTCAACACGATCGACCGCATGATATCCAAGCCGTGCGAGACGAAGAAAAAGCTCAGGAATATGTACTAAATTCTCAAGGAGCTCGAAATGCCAGCAAAATCCAAGTCGCAGCAGAGGCTGTTCGGTATAGTCCATGCAATCCAGAAAGGCGAAGTACGCCCAGGACGGTTCTCCAAGAAGATCCGCGACATGGCGAAAAGGGTTGATCCAGGAGACGCAAAGGACTTTGCGTCAACCAAGACAAAGGGTCTCCCGGAGAAAAAGGCGTCGTATCTCGAAAGGGCTTTCGCCCTCGGCTTCCTCTCCGGGATGTCGGATTCCGTTTAGGACTTCCGGACTTTCCTGAAGGCATTGTTTTCCTTCAGGATGGCCGAGACGCGCCTGTCGTCCATGTGGATGGATCTGGCGATCTTCCGGATGTTGTATCCCTGCCTGCGGAGGTTGAGGATCGTTTCTTCCGTCATGCAGTCGATAATGGTGTTCGCCGCACGGAAGATGTTGATGAAGTCCAGATTGTTCCTTTTCTCCATCGCCTTGAGAAGCTTCATGGACTTCTCGATCTGCTCAACGTCCTTCTTTGGATATCTGCCTTTGTTGGTGTACATGACTTGCTCCTTTTTTGTGATACATCACTTCTCTTCGACTACAGCCTGCTCGTCCTGAGCCTCTGAAGACCTCTGCTTCTTAGACTGCCTGGCGTTCTTGTCTCGCTCCTTCTTGAGCGCGTCCTTGAGAGAGTCAACCTCTGCAGCGAACTCTCTCTTGATCCGGGCAATCTCGGCGTTGAGCCTGTCGATGTCCTTGTTCGCGGATTCGAGCGACGCCATGGCGGCAGAAAGATTGGCGTTGAGTTCGTTCACCTTTCGCCTGTATTCCATGATCTGCTCGTGCTGGCGCATTGCATCTCCGTGGAGATTGAGCGCCGCGATCCTCGGCTTGGTCGGAGACATAGGCGGCTTTTTCGAGCCTCCGATGTCTATTACTGCATCTATCACCATGTTCTCTTCCTCCTGTTTGGCATGTTAGTACGTGAAGTGTTCAGATTTGTTCTTCGAGAGGGGCTGTCCCCAGTCGCCGAACTCGACGCCCTTTGCGATGCCGGGGTATGGTTCGGTAGAGTGGAGATGCGACTTCGCTCCGCGGGCTACGTCCTCCTGAAGCCTGCTCTTGAGGTATGTCGTTCCGAGACGCGCCATCCAGTCCGGCTTCTCGGCGTTCGAGTCCTCGATTCGCTCCATGAACGGCGTCACGTCGGGCTGCGTGTCGTTCACCATCATGCGGTCGACCTTGAACTTCTTCATGGTCTTGATGACCGAAGGCGTGATGCGCGTGCCGATCGTGTAATGCAGGACCGGCTGCTCAAGGTATTTTCCGATGGAAGCTACAGTAGGCGCAACAATTGCCGAGTTGCTCCTCGGCTTGAACCCGTTGGACCAGCGCGTGTAGGTGACGACATCGCCAGGAAGCCCTTCGCCGGCTTCGTCCTCGTTGTTGAGCCGCACGGTATTCATGACCGTCCTGGCAAGCACCTCGGCGTTTCTGCGGTTCGCCGCCATGCCAGAGTCTCGGATCGCCTGCGTGAAGCGGTTTGCCCAGTAGCGCCGAGCCTCGCCGATTCCCTTGTACTTCACGAGCTCCGAGGGGTCGATGACGCCGTCTGAAATCTGGTCGCCGGCCTCAAGCTCATCCCCAACCTTGACTTCGAGTTCGTAGCCAGGCGCGACGTAGTGGCGCTTCTCCTCGCCCTTCTGGTCGGTCACGAAAATGTAGGTTCCTCCCTGAGGGGCGTCTTCAATCTTGGACACCGTGCCGTCTACCGACGAAATCGTTGCGCGATCGGGAAATACCTTCGGCACCTTGGCAAGCGATGTGAACATGTTGAAGCCCTGATAAGTGCCTTTTCCGGTGGTTTTCTTTCCTGAATGTTTGACATTCAGTGCCCCTTGGGTTATTCTTTCGGCAAATGCGGACGCTGCGTTAGTGCCCAGATTGTACCCAATCGGCGGGAATCCGCCGGTTTCGCGGATGCCTGCGCACTTTGAGCATACACCATCCTTGCAGCCACACGTGACAGGCGATCTGACGACGATCTCGTCGTGCCTCTTGTCCTTGCGGAGGTCGGAAAGTACGTTTTTGGTGATGACCGTGCCGGCTTCGTATCCGCCGGCCGGCCTTGCGAGTACGGCTCCGATGTTGTCATCGTCGTCAACCTTGACCGGAAGGCCTCCATCGGTTTCGCAGTCGTCCTCCGTTACGACCTGAGCGATCGCAGATGCGCTGAGGAGCTTTCCAAACGCGCCGCCCTTTGCGGTAGCCGTCTTGGTCGATACGACGCCCGTTCTGGCGCCGAAGCTGCCGGCCCAGTATTCTGCCGGCGACAGACCCTCGGCGAACGAGTGGCGTATAAACATCGGAACCATCTTGCCTGACGGGTCGGAATACGTGCCTGGCGTGGAGATGAACGCCGCGAGCTGGGTTTTGTTTCCCCTAGCCTTTGAGGCCACCTGGAGGGCGAGCTGGTTCTTGCGTGCGAGTTCGGAGTTGTACGTCTCCTCCATGATTCGGCTGTTGGCCTTCTCATAGAGTTTCTCGACCATCTCGGTCTTCTGCGCATCTGTAAGGTTCTTGTCGTTACGTATCTGGGCCTCTGCGATATCGAGGGCCTGAAGAATGGGACGCTTGTCGTACGATGGGCGGAGGTCGGAGAGGCGGATCGTGGTGCCGGTATCGTAGGCCGCGGCGTTCCCGATGTCCATGAGCCGCTTCGTGACGCCGGCGTAGGAATCCGGGTCTTCGCGGGCTATGGCTTCGAGAACCTCCTCGATGCCCTTCGAGTCCATCACCCTCCCGTAGTCGCGGAAGCGAGGCGGGAGGGCGTCGTTTACTAGCACCTGTCCGATCGTCGTGAGCATGCGAACTGCCTTATCGGGTAAGCCCCATGTCGCCTAGAGCCTCGACAACTGCCGCCTTGATGTCGGCAGAACCAGGTGCGGCAGCCTGAGCAGGTGCGGCAGCCTCCGGAGCCACGCCGGGGCCGAGCATCTTCGAGACGCCGGCAAGCTTCTTGATGAGATCGATGAGCTGGCCGATCGTGATCGTGATGGTAGGCTCGGTAGCCCCGCCTGCACCGGCCGCGGCGGCATCTGGAGCAGGGGCGGCCGCAGGGGCGCCAATCATCCCGGCAGTTGCCGGATCGACACCCATCGGAGCACCTCCGGCCATTGCCGCGAGCATGGCAGGATCCATTCCGGCCATTGCCGGATCCACTGGAGCTCCGCCTGCGGCAGGATCTCCAGCAGGCGGCATTCCGCCGGCCATAGCAGGGTCTACAGGTGCGCCTCCGGCAGCCTGGTCGGCAGGTGCGCCTCCTGCGGCAGGGTCGCCGGCGGGCGCCCCTCCAGGCATCTGCACAAAAGACTGCTTAAGCGCCTCTGCGCGTTTAACGAGGTCCTTCTTGGCCTCTTCCAGCTGACTCCAGTCAAACTTTTCAGACTCTGCCATCTTTTTCTCCTTTGGTTTTGATCTGTTTGATCAATCTTTGCATTCCTCTTGCTATTGTATCAAAAAAACTGCCAGAGGGCATCCCTGCGTACGCCGGAAGACCGACAGTAGGGTCGTGATTCCGCCTTCTGCCGCATATTGCCCCGTATCCGGTATCTGAATCCCATCCTGGAGATCCGACATCTCTCGATATCGTGCGAAGTGCGGCCATTACAGACTTCATGCTTGAATCAGGCCTGTCAAAACGTCCGTATTCGTCTTTTCGATCGATCTTGTCGGCAAGCAGCAATGCCGCCAGACCGGTTACGATGGCGGCAGAGAACGATGTCCCTTTCACCTCCTTGACCTTACCGGAAACACCTATAACCGGAAGATCAACGCCAGGAGCCACGAAATCAACCTCGCCGACGCTCGAGAAAGACGTCTTCAGTCCGTCTTCTCTTGAAGATCCGACGCTGATAGTTGTCGGAAGGGCTGCAGGCCAGTTTACCGGCCCTGAATCGTTTCCTGCGGCGCATATGACAGTCTTTCCTGCGTCGAATGCCGCCTTGCAGGCAATTTCGAGCTCATACGGACATTTTTCCGTGCGAAGGAATCCAAGCGACAGGTTGATGATGTCGACGTCTTCCTCGATCGCCCTGTATATTCCGCGTGAAACAGATTTTACACTTCCGCATCCTTTCGAGTCGAGAACTTTGATGAATACAGGGATCACATACTCGCAAAGTCCTACTATCCCTCCTCCTCCCAATAGGATGCTGGCTATCTCGGTGGCATGTCCGAACTCGTCAGGATTGTCACGGTATTCATCTGCAAGGCATTCGTTCCATCCTCCGCGAAGAACGCCTGGCCGAGGCACTCCAGAGTCAAGAACGGCGATTCTTATGCCATCTCCGAAATGCGACGACGCCGAGAGGCGACTCACACCCATGAAGTTGCCGTAATTCACGACGGACCTCAGAACTGCTTCAGTATCAGCTGTCTCGTGGCTGGATTAACCGCCCTGATGTAAAAAGTCTGGTCTTCGCCGATTCCAAGGTACTTCTTGAGCACCTTTGCTCGATCATCGGGAAGTCTCGACGCGATTGCCGCGAAATTTCCGTCGATGTTGGCATGAAGCCTGCGCTTGTTGCACGTATTGCACCCCTTCTTGGCCTTCACGTCGATGTGCATCGTGGCAATCTGCGCCCTTATGGACGCAAATTCCGGCATCAGCTGAAAGAATCCGCTGTCAGCCACGGCCTTTGATACGTGGCTGCCTCCAAGCATAACTCCTGGTTTTGACATAGCTCCTCCCTGAAATGCATCTACTTTTTGTTCCTGTAGGCCGACAGCGGCCAGTCTACCGGCAGGCACACGGTGTCTATCGCCGCCTCGCATGCAGTATCGACCCATCCGATCAGCCCAACGGGTATCGTGAACAGGTTCTCCCACATGAAGTGCTCGCCTCCCGTCGGAGACATGATCTGCGGAAACGTCAGCACGTACGAGAAGCCGGCGGCGGTCTTTGTAGCCTGGTACACCTCGGTTATGTCCTCGTTGTCGAGAACCCTGTTCACGAAGTTCACGCATCCGCACATGAAAGACATCGATGCGCAGACGAGCATTGCGATAAGACGGAATGTTCTCATGACGCCTCCTGTTTAACGGATCCGTTACCGGTGAACTCAAGCGTCGTCTGGTCGGTGAAGTTGTCTTCACTCGTCAAAATGCTGAACGTGCGCTGAAGCCCGGATATGTCGTCCACGAAGAGCTGCTTTGCCGTAGCGAGGTCATCCAGAGACCTCACCCATACCGTGCACTTGTCCGTCCTGAACCACGGAACGGTCTCGGAGGCGGCGTCTTCCGGAATCTCATGCAGGTCCACGGGCGTTGCCACATGATCGAACTCGGCAAACGTATTTCCGTCAGCTCCAGCAGGCATCTGGTGGAACACGAAAATCTTTGTGGAGATTTTTGACGCAGAAACGACCTCAACGTGGAGGGCGTACTGAAAAACTCCGCGCCTTTCTGGAGACTGACTGAACCTTACCTTGAGTCCGCACATGGCATTTCCTCAGTTGGACACACCGCATATCTTCTCAAGAAACTCGAAGTGGCCTGAAATGAATACGAGAAGAATTACGAATATGAATGCGTTGAACGCTATGAGCGGATGCTCTGAAATGAACTTGGAGAACGTCTTTGGGCTGCTCGACTTTGATTTGGACGATGAGTTCGACGAACTGTCGCATCCTGAACTTTCGATTGTGGTCTTGATGCTGCTGAGGCCTGCGCGGAGCTCCTGCTGAAGTGCCTCGAAGTCCCTTGCGTTGATCTTCTTGATCTCGTCGCATTCGCGCTTGTATTCGTCCCTTGTGAGACGCATTTCTCTCCGCAGCGCGTCATACGTCCTCTCCTGTGCGCATGTGAGCTCGAACAGATTCTCCGCAGTCTTCTGGACCTTCTCGTCCTGCGTAAGGCCATTGCACCCATCCATCGACGCCTCCACCCTGGCTATCCTATGCTCCAGCTCCTCGGAGTCGTCGATGTCATCGCCGTACTTTTCGTAAAATTTCTGCATCCCGTCGATCGTTCGGCGGGCTTCAGCGCGGATTCTGTCCGATATTGCCACTTTCGCCTCCTTGTATGAGGTTGATGATAAATAGATGATGTGGCATTATTATATCATTGTAAACGCCTTGTGCGCAAGGACTGGAGCACCCTCTCCCTAAGCGTTTTTCTCGTTTCCGACGATGCTGGACTTGGCAGCTTCCTGACAGGAAATACAGGTTTCTCCGCATCCTGTACGGTCTGAGGCCCGAACCTTACCGAACGCATGGATTCAGGGTTCGACATGTATGCGCTCACAACCTTTGCCGACTCCAGTGAACGACGGCTTTCAACAGGGACATAGTCTGTTCCGTTGCAGGTCGCCGACCTCCATCTCTCTATGATGTCCCGCCACACGGTGCGCCATCCGCGCACGCCGAACAGGCGGAGCTCCTCCGCCCTCGACACTTCACCAAGCATGCTGTGCCACATCGGGTTCTCGCGTATCCGCGCCGACACCGACAGTATGTCTGCAGTCTCGGCAGGACGTGCTGGCGAAGGGTCGTCGTCGACCAGCCTGTATTCTCTGTTTTCTGCTTCCGTCGGCTTCTTCCTGTCAGGAGGTGGAAGCTGTGGGCGACGGACTATTGCCTTGAAAGGTTTCGTTGTCTTCGAGGAATCAGACTGCACCTCAAAGCGGCACCTTTCCGGAAACAGCGACTTCATGACCTTGAGAGCCGCAGGAAACGAAGGGTCGTGATACGCCACATGGGTGGCATCTGGAATATCGCCTTCGTCTCCGGTAAGGAAAACGTGGTCGAAATCCGGTCGCCCTTCAGTCTCGGCAAAGTTGTAGTATCCTGATGCTATTATCGTATCCTGTCTGCGCTCGTATCCGCACCAGCGTGCGTATTCGATGAACTTGTCGCGGTCCATCGGCATCCAGATGTGCGGCTGGAAGTAGTAGACCTTCGACGCATCAAGTCCGATCGCCTTCCTGCGCCTCACCTCGCGCTCAAGCGTATCGCGCAGCCTGTCGTGCCACACACGCTTCTTGAGGGCGTACCAGTTGTCCTTAGACGAGTACCTGCGGAGGTATCGCGGCGCGAAGTCGTCCCATGTGCACTCCCTGGTCTGGAACTGGTCGTCTGAACAGAAGAGGATTCGCTTGGCGATTCCTGGCTGCTCGCAGGCGTGGCGGAGCTTGTCGATGATGTTTGCGTCCTTGGCGTGCCCGAAGCGGTCCGGCCACTGGAGGTGCTTCACAATGCTCTTGTCCACCCACGGGGGGCAGTATCCGCAGATGTACACGTCGCGGACGAACTTGCAGTTGTTTGCGAGGCTCCTGAGCGCATAGCGTAGCTCCTCGTTGTTGCTTACCGAGTCTGTTCCGATGACAAACACCGCGTCGACAGGCTCTTCCTTCTTTCCCTTCTTGGCGACTTTTGCCGACTTTGCCGACTTCTTCTGCATGGCTATCTCGAACGGCGCCTTTGGAAGACTTTCGGCCTTTGCGGCCCAGTGTTTCTTCACCTCTCCTCCGTTTCGCTGGGTCGTGTAGTGGAGAAGCTTTCCGAACCAGTTCCTCGGAATCTGCGAGAGCGTCTTGCAGTTGTCCTGCCAGTTCCTGATGGAGAAGTCGCAGAATCCATCTCTCCACGCGGCGTTGTGCTGGTAGAGGTATCCGAACACGATCTCGTCATCTTCAACCGGGAAGTCCTTGCCAAGCTCCTCGGAAAGGCGCCTGTTGGCTTCGCCGTGGAAGAACACGAGGGAGTTCCAGCACACCTTGTCTCCGGTATCTATGTTCGACCGGTAGAAGCGTGCAGGGTGGCGGTTGTCGATGCTGTCCGGGTAGTAGAACTGGGTGAAGATGAAGCCTGGGGCCATTTCTGCGGCCTCAAAGCATTCGTCGATGTTGCCAGTCACTTCCGCGTCGTCGTCTATCCAGGCCCATGACTTTGGCGCGAGCCTTGTGGCCACGGCGTGCAAAATGCTCTTCTTCGAGTACCATCCCACGTTCTTTCGTACTGCGCGTTCGGACAGACGTTCAGACGCCTTCCACTCCTTTGAGCAGTCGAATACGAGACCTCCGCTGAACTTCGCTGCGGACTTGCAGTATTCCATGTCGCCGTCCTTCCAGTCTCCTTCGGGGCCTGGCACGATGACGAGCGGCGTGGTGTTCCCTGTGGCGAAGTACGCCCTTATCCACGGCCTTATGAAGGCGTGGCGCGGCGATACGACGACGCACCGGTTCAATATATCGGTTTTTCTCTTTTTGGATCTGGTCTTCATTGTGCTCTTCCTTTCGTTGACAAAATTGTCATGCGGCCGTGATGGTATAGTCGCCGGTCTTGCTGTTGATAGTCACCCTAAAAGAAGCGCCTCCGCCGCATGTCCCCTGCTTGGATGCGCTGTGGGTTCCGCCAGAGCCGTTCTTTCCGCCACCCCAAAGTCTGTAGGTGCACTCAGCGCTTGCATCCCATTCGCAGTCCTTTCCGCTGCTCTTCAGCGCAAGCTTCACCGTCACGCTTCCGCTGGTCTTTGTGATCTTGTAGGCGACAACGTGCGACGGACTGTGCTGAGAGCACACCTCTTTGCCGTTTAGGATGGCTTTGGGAAAAATGTTCTTTTCACCCATCGAAAACGACCACTGAGCCCAGAGTATGAGATTCGACGAATAGATCAGTCTTCCTCCGCTGCTGTGAAGCAGCTCATCAGGCACGACCTCATATCCAGAGTCGCCATTCTCGTCGTAATCGTCGTATCCTGGAAGTATCGGCGGAGGCTCCGGAATGGGGTCTTCGTTATAGCCAGACCCTGATCCGTTAGCTATGTCTCTGTATATGAGCTGGTTCAGCATGGCATACCTCAGACATCGTTGCAGCAGGCGTGATCAGACATGTGCGACACTGCCGTGAACACGTCTGTCCAGCTGAGCTCGTCTATAGTCTTGTCGCCGTCCTTCTTCGGATTGTACTTCTTGACCTGAAGGGCATGCTTCGACTGGTTGTACCTGATCCCGACGAGAAAATCCATGTCAAGATTCAGCTTGCTGCTCTTCGGGAACGTTACCTTCAGCGTAATGTGCCTGCCGCATGCTTCTCCTCCAGCAGACGAATCCTTCTTGACCTCGAATTTGCCAACGGAGTCGCTTGTCATTGACATCGAAGTGTCGATAGACAAAAGCGACTTTTTGGTAGGGCAAGGCACATTGAGCGTGACGGTCACATCCTGAGGATTGATTGTGCAGTCCTGCTTGTTGACCTGCCAAAAGTTCGTGGACTGTTGTATTCCAGCCGTCACATTCTTGAACTGAGGCTTGATCTTGAGCTTCTTCCACCCTGACTCCGCATTGATAGGACATGGTATGTCAAGCCTGATGTCAGGCTGATAGTGCTCGACGGTGCAATTCTTCCTATCCACGATCATCCAGCTTGCCGACTGCGTGGATGTATATCTTGCCGCATGCTGGTATTTATACTTCAGCTTGAAGCGAAGCCTGTACCTGTCATTGCCGATCGAGACCCATGGAGGCGTTGAAACGGTGAACGGACATTTAAGATTAAGCCTAAACTGCTTATCAACGACCTGAAGTCTGCACGACTGTGAATCCGCCGTAAGGAAACTAGACGATACGCTGCTTCCAGAAGATCCCCATCCTATTTTAGCCCTGAACTTCGGGAAGCTCTCGCCAGGCTTCCTTCTCACCGGGCAAGGAAGGTTAAGCCTGATGTCTATCGGCAACGGCTCTATAGTGCAAGATGAAGAGTTCATCTTGATGTAGCTCACCGATGCAGAACCTGACGAACTCCCGTATTTGATCTTCAGCTTCATGTGAGGAGGCTTCTTTGCCCCCCCTGCACCCTCTTCCTTATGCACCTTTATCGGGCAAGGAATCTGAAGGTTCAGCTGGACATCGCTTCCCTTTATGAGACATGACTGCGAGTCGGCCTTTAAGAAGCTGATAGATGCGCTTCGATTGGAAGATCCCCAGTCTAGCCTTGCTCTAAGCTTCGGGAAGCTCTCGCCAGGCTTCCTTCTCACCGGGCAAGGAAGGTTAAGCCTGATGTCTATCGGCAACGGCTGTATGGTACACGATGACGGGTCTGTCTTTATGTAGCTTACAGATGCAGAGCTGCCCGACATCCCGTACTTCAACTTTATCTTGAGGTGCGGGTCTTTGTTCTCCGGCTTCTTTATCGGGCAGGGAACTTCAAGATTGAGCGTCGGGGACAGCGGCTCTATTGTGCATTCCTTTACGTCGCGTCTGACATAGCTTACCGATACGCTATTGCCAGACTTTGCAAAACGAGCCTTTGCCCTTATCTTGGGAACATTGTCGTTTCTGCCGATTACTGGGCAGGGAAGGTTGAGGTGCAGAGTTGGAGACAGCGGCTCGATCTCGCATTTCTGCGTATCGGTCTTGATGAAGCTTGCTGACGCAACCTTGTCTCCTTCTCCGTACGAAATGCCTATCTTGATCTTCTTTCCACTGGCGTCATTCACCGGGCAGGGGATGTTCAGGTTGATGTCTATGTCCTTCGCCTCGACCGTGCAGCTGTCGGTGTTGGTCTTTATGTACGATTCGTCCGCAGACGCCTTGCCGGTCCCGTACCCGATCTTCATCTTTATCTTCTTGGATCCTCCTTCGAGGATAGGGCACGGGATCTGAAGGTTGAAGTTCGATACGTAGTTTCCCTCGCAGCAGTCGCCGCTTGCGGTGAAATCAGCGCTCGCGCCGAACTTCCTGTCCTTGCTGTACTTGAAGTTGAGGGCGTACTTGATGTTGACGCACGCGCACGATGGCGGAACCGGAATAAGAATCGGAGTGTCCACTATCTCCGGAGGTATGTCCGGCATCGTGGGGTCTATTGTCTCGCAGTACGGAAAGTCGTCGAACTGGTTTATGTCTACATTGCCACGATCGCACCCATCACCTGAAAGGAATGGGCGTCTGTTGCAAGACTTCTGACCGCTTTTTGACATATTGGATATTATACCATTTGGAAGGCCTGAATTGAAGCGTCATCCTTCTGTCTGTTCCGATTCCGAATCCGCCACTGGATTGCAGATATCGACGAGCTCCCTGCCGGCGACTATCTCTATGCACGGTATGGTCATTCCGTTGCACTTGGATTTCGCATCCATTACGGTGTAGCTTCTTCCCTGTGAAACGCCGACGCCCTTTCCGCCGCGCAAAACGATGTTTCCATTGTTCACGGCGTTCTGTCCGCAGAAGAAGAAAAGCGGGCGCCTGCAATCCCTCGATCCTGCATCCCCGAAGTCGAACTTGCACGGATCGTATCCGTATCTACGTCCTACACGCACGAACACCTTGCCGCCGTATATGATCGGACTTGTGCGGTATCCATCCTCAAGAACGACATCACCCGAAGCATTAGACGCGGAGTCGTGTCCCGAGACGCCCTCGCTTCCGTTCACCGATATGCCGTCAACGCCCATCCCGTCCGACACCCTGACAACCCTCGAATCGAGCACCGGCGAATCAAGCTTCCATTCTCCGTCACCGACGACGGACCGTATGTACGCATGGCTTGAGAAAACGAGGGACACCGAGGCTCCCCTGATTCCGGATCCCTCCACTACTCCCCTGACGCGCTCGAACGATCCATCTCCGATTTCTTCACCGCCTGACAATACGACGCCAAACATCCTTCCGCCGTATACGAAGGCTATTCTCGTGGCGTTTTCGGCAACCTCCACCCTTGAAACCATAAGACTTTCGTCTCCTCTCGCGTCCGGATCGAACAGCGTAGCGTCAAGGAGAATGCAGTCCAGCCCAGACGTCGGAGACGCCTTCTCGCGCCATTCTTCGCGCTTCATCGGATATGAGCGGTGACGGTTGTGGTTCAGCCACTCCATCGTCTTCGAGGTAAGTGTCATTCGCTGCCTCCGTTTCCTCCGGACAGTCCCGGAACCTGAATAACGACGCCCTTCGAGGTCATTTCGTCGAGCATTTCCCCTTCTGCAAGATCCGCGGAATCGCCCTGTACCACGACCTTAAGATCCTCGGTTCTCGGCGACACCGCTCCGTCTTCAAGAGTGATCGAAAGCGGATTCCTTCCCTCTCCCATCACATTCGGAACCACGATGTAGAACGCATTGTCTGCGCCTTCGGGGATTCCTCCCTCCGGCCGTCCATCCTCCTCGTCAGGAGGTATGAACACCTCCTCGAGATGGTAGTGTTCCGGAAGCGACTCCTCGTCTGGCAGCGGATCCTTCTCGCATTTGCACGTGTCGGCCATCTCAAAGTGGTTCTCGCGGCGAACCGATGCGCACACTCCGTCCCTGTCCATGTTGAGAAGGTACAGACGGATCGTATTGTACGAAATCCTGTCGATCCTGAAAGGAGTCTGCCCGTCGACCACGCATATTATCCTCCTGATGGACCCGGAATCCTTGGATCCCGGCCTCGGCAGCACGTCGAACCTCAGCGTCTTCAGCCCGTCCTTTGTCGTGCTCGACACCCTTATGTCGTCCGACTTCGAGTTCGAGAATGCGACTACGCCGGCCGTCTTCACGGATTCCATTACCGACATTGAAGTCACGCCGTCTATCACCACCGGAAACACGCATCCGGCCGCGAAGGCAGCATTCTCCTGCGAATACTCCCTGCGAGAACCCCTGCCTGCGAACTCAGACAGCGCCTCTGCGGACGACGCGACGAGCGTTCCTACATGCCTGCCAAGCCCCGAAAGATCGTGGAACTCCACGTTCCTTCCGTTCGCCGTCCCCTCCATTATCACGCCAGTGCCGTCCGATATGCTGAACACGCCTGTCTCGGATATCCCTGAAAGGTACACCACCCCGGACGGGTTCACAGGGTAGATTGCCGCATCAACGAACACGCCTGACGGTATCTCAGAGTATTCATCTCCGGTCGGAACGCATCCTTCCGCGAAAGGGTAGCTCCTCAAAGCGTTCTCGTTCTCGAACTCCGCAAATATTCCATCCATAAGACCCTCCTAGTGGAACCAGAGCACGATGTTGCCGTTCTCATCCGGATTCACGCCATTTATCGAAACTATCGGCGTGGCCCCGCATGCGTCGACGCCAGACGCCTTTGCGCATTCAGACGCAAGCTCAACATCGGCGCCGTCTTCAAGCGACAGCCTGAACGACTTTCCGGACTTCTCCGACTTCACGTATCCAGAGAAGTCTATCTCCACATCTCCAGACAGGCGCTCTCCGCTTCTCTTGTCTACGAAGCTCCTGAGAGACGCAGGCCTTGCGACGGCGACGCAGCACTGATGCACTACTACTCCAACGTCACCGTCGAACCTGTCCCTGAAGAAGTACGTCTCAGGAAACCCAGGAAAGTCGATGTCTCCAAAAGTTACCACGCCGCCGGCGTCCTCGGAGCCGGCGAGCTTTTCGAGCATATACGGGAAATATGGCCTGAACGAATCCCTGGACACCGTGACAGAAAGCGATGCGGATCCGCACCTGAAGCATGCCGACACCATGTGGCTCGACACGTGGAAGCTCGACAGAGAAACGCGTGGAAGCGCATCTGAGTCCGCATGTATCATCTCGGAATGGTCTCCAAGAGCGGCGGGGACGAACAGATGGAGGTCTACTATCGCGTCACGAGACAGCTCCTTTCCGTCTTTGTCCACCAGAGAGCTTCCGCTCTCGAACGGATACATCCTAAGCGCGTTCTCGTTCTCGAACTGCGCAGACGCCATGTCGACGTAAACACCCATGTCACACCTCCACCGTTTTGCGCAGGATGCCAAGGCTTCCGGAACGTCCGCCTTCAGATGAATACGAAAGGCCGACGGATATCGATCCCGAGTATCCTCCAGTCGAAGCAGCTCCGACCATGTCGTTCTTCACTGACACGAACGCAATGACAAGGGACATGCCAGGCATGACCGTGAACGACTGCCCGACCAAGTCGGAAGCCGAATTTCCGGACTTCGACTTCGGGACGCCGTTCTCGTCAGACCACGACGCAGAGACCTCCGCCACTACGTCCGAACCTGCGAGCGAATACACAGTCGCCGTGACAACAGAATACGACGAGTTGCGTAGCGTTGCCGTGAACGCGCACCGCCCCATTCTGCCCTTAACTCCGGTCTCGGCAAGCTTGGGGCTAAGATTCGCGCCGACAGGCATTCCTGAAAGCGACAGCCTCACGTCAGACAGAGTTGGCCTAGAGAGTCTCTGATTGAAGCGTTTTACCGCTGCTTCGTAGTCTGAAAGATGCCTGGCAATGTCAGACCTGGCCTGCCTTACGGCGTTAGACAGCGGAACAAGCCTGTCGTTGACGATCGATTCGTACATCGCGCATGTGCAGCACGCCGTGCACTTGGCGTGAAGCTGGATATGTCCTATCCTCTTGACTACGGCGCCGTTCTCGATCACGGACTCGATCCATGGCTCTATGTCGTAGCACGTGTCGTTGAAGATCCGGGTATGTCCGTCCGGGCTCATTATGGGAGACTTCACGGACGCCACGTCTTCGCATGAGCACGGTACGGTCCCCATGCCGGCCCCAGGAACCGCGCCGATCTGCATCCCGTTCTCATCCGGATCGGATATCAGCATGTTGTTTCCGGGAATTACGGATATGTTCCCCTTGAGGACGAAATGGGGTCCGCTAGACTTCGGGTTCACTCCGTCGAAGACCCTGATTGACGTAAGTCCTGACGGAGACTTTGCGGCGCATCTTGCGCACAGCCTCAAAAAGGCCCCGTCCCGCACCGAGGGGGAAGAGCTGCCTGGAGCGGGAGGGGAAATCGACTTTTCGGAGCAGAACGAGAGAAAGTCCCTCAATCCCTCCGACGACATTATGACGACGTACGATCCGAACGGAGCCCTTCCGCTCAGGATCGGGAATCTCGACGCTGAATCGGATATCGTGACGGACGCAGACATTCCGCCGGCGCATATCGAGAACGACATGCGTGAATCTCCGGCCGAGAATCCGCCAATGGAAGGCCATCCGTCCTCGATGTCGGCTCCATACGCATTGACGAAGGCGTCGGCGAAGCATCTTTCCAGCAGACGCTGCGCCTCGGCGTCCAGGTCAGGGCTTCCGGAGCTCCACGCAAGCGTCTGCCCGTCCTCGAACGGGAACGGCACGAGCATGTTCCCAGAGAGATATCCGTTTCCCGCGCAGCTCACTGCATGGTCTTTCTCGACAGGACGTAGCTCGTTATGAACGCAGTCAGCCTGTCGCCTAGCGACGACACGTTGCCCGCGAGAGTGTTCACCGAAGTCTGCAGGTCGTTTATCGTCTGGTTTATGAAGGCGGTTTCGGCGCATCCGCAGCATGGCTTTGCGCACTCGTCGGTCATCCTGATGATGCCGCTGTCGGTGGAGACCTGGATGCAGTCGTCGCCGTCTATGACGACTTCCTCCACCGCTATGCCGTTTATCGACCTTACGAACGACTGCTCCGACACCTTGCAGTCGCATTCGTCCGTGTATCCGGAGTTCGGATCCGCGCTGACGACGAGCGCGTTTTCGTCCGGCTTGTAGTCGAACCTGATGTTTTCGCCGGCCACGAGGCTGACATCTCCGGTGAGACGGAGCGAGACGTATCCCGACGAATCCACCGCACGAAGAGACCTCACACCCGAAAGAGACGGCCTGATGCATGTCGGCTCGATCATGGCCTCGTCAGGGGAGAAGCTGTACAGTCCGTCTGGAGTGCGCTCGAAGAACTCGTCGAGGTCCCCGAGGCACACCACGCCTCTTGCGTCCACGAACGAACCGGTTCCCGATACGTGGTAGGCGCCGTTCTTCTCGTGTCCGGCCGATGTCGCATAGACCGACATCACCCTGTCGCCGTTCCTGTCGCAGAACACGAGCGTGACGCTCCCGGAAACCACAGACATCTGTCCGAGGTACAGGAACGGATCCATGTTCGACCCGTCTACAGCCACGGACATGTCCACCAGAAGGCAGTTCGGAAGCGTCCATCCGCCATCGACAACCGTGCCGGCGTAGTCGTTCGGCCTCAATCCGCAGCCCTCGTGGAACGGGTACTCGCGGAGCGAGTTCTCGTTCAGCCATCCAGTGGCTATTGGATTTGAAGATGCAGACATTACCTTACGACGCCTTCCTGGTCGACCTCGAGACTGGTCTGACCGTCAACTGTGCTGGCAGTCACCTCGTGGTATAGTCCGGTATCCTTGTCTCTCGCATAGAGGTCTGACGGAATCCTCGGAACCGCACCATAGTCGTCGAGAGACACGAGAGACCACGAAAGGTTGATAAACCCTATCCCATGCGTGTAAGGCTCCTCATCCTCGGCCTGCATGACGGCTCTCGATATGCGAACCCCGACAAGGTATCCGGGCCTCAGCTCCGGTGATATCTCCTGGACGGCGAAATCTGCCGCCGAAGGCAGGCTCTTTCCGAGCACCTTGGCTATCACGTCGTCCTTATCGACGAGGCTCTTGTCGTCCGTAGTTATGAACACCGGGTCGAAGCCGTTGTACTCTATTCCTCCGTCGGCAGGATGCCCGAACGGGATGAGAACCGTGCGTTCGCTGTCCGGCTTGAGAAGCGACGTCTTGAGGTTCCTGTACATCATGCCCTCGCCCGCGGAGAAGTCCGGAAGTATGTTGTAGGCGAACTTGATGCACGCGGAGCGCTTCGACTGTCCTGTGAATCCAGTCTCTCCGAACACGGAAGCAGACACCATGAGCGCGTACTTTCCGTCCGGAAGGTTCGTCGGGACGCGCATCGTGGCCGTGAATGCGGACGGCGATGCGATCGTGCTGCCGGAGTATCCTCTGAGCCTGATGTACGGAAACATTCCGATCTTCGCCTGCTCGGAGTTCTCGAGCGCGATGTCCGTGAACTGGTTCCTGTAGGCTCCGTTGTCGAGCGCGATGACAACCGTACCCTGTCCGTCAGGGCAGCCGGCTCTCGATATGACGCTCACGCCGGCGCCGCCGACAATCCTCTCGACGACTGGGCCGGCTATCAGCACTCCGTCACGGGTGCGCTTGGGCACGTTGAAGCCAGGCGCACCGCCGTTCTCAAGCCTGAAGTCGAACTCGGCGGCCAGCTCAAGGTCTCCGGTATTTGCGTCGCCGTCAGTTCCGTATCCGTACACCTTCAGAGGAGATCCGGCACGGACCTGGAGCGACGTCACAGGGCCTGTCGCACCCTGGAATCCGCGAACCCAGTGCATGACCTGCGTCTTGTCGTATGCGGGATCGATCTTGGCGCCCCTCCTGACAAAGCCCTCCGGCCACGGCTTCTTGCCTCTTTCGGAAGAAAACCAGTGTATGGTGTCCCTGCAGAACGAAACGGTCGGGCTGTCCTTGAGGATGGCCTTGTTGTCCATCTCTACGCCGTTCACGATGAGCGCGGCGGATTTCGGAGGAACCGGCGGCCAGTAGTTGGCGATCTTCGGATCCATTCCGATCACGTAGTCAAACAGCGACTCCGGCTCGTAGTCGGTGACGACTCCGGAAACAACCGTTCCCGATCCGACAGACACGCTTCCTTCGCTGTGCTGATGCACGAGCAGGTTGAGGCGTCCGTCTTCCCTTGCGCTTTTCCACACATAGGAAGAGATGTCTTCGACGATCGGTCCGTCGCTGAGAACCCTCCCGTTTCCGTCGTGCACGACAGACTTTATGCCTGTCGCTCCTTTTACCGTGAAATCGCTTCCTTCGACGATTTCAGGATCGGACGTTATGATCGTTCCGTCTACCGAAACCCTTTCGGTGTCGTCGTATCCGATGACGAGCAGCTTCGCCGAATTTCCGGAGTTGCTTTCATGTACGGCGAACGAAACGACATCGTCGTTCGGATTGTCCTTTGAAAGAGCCTCAACGAGGAACAGGACCGAGTCTGCAAGGCATGTGCCTATTGCAACCGGGGTATTCTCTCCTGAGTACGCGGATGTGTCAGCCGTAAATTCATACGTCTTGCCGCCGAACGAGAACTCGTCTCCGTCTGAAATCGACGCTATGGAACAGATCTGAAGCACATCGGGGAACACGACCTTCACAGAGGTGCGTATGGAATCGAACCTGCCTCTGATGGATACCGTCACGCCGCTGCCGTCTCCGGCAATTCCTCTTGCCTCGTGGTCAAGCCATCCCCTGCCGGCCTCTGGAAACACGAGGTCCTCCCAGGTCCTCTGGTTTGCCGACAGATTGGAGTATGCGTTTGACGGGCCCGAAGCCGGCAGAGAGAGCCTTGCGGTGAGCCCGTTTGAAATCTTGACCTCCTCGTCAGGAGCGTGGATCTGCACCTTGAAGCTTTCCGACTCCTTGCCGTTCTCCCTCCAGCGAAGGACGACACCTGTAGGCCAGTCTGCGGAACTCTGGTCTAGGTAGAAGGAATATGAAACTTCCTTGTCTGAAGTCCATGTTCCGCCGAACCTAAGCGCCAGAGGGCCTACCTGCGCGTCTGAGAAAGTCTCGTCTATCGGCAGATAGCCGGCTGTCGACTTTGTGCCTGCCGGGCGTGCGGTCAGCACCGCGGTCCTGTGGATGTGGGACGTGCCGATGTCGAGGAACTGAGGTGACACGATCGCCATTCCGTCGAATCCTCCAGAAACGACACCTCCCGATATCGTGCAGACGTAGATGAGCGGACCGTTCGGGTCTGCCGTCAGCCTTCCGGCCTCGTTTGCGGAAAGATAGTACCTTCCAGGACGGTACTTCTCTCCGGATTCCAGCATGTTCGACACCATGAACGGCGAACCGCCCGGATTGAGGTTCAGGCTTCCGTACACGATCACATTGCCGGTACTTCCGCTCTTGGACTGAAGAATCCCCACCGTAAATGCAGAATCGGCGGCCTTGAAGTCGTCGTACAGGCTCATCGTTGCCTTGGCCGCGGCAAACCTCTGGGTCTCGCTGTCGAGATAGACCACGTTGCCGACATCGGGTTCCTTGCCGGTGTCAGTCGACAGATTGACTCCGGTAAGAATGACAGACGACATCTTTCCGCTCGCCAGAAGCTCCTTCAGCCTTGCGTACAGGTACGAAGTCCTGTCGCCAAGCTGTCCTATTGGCACGTTGAGCGTGTCTGCGTCAAGACTGTCCCCGTTCGAGAACTTCTTAAGCTGCGACCACATCTCCTTAGACATGAATGCCTCCTTAGACTTACTTGAAAACGACCGTCCAGTCGAGAGCTATCTCGAATCCGCTCGGCTTCTGGAGATATGCTCCGCCTTCCTTCAGGGAAACCCTTGAAAGAACATGGTACTTCCCTTCGTGGAACGCAAGAAGCACGGCCTGATAGATGTAGCTTCCTCCCTCGAACGCACGCGACCTTATGAGCCCGGCGTCCTGCGAGTTCGACACGGCATGGAACGTGATCGCGTTTGAACCTGTCGACAGGATGTGGCTGTAGTCTCCGTCAGGAGAATCGGAACCGGACGAATCGGATCCCGACGAACTGGAGGATCCCGAATCTCCGGACGGAGCGGGCGCCGGCTTTTCCGACCCGAGAGTCGGATGGAACGAGAATCCGACGACCTGTATGTCGACGTCGTCGCGGCTTGAACTTGACGAAAGCTCCTCAAGCAGCGAATCCCAGTCCTGGCTCCTCGTGATGACGGATTCCGTCGGCATTGCCGACTGGTTTCCGTATATGAAGCCGATCTTGGCCGGTATGAACGATGGGTCTCCTCCGAACGCCGCCGCCATCGCTTCCGCAGACATGAAGCTCAGCGTGTTGTGGCGCATGTCGAACGGAATCTTCCTTCCGGTTGAAACGTCGACGAACGAGGGGTTCACGAAACCTCTCGCCAGGCACGCAATGTCATCAATCCTCATTCTCTTCCTCCTTGTGTCCCCGCGTCTTTGCGGGAGACGGTCTTACAAATCTCATCGAAACACGCTCACCGAACGACGCAGGCCTACCCGACAGTCCGGGAAGAGGTCCTCCGATAACGCATTCCACAGCTCTCGGCAGGGCGGCAGCCATCGAGCCAAGCTCATTCGCCTCGCCCATGTCCATCCTGTCGCCATCGACGGCGCTGTGCTCCACCAGGAAGAGCCTCATCGCCGACGGAACGGCATCAGATAGCATATCAAAAAACATGGGGTTCCGCATCATCGAAGCGTCGTCTATCTGCGACTTGTCGACTACTACGAAGATGGTGTTCGCGCCTACGAGATGCCTCAGGAAGAACCATGCGGGGGAAACCACAGACCCCTCCGGACCTATGAGAGACTCCATCTTGACGCCCTTCTCGTCCGCAGACTTCCAGATGTCCTCCCAGAATGATTCGACGTCGGATTCGGTTCCTCCTACGTCGAAGTATAGGCGGTCTGGGCGTCCTTTTCTGCTCTTTACGACCGAATGCCCCCACATGGCGTACACCCCGTACTCCGTCTTCGCCCTCAGAAGAGCCGGCGGAAGAGACACGGACGGTATGTCCTGTTCAAGAGGGACGGAGAACGGGCTTTCATGAGGCGTATTGAGGTTCTGGTATATCCTCACCGATTCGTCAAGGAAGTCTCCGCGCTTCATGACGGATCCGATGTGCAACCCCTTTACAAGCCTCGCCTTCGGCGATATCCTGTATTCGCCATGATCCGTGATCACGGACGTGAAACCTTCCCCTGAAGTAATGTCGACAACCGTCTCGCGCTCTGTCTGTATCACAGGTACGTTCAGCATTGCAGCCACCAGGGTTCGCACGAGTTCAGGCGTAAGTCCGCATGCGACAGAGTCCCATGCCGCGTTCAATATGCGCTTGACCGCCGCCGAAGAAGGCGCATTGGCGCCAAGGGCGTACGAGATGTGGTCTGCCATGTAGTTCTTGTCGATAAGCACGTCGGAAGCCCATAGAACCGCCTCCATGTCCGCGGACTGACGTCCGTCCTCGTCTATCATGTCCGGAACGTCGTACCGACCGAACGCCGAACCGTCTCCAAGAGGGTCGTTCGCTACGTGGAATATGATGGATCCGTTTCTGATGACGAAATCCACGTCCCTCTGCATGAACACCTTCGGGTTCACGATGTTGTCGACGATCGTCATCGCGCCACCGGCTATCTCTGCGTCTATCGGGTATGTGACGTAGTTCTTGTACGCGCCGATCCTGCCAATCTCGAGAACGGTTCCGATTCCGTATGGCTCCTCCGACGTCTGAGGTCCTATCGTACCCTCTCCTCCCACGACGAGCAGATTCTCCTGCGACTTGTTCCTCGTGGAACGTTTTACGACGATCGGATGCCATAGCTCACGGTGGAACACCGGCGCTCCCCTGCGGTCCTGAAGCTTCGCCGCCTCCAGGATGTCGAGATAGAGCTGTGCGAGGCGTATGCCACGAGCAGCCTGAAGCCCCCTGACCATTCCGTCACCCTCGTGGAGTCCGCGCCACAGGCTTCCGAGCCACGAATAGAGCGTGTTTCCTGAAGACTCGGCGAAACCGTCCGGCAGCTGCACCGACGAGTTCATCTCCTGCTCTGTCTGTCCGTAGATGTTCTCCATGCCCTTCTTCCTTTCTCACGATACGGGCGTGAGCTTTATCTGGACGTTCCTCTCCTCGGCGCAGAACACCACGGTGTCTTTCGTGAGCATCGCAGCGCCGTCCTCTATCGAAGATATGTCGAGCGCGTCGCCGGACAGCACGTGCCTTTCGCCGGCCGCGTCGTGAAGCTCTCCGAACAGCATGTCCTGGTTCGGCATCTCAACGGACACCGCTCCGAGGTTCTTCAGTATCTGGACCACCTCGGACCTAGTGAGGCGCCCAACGAATCCAAGGTTGTTTATGTACGTCCTTATCCTCGACTTTGCGAGCGACTCGTCCAACGGGTTCTTCGGGTCGTAGCTCGCAACTGCGTTCACAGATACGCTGCACACGATCGGGCAGCGCACGACCACGTCGGTCGATACGCTCCTCACATCGTCTCGGTCAACGAAATCCTGGACCTCCTTCGCGAGAGGCATGCAGTATGCCGTGACCTTGAACTTCCTGACGTCGGACCATCCGTCCTCAAGGTCTGCAGGGACTTCCTCAAGGAACACCCTGAACCCCTGCCATACCGTGTTGAAGGCCTCTATCGCCGCCTTCGCCGGAACGGATCCGTCGATGTCGTGCCAGGTACCAGAGATATCGGCACTCCTCTCCGCGGAGAACGCGAGCGTCGAAAGGACGTCCTCCGTGCCCTCGGAGCTGAACGGATCGGAGACGGACTTTATCCAGCACGAACCTGGAAACGCCCCCGGAGGAACCTCTATGAGATACTTTCCGTCCTGTATCTTCGTGCCGTTCATCGTGAGAGTGGACGTGAACGGATCCGTGAAGTTCCTGACGTACACGTCTATCCTTCCGCCCACACCGACTCCGAACAGGTTGTGCTTGTCCCTTCTCTGCGCCGGATTGCCGTATCCAACTGCCGAAACTGCGACGATTGGATGCTCGCCTTCGTCGAACTCTCCGCGCAGCATACCCTCGACTGCGGTCTTGCTGACGAATCCCCGGATGGACAGTCCGGACGGTATGCTCTTGATGACGTCTCCGATCGGCTCCACGTCCGAACCTCCGCAGAAGTCCTTGTAGGCCTCCGCCATGACGAACGACGGAACCCTTGACTCAGGCGTGAGCGAAGTGCCCTGGGATACGTTTCCGCCGGCTCCCACCTCAGACGCAGTGACCGGGACGAGAAAGAACCATCCGGCCGCGCCTTGATACAGAGTCGTGGTCGGCGTGACGCTAGGATTCGACACGTCGGCCAACGATGCTACCACCTGGGAATCGGCCGTGTATGCGCGTCCGTCTGCGGTAGAGAACACCGCTCCTTCGGGCACCGAGTATGCAACCGTTCCGTCTGCGACGACGATCTTGACAAGGCCTTTGGCCGGCGTTCCTGAATGAGGCTTGATGTTGAAGTTCGACAGGATCGCGTCGACATCCTCCTGGTCTATGCTCTCGCCTGCGTCCTGCGCCTCCTTGAGTCGCTTGAGCGACGAGGATTTCCTCGCCTCGGCAATCTGCCCCGACGTTACGGCCTCTATGGCGGCCTCCGGGTTCACAAGAAGGTCGCGCAGGACGGTTCCGTCCCTCGTGTCGAGCCTTCCGTTGAACGCCTTGATGCCCGACACCACCGTCTCCGCGGCGGAGTCGAAATCTTCCTGCGATATGTCAGCAAGGGTTATCTTCTTCATCAGTGCACTCCTACCCCTACAGGGATTATGTAGACATACGAATCGCCGGCGGCTGTCGTAAGCCTTACGGAAATCTTGACCATCGACCTCTCCCTGGAGAACTCAAGATCGGTCACGTCTGACGCGACCAGCCTCTCGTCGTCGGGAGTGTCCTCGCCCTCGTCTGCAAGCATTATCTGCCGTCCGGCCATAAGGTTCGCCTCGGCTGCCGACGATTCGAGCGTTGCCATGCTGTACACCATTCCGGCCGCGACCCTTGGAACGATTTCAGTCCCGTGGCCCTGCCTGAACCTGGTGCTTCCGATGGCGTTTATGAACGCTATGGCGTATCGCTGCGCCATCTTCTCCACCCCTGAAACGATCATCGGCTCGTCCACGACGTTCGACACGTCGAGGTCGACCCTTTTGTTGACAGCCGGGACTGCAAGAACCGTCTTCAGGAGAAGCAGGTCCACCGTCCTTCCGGAATAGTCTATTTTCTGCCTGCTATTCATCGAACTCGTCCTTTGCTGCCTTTAGCGGAGATCTTGACGTAACGAGAGGCGTTCTTATGTCGATGAGACATGAAACATCGCACCTTCCGAAGTCATCGTTGAACTCTCTCCATCCGCCGATGCAGAAGCTGACCATCCTCCTGTATCGGATCAGCTTCTCCATGTCCTGCTTTGGCTTGTTGTACTCCTGGACCCACTTGTCGCAGTCGTCCTTCCAGTCGAACAGCTTCAGCACATCGTCCAGAGTCTTTCCGTTCCTCTGGAGGATCGACTTGTAGGGTTTGTCCTTCGCGAAGACATCGCGGAACCCCTTTCCGACGTCGCCATGGTCCTCGATGAGGAAATCTACCGCTTCCTTTGCGCCCATCACAGCCTCCTTGCCGCATCTGCGATGTCGCGTCCGATCGCCGCAGACCGCTGCGAAACCGCAGCCGGCGAAATCTTAAGCATGTCCGCAAGGCTTGATCCAGACGACTGGGTCTTGCCGTGCATTCCGGTCTTTCCGTCGAATATGGCCTTGTCCTTGTCGTCCAGGCCCATGTATACCGCTTCCGCGGCATACGGGACCTTGCTCGGCCTGACAAGTCCAGGCTCTGCCGCGGATCCCTCTCCCTCGTCGTCCTCTCCGAACGAGCTTCCGCTTATGGAAGCGACTGCGGACTTTCTGATTTCCCCTATCGTCTTTGCGCTCCAGCCGGTCTCGTCGACAAGCTCCTCGTCTGTCGGCTTCCGTCCGAGATCGTCCTCCATGCGCTTTTCGATCGCGGAAAGCTCGGCAGCGTTCCTGAGCATCACCTCTGAAGCCCTGACCGGCCTGAGGCGCTTGCCATATCTCGAAAGCTGCTTCAGGTTCGTCACCACCCATGAGTTAAGTCTGGTTCCTCCCATGGGATCGAAGGACTTTATAGCCTGCGTCACGAGGAACCTGCCTCTCGACCTGAGCAGCTCCTTCGGGCCTGAATACTGCATGATCTCCGCGTTCACGGTCGGCATGAACGCATCCACAAGCCCGGCCATGTTTTCCGGAGTGCGGTTCACAACCCATGCGTTATACGCTCTCGAATAGCTGTCGTTTCCCTTTGGGTCCATGGTTTCTCCTTATTCGTATGCCGCGTTCTTTGAACCGGCGGCGATGGCGACCGCGCCTCCGATCTTGAAGCTCTCCTCCGGTCTTACGTACGACATTTCGACCGTCGTCGAACACCCTCCGCTTGTCGTCATGTGATGTACGATCTGCCTTGCGTATCCGTAGTAGATGTCCTTCCCTTCCGACACGAAACGGCACGTGTTTCCGGGGAGGATGAGGTTTCCGTCCATGTCTGTGAACCACATGGCCATCTGCGCCTTTGCGTGTATCATGGACGCCGCGGTTATCTCGTACACGGCCTTGCAGTACTTTTCTATGACAGCGTTGTAGTTGTCCGCCGCCTCCTTCTGCATGTCTACGTTTCCGAGCGATATCGCCGCGCCGTACGTTGCGTCCCTCCTGAACGCCGAGTCGAGAACGGCCGGCGCGGACGTCTTCATTATCCTTCCGTCGGCCTTCGTGGTGTCGACCCCCGGCGGAACGTACAAAACCTCGCCTACGGGATCCTTCTGGTTGTCGTTCCCGTTCCTCAGCAGTCCGAGGTTTATGTTGTTGTTGTAGGGTCCGAGCTTACGGCACATCACGCCTGTTATGCGGAACGGATCCATTCCGGGAATCTCGGTCCAGAAGCACTCCTCGTCGTACAGGCTGATGCTTGCGGTCTTCCACGGCTGCGTCGGCTCTATTACGAGCTTGTCCTTCGTGTAGTTGTTCGATTCGTTCTGCGTGACGCTAAGAAGCAGGGTTCCGGAAGCGCCAACTATCATGTCCCATGTCGAGGAACCGCCGTTTCCAGGAAGTGCCAGCCTTCCGATCGCCTGGGCGAGACGCTGCTTTGCGTCGCCGCTGTCGCCTCCGCCTAGGAATATGCCGTTCCCTCCGGAGAACTCAAGGTACTTGTCCGGATCGAACTCCCCTACGCCTAGCTGCTCCCTGAACTTCGGAGGATAGTCGTTCGGCGAAGGCCAGAACTCAACGTCCTCGCGGACGCACTTGTACGTGGCCTTTATGACTTCCAGGAAATTGCCGGCGTCCTTGGTGTCCTCGTTCAGCTTGATGTCAATCATGGACTTCGGAGTCTCGTAAATCGACCCGACCTTCGTGAGCTTGCAGATTGGATGCTGGAGTATCACGGATAGGTACGGCGCCGCGGAAGCGCTTACGCTTGAAAGTCCGACCCCTGCAAGTATCCATCCCTTCAGGCTGACGCTGTCGGTGTTGCCGAGGTCGTCCTTCAGGTTGATGGAAACCTGACCGGTCTGGTTCAGACCCTCTGCCTTTACGGCAAGGTCCCGGTACAGGTCCGAGAAATCAGATATCCTCGGCCGCTTGACATTCGGCTTGAGAGGAGTCTTGTCGCCGGCCTTTGAAGGTGCGCACTGGAGCTCTATGCTGGGAATGGCATTAACACCAAGCGTGATCGTGAATCCGTTCACGTCAAGCCTCTGTCCTGCAACGCTCGCGTCCACCGAAGCTGTTATGACCCTCGTCTTCATGATTTCTTCAGCTCCATGATGAAGTGCGCGGTGCCGTAGCAGATTCCCTTGGCGGCGTCGAGGTTCCCGATGTCGATTCCGGTGAGCCACCCCATCCTCGAGAAGTTTCCGATGGTGACTGCGGAAGGGGATGTCTTCTTGGATATCCTGCTGTTTACGTACTCCGACAGCCCGCTTTCGATCGCCGACGTGTTGTTGGATCCCTTGCAGCCCTTCTTTCCGATGAGTATTGCGAACGTAAGCGACATGGCGCACTGCGCCTGGTTGTTGCCGAGGGCGTAGATGTACGAAACGTCGTCGAAGCACTGGCGTATGTCGGTGATCTCTCTCGCCCCTATCGAGAAGTTGACGAGAACCCAGGTGTTGTCCACTACGTCTCCGAGAGCGGAAGCCTTGACGTCCACGGTTGCCGTAGGCCCCCATGCCTCTATCGTTCCTGTGTTTGACGAGAATATCTTCATGTTGTCAAAGCACCCCGCTTGCAACCGTGACCGGTATGGGTTTGTTTGCGAAAGTAGAGAACTTCTCTACCATGTCTCCTATGGCCTTGAGTATCTCGTATGATCCCGAGTCTTTCTTGCCGGCAGACTTTGTGACGTTGACGAGATCCTCCTCGAGCTTGTCGGCGCCACCGGACTTCCTCGCCTTCTCAAGACCCTTCTCGCCCTCAAGCAGGACCTTCGATCCGCTGACGCCTCCAAGTGTAGTTTCCGACATGCTGCGTATGAGAGCCATGTCGTAACCGGAATCGGTCCTTCCCTTGAGGGCCTTCTCCCTTATGATCTTCTCTGCCGCTTCGGACTTTTTCTTGTCTCCGCTTGAAAGGTCGGACAGGACATCCTCCTTGATTCCGGCCTTTGAAAGCCTTTTCCCAAGTTCCTCGATCTGCTTCCTGGTGTGCGCGACGGCCTCTCTCGTGAAGCTTGCGCCTCCGGCCTGTATCGCATTTGGAATGCGGTTCAGCGTAGCATCGGCGCTGATGTCGTCCTGCGCAGACACGGCAGCCGTCGCATTGGCTCCGATGTTCACCTGGCGCATGTCTACGCCGGACTTGCTTGCGGCCATGGTCACAAGCGCCTGATCCTTGCTTCCTGCCGCATACATGGCATTGAACGTATTGTCTCTCGTCCCGCCATTGTATATCTTTCCGAACATGCTGTTCACCATCGAAGAGGAGACGTTGTCCCGCTTCTCGATGTCGTCGGCAGCCTTTTCAAGCCGTTCTTTCGTGGCCTTGTCTACGCCTTTTGCCCCAGCCCGCTCCCTGAGGGATTCCACCATGGCCCTCTTCGCATCCCCGCCATTCTTTGACGAGAACCGCCTCATGGCATTTTCGGAAATCCCCGAAATGTCATCGGACGAGACTCCCGCATCCTTGAGAATGTCCTCCATTCCAGAACGCCGGAGGTCGTTCAGGTCGAGATCCTTTCCGTCCGCTCCCTTTCCGAGACCGATCGACTTGGCGAGCTCCAGGAATCTTCCGGTTGCCTGAGCGTCAGAACCGCCGAATTTGCCTTCGGTTATGTCCTTCATCTCCTTGACCGCATTGCTTCTGAACGCCTCGGTGGTTTCGCCTATGGCGCTTTTTGCGGCGGAGAAGAACGCGGTTTTGTTCAGGTCCTTCTTCCTGAGACTTGAGTTCTTGTCCTGAGCCTGTTCCTTCAGCTGCTGTATGCGCTGCAGGCCTCCGCCCTTCTCAAGCTTCTTCTTCTGGTCTTCGGTAAGGCTGTCAAGCGCATTTACGAACGACTTGTCGAACGATCCGAACTCGTGAAGGCCCTGAAGCATGTTCTTGGCCACGCTCTCCTCAAGGGCTTTCTGGTCTTCGTCGCTCAGATCTCCTACGTTGCCGTCGAATATCTTGGCGACCATCCTCTTTGCCGCCTCCCTGTACGTCCCGGAGAGGTTTTCGTCGTCTCCCGTGAACACGACGTCCCTGCCCTCAAGCTCCTTTGCCTTTCTCGCAAACTCGTCCATTGCGGCATTGTCGGACTGGTTGTCAAAATCCTTTCCGGATATGAGCCCCTCAAGCTCCCCGGTACTCTCGACCCTTGAGCGCTTCACATCCCTTTCGAGCGATGTCATGCGCTCCTTGGTCGAATACTCCGGACGCTGCGACTCCTCGATCCTGTCCAGCCTCTTTTTCTCGAGCTCCGCCTGCCTCTTGGTGAACTTTCCTCCAAGCACGTTCTTTTTCAGCTCTTTTGCGTCCTTGGACTTCATCCCTGCGGAAGAGAAATCCTTCAGGACCGAACCTACATCCTCTCCGCTGTTCAGCCGGTCTATGAACTCTTCCTTCTTGCTGTCGTTCCACGCCGTCGAAGACTTTACGGCATCGATCATCCTTCCCCGTGCCGCATCCTCCTCGTCCGAAGTCATGGTCGCATCATCTATCTGTTTCTTTGCCGCATCGATAATGGCGGTGTTCTCTATCCTCTGAAGTTTCGCACCGTCTATCCCCGGCCTTCCTGCAAGGAATTTGCGAAGGTCTGACAGCCCCATGGACTCCGCGCCCTCTTTCGTCAAGCCCTGCTCTACCGCAAGTTCGGAAAGCCTGCTCTTGACGGCGGCATCGCGCTCCTTGGAGTATCCGCTTCCGCCGGTTGTTCCGGAAATGTCGGAATCGATGTCCCTTATCGCCTTTCCGAGAAGACGCTTTGCGCCAAACGCCTCCGCCTGGGCGAGATTTCCCTCCATTCCGGCCTGGTCGTATCGCTCCACGGCGCTCCCGGCCCTTACGCGAGCTGCCGCCTGAAGGGCTGGGTCGTTCATGTATTCCGAGAACATGTTCGCCCCTATCCGCTCCTTTATCATCCCGACCATCCTGTTTGGATCGCCCTCCCTGAAAGACTGCTCGAACTGATTCCTCTCTTCCTCGGTGAAAAGATGCTCGTTGTCCGCGAACATCGCGGCAAGCGTCGCCCCGTTCGACGTGGCGTATGCCTGTGTCCTTCCATTTGCGGCAAGAAGGGCCTGGGCTTTCTGCTGTTCCGTCGCTCCTGGATTGGTCGCAGCCCACATGTTGTAAGCCATCGTGCCGTTGTACGCCATGTTGGTCATCAGACCTGAAAAACCGGACGCCTCTCCAACATAGGAGTTGATGCCCATGCCTTCAACCATTCCGCTCTGCATCTTGGTCATGTTCGCATACGCCTCCTGTGGCGATATGCCGGCCATGGCTGACGTTATCCTTATTGCAGTGGCCATCCTCTTGGCCTTCTCGGCCACCGCGGTGGCCTGCTCGGCCGTTCCGCCGAGGAAGTTCCCTCCTGCAAGCCTGTCCATAAGTCCTATCGCGTCCTTGACGCTTCCCGTGATCTTTGAAAGCATGGATGCCGCTTCATTGAACTTCGATCCAAGCTTCTCGAGGTTGTTCTTGAACTCGCCGGCGTCTTTTTCAGGGTCAAGCGTCCTTCCTGTAGGGCTTGACGTGTCTATACCTCCGAACGGGTCGCTCCTTTTGTATTCCCTGTACGGAATTTCAGAGGACAGGAGTCTCTGGGCCATCATGCCCATCTCGTCCATGTTCAGTCCATGGCTGAAGTCTATGTTGTACCCTCCATTCTCCCTTGTGCCAAGGCTGTACATTGTCCTGCCCATGCTCATGGCCCTTCTGTGCGAAGCCATTACGCTGTACGGATTGAACATCTCGGTCGGCCCAAAACCTGCGGCTTCCCCTATGCCAGAAGCACCGCCGGCTATCTGACTGAAGAACCTTTCTCCGTTCGGCACGCCAAGAACGGCCCCGAACGTATCTGGCGCCAGATGGTACATGGAGCCGAACATTGACGAAAGCCCCTGTCCAAGTCCGGAAAGAGGGTTTACGCCAATCCTGTCCACAAACATCTCGGCAGCCCGGCTTATCGTCTCTTGACTCTGTCTTAGGGGGACGGCCTTTGTGGCGTTCGACATCTGGGCATTCATCATCGCCGACAGTCCGTCGATTCCGGCGGCGCCCTGTCCGGCGCCTCCAAGGGCGCGGACGATGCTGCCGATGTCCGAACCGGACATCAGCATGGGAAGGAGTATGCCTAGAAGATCGTTCATTTTCCGATTATATTATACCATTTAGGGGTCTGTCGGTAAACCGTCAGACGCTTCTGCCGAGTGTGCCGCGGAGGCTTTTTTCGATGCCTCTATTTCGTCAAGTTCGTCGAAATATCGGTCGTAATCAACGTCTTTTCCTGCGTCTCCGTCGAACCTTACGTACGGAAATGCAATCCTGAGCATGAATCTACGCCTTTCGTCTATCGACTCTATTGCCGAATCGACGTCTATCTTGCCGTGCGACAGTATGGAAGCCGACGACATGATGCCGCATTGCATGACGGATATGAGATCCCTCCTCTCAAGGATATCCCTTCGGCATCGCCTGTGGATCCAGGTATGCCAGAAAACAGCCTTCCGTCCGTCTTCAAGCAGCCTGCAATCGTACCCGATAGCGCCCTCGAACTCCCTCAGGGCGTATCGGGACTCCAAAAATTTTCATTCTCGGCCTCTTTGCACAGCGTGGAGTATATCAGGTCGAAGTCCGATATGCACTTTATCACGGCGGAGAACACGCCATATCCTAGACCATCCCAAAATGCCGACCTTTCCACCCACCCAGGCTGCTTGACGGTCTTTCCGTCGCTTTCAAGCGTCTCGAAGAGCGGCTCCTCAAGAGCCGGCATTTCAGTTCCGTTGTATCTTGCGATCTGAGCGGCGGCAAGGTATTTCCTGTATCTGCCGGAAGTAAGCCCGGCCGGATCCTTCGCTCCGCTTTTCACAGTCCATGCCGCAAGCGCGTTCGTCTCGTCGGCCGTAAGCGAACGCACCGTAAGCTTGATCTTCCCTCCGAAAAGAGAATAGTCCTTTGTGTACCTCGTGTTTCCGACAACCGCGTCGATGAACGCAATCTTGTCCTCAGGGGACACCACTACGCTCTTTTTGCCGTTTCCGAGGTCTATTTCAGATGACGAGCTTAGATTCTCTTCAGAGAACGCACCGTCCTTCTTTTCGTTTTCGGATGACTGCGCGGCTTCAGGCTTCTCAACCTCTGCGGCATCGCTGACAGCCACGTTTGGTTCTTTGGCCTTTTCAGGCGTTTCGGGATTTCCCGAATCGTTTCCCATTATTGTCATTGCTCTTCCCTTCTTTTGTTTACTTTCTGACAAGATATCCGCCCTTGAGCTTCACCGGGCTTATCTGAGACTTCTCCTTCACGGTCTTGCGGCTCACGTTGAATCCGTCAGACGTGAGGTTCTTGGGCTGAAGACCGTCGAGCTGGGCGTATTCGGCCGAATCCTCGGCCTCCTTGCCGGGAAACGGCTTTCCGTTCTCCCACTCCGGCTTTTCCTCGTAGGCCTTGGAGTCGACGCCTCCGTTTTTGAGCGTCTCGTAGATCTTCATCACCTGCACCCACGCAGGCTCGTACATCCTGAAATTTCCTCCGGATCCGCCTATCGACCACGGCTTGTCCGTTCCGCATTCCTGGGAAGTCCTGAATCCGAACACCATCTTTTCAAGAGCTTCCGCGCTGAATCCCTCCGAAGCCTGCTTTTCGTCCGCGAGGTCTTTCGTCGCCTCGACGAACATAGGCAGATATTCGGCCGCGATATTGCCGACGTCCTCCCATGTCATCGGTATCGGAGTCTTGGACCCCCTTGTTAGCGTGAGTCCGTTTGCCGCATAGATTCCTATTGACCTGGCTATCGCACTGAACGAGTTCCTGTTCACCGCCATGGCGGCGCCTTCGGAAGCGATGTATGTGGTCTTGGTCCTCGCCCTTAACATCTTGGCGCCTATGTCCACACGCCCGTCGATGCTCTTGTCTCCGGAAACGATCTTCGTGACTTTCCTCGACCTCACGACCACCTTCTGCCCGTCTACAACGACACCCTGGTTTTTCGTGCGAATCGTTATGCCGGCAACGCGAGCCTGCTCGCCCTTGTCCTTGCCGTCCCACGGAGACACGCCCTTGCCCCTGGATTCGATTATGACGCCTCCGGAATACTGGCTTTCGTCTCCTCCGCCAAGGATCTCCATGTTCCTGGCGGCGCTCAGACGTACATCGTGCTCCGACGCATGGATGTCTACCGAGTTCTGCGCCTTGTGGACGATGTCGTCTCCGGCTATCGTGAGAGCCGTCTTTCCGGGGAGCAGCATTACGTTTCCGGCGCACGAGATCGATACATTTCCTCCAAGCATGACGATCTCGCTGCCCCAGGCATCACGGATGATGATGCTGCCGTCCTCTCCGATGTACGCGCCGGCACGCCTCTTGTCGTACTTTTTGAGCTTTACGGTCTCGTTGCCGTCGAACTTCTCGTCGTACTTGTCCGAAAGCGGCTTCAGGTCCTCCTCCTGCGGAACGTGGTAGTCAGGTTCCTTGAGACCAAGCCCGTCAACCCTTGCATACTGAGTCTTTAGGTCGTACGCCTGACGGTCGAACAGTTCAAGCTGCCTGTAGCATGGGTCGGATTCGTCATGCTCGAAAGGCTTGAGCACCTCTGGATCCTCGTGATCGTGATCCTTGTCTGTAGGATAGCACTTGCGCACAGGAACCGGAATGCGGCCGGTGCGCTCTATCGCAATCATTCCGGCCGCGGACAGGCGATACTGCCCGGAAGGGTCGATCGTCTCGCGGCTAACGCCCTCCTCGTTCGGCTCGTCTCCCTGCTTGCGCACTCCAGAACCTGCAGGATCTGGACGCAGGCAGAAGTTTGAGCGCAGATGCCCGAAGAATCCTGCAAGATCCTTGATTCTCGGACGCATCGTCTGGTTATTCCCCTCTACCGGCTCTTTAGAGTCTTCTTTCCATACCCTTGCCTGTTTGGTGGCTCCTCCAAGACGTTCCTCCTGATAAAGGGCGAAGTTTCTTTCGGAAGAAAGGAAGCGTGCGTTGTGGAACTCATGCACTCCACCAAATATCGAGAACCGCTGGTACGTGTCGCATGCGAGTCTGGCGAGGTTCGATAGGGCAGACATCCTTAGCGACGCTCCGCCGCCGAGAAGCGTGGCCGAGAAAAGCCCACCCTTTATGCCGCAGTTGTGCTGGTTTACGTGGGAGAACTCTCCAGGATACACGTCTGTCGGCCGGAAGTGAGTAGAGACATGCGTGGAATCGTCGTCCTTGTTCTCCATCGGCGTCACAAAGCAGGGGATGTTCCTGTCCCATGTGCTCTTCTTCTCTTCGTCCCATGTGAACGAACGCCTGTGGTACTGGTCCGGATCGTTGTACTTGTCACCTCCGTTTCCGGAGAAGTTGAGATGGTACGGGATTCTGCCGATGATCACGCCCGCATTTGCGAACGCCGCCACCTCAAGAACGAGAACAAACTCTCCCTCACGAGCCGGATGCGTCTCGGAGAATCCGAACGAATACGACAGGAGTTCGTCTGCGAACACGCACGACCAGATGCTCGAATCCTCCTGCATCAGCACGGCGGCGCTGTGCGCCTGCGGATGGTATGCGATTACAAGTCCCTGGCGGAACACGTTCTGCTTTCCATACACCGAATTGAAGAAGTTCGACACGCCAAGCGGGTCGTCGTTGCCGAAAACGGGAGCCGAACCCCTTCCAAGCTGTATCGTGGAGAATTTTGCCAGTCTGTCCTTCATCGGAATTGTATTATATCAAAATATTGACCGAAAATAAACGAGGGCCCCGGATGTCTCCGGGACCCCCGCTCATGCCTACAGCGCTTGTGCAGGTCAGGACATTTCGAGAGCCGTGAACGTGACTTGGACGCCCTGTGCGACGTATCCACGTCCGCCCTGCGCGTCCACGGACACGTTGGAGGCGAAGCAGTTCTTTGCCGTGACCGTCTTGCCGGCCATGTCGCAAGCGTCATTGCCGTCGAACTTGATCGTCATGTCGAACGGCGTGCAGTCGTCTCCAGAGAGCTTGAACGCCTTGAAGGCGTCAACGCCCTTGGCGAGTATCGTGTTCGCCGTGAACTGGCCCTGGGGCTCGCCGAGGCTTACAACGCGCTTCTTGCTGAGCGCAGGGACGATCTCGACCTGACGGCCGAACTGCACCTGCACTCCGAGAGCGAGGAGCGTGGATCCGCCTACTGTGACGATGGCCTTTCCGGCCTTGATTACAATAGGCTTGTCGGTAGAACCGCCGAATACGGAGTTTGCCATGTTCTATTCCTCTCTTTCCTTAGACTGTGAGAACGATGTCGATGTTGTTGCACGGATACGGGACGCCGAGCGAGATCGCCACGTCCACGTGATCCTTCATGAGCTCGTTCTGGCGTATGTACTTGATCTCCGTCTCATCGGTGATGAGCTGTGGACCGTATACGCTCGTGCTGCCGCCGAACTGGCTGATGAGCTGCTTTGCGAGATTCTCGAGGATTGCCACGAGCTCTGGCGTGATGTTGTACTTGCCGTAGTACGGGCGGAACACCTGCGCGAACGCATACGAGATGCTGTCCACGTTCTTCGTGATCGAGAGCTCGGCAGTGTTGAGGTTGCCATCCGGATACGCCGTGGTGATCTGGTGGCGGACGTACACGAGGTCGTTCGGAAGATCCTGGGCGACGATGAACGTGCCGCCGGCGGCGATCGTGTCGAGCTGCGTCTTGTTGTACGTCTGGTACACAAGCGGGATGTCGTCGATGCCACGCACCGTCACGTTCGTGATGGGCTGCTGCGGCTCGGTCGCGGAGATGAGTCCGGCCACCGCGCACGCGGCGAACTCGCCGGTCATCGTCACGCCGTCGTTCTTGAACACCGACGGGAAGACGTTGAGCATGCGGCGGGAAGCCATCGCCTTGGAAACCGAAGCGATGACCTCTGCGGACTCCGCTGCGGTGTAGGTGTGATAGATCTCTACCTTCTCAGGAACGTAGTTGCCTGTACCGGCCGTGAGATTCGTGACGTCGATGTCCTCCGTGACCTCAACCGTGTAGTTGTTGATCACGCGCTTCACGACGTAGGTGGCGTACTTGGCATCGCCCCAGGCGTCGTTGCGGAAGCAGAACCTGACCCTGTCGCCGGGAACGACTGTCGAGCGGAACGCCGTGTCGGTGTTGCCGTTCACGTTGTCGGTAGCCTTGACCACGCGGAACTTGTTGTAGTCCGTGAGTCCGGTCTGGATGCCGCTGTCGGACACGGGGATTGCGAGGAACTCGTCTCCCTGGGGATCCATCGCCGCGCTGAGCTTCGCGACTTCATCAGGAACCTCGGCAGACGCGGCGGCTATACGCCACATCTTCACGGTCTTCGTCGACATCTCAAGGACGTGGCTGCGGACGAGTTCGAGAACCGCCTCGTCGCGTGTCGTCGGAGCGAACACGTAGGCGCGGTCGGTGAGGGTCGCCCTGTTGAGCACCGCGTCGTAGCCGTCCTTGTCGTCGGACGGAACCGACATGAAGAACACCGGAGGAGCCTCGTCGCCGTCGTCCGTGGCCGAGTTGAGGGCGGCCATGTAGACGCCCATCGCGAGCGGGTTGTCGGGGTCGACCTTGCCGAGCATGTTCGCGACTTCAGAAGCCCCTGTGACGGAATGGAAGGTGTCTGCATAGGACACGATCAGCTCGCGGAACGTGACGAACAGGTCTGCGAAAAGGACCGGACAGTATTCGGGATCGGCGAAGAAGCCGGACACGAGGACGTTGAGCGCAGTGACCTTTACGCCCTTGAACGTCTCGCCGTCGACGGTGTACTTGCCCTGTTCCCACTGATATCCGGAGCCGGCCGAAATGTTCTTCCTGGTGAACTCGACACCGTTCATCACTCCGACGAGCTTGACCTTTACGGAATCCGTGTCGGCGGTCTCGGGTATCGCGTCCTCGATCGTCACAAGCGTTCCTGCGACGCCTTCGGTTGAGGAGTCGCTGTCGATGTTCCACGCCTCGGAGCTGTACTTGACGTCGACGATCTTGGTCTTGATCGTGCTCGTCGGCGCTCCGGTTCCGCTCTCCTTGTACGAAACGAGAAGGATGTCTCCGGCCGCAAGGTTGCGCGGAAGAGAAGCGTCACGCGTCGCGGGGCTGCCGGATATGTCGCGATCCACAAAAATCTTCCCTGCGAAGAGGAGCTTCGTGAAGCCTCCGTTCTCCGCACGGACAGATGCAGAAACGCCGGTCTCAGGCAGGGTGGCCTTCGCCGTATTAGGCGTAAGGTTGGCGAGCTCGACGACCACGTTGTCGCCATGAAGCTTCGTGTACTTTGCGTCAACCGCATCCTCGTCGATAGCCCCAGGATACTTGAAGGACTTCTCTGAGCCGTCGAAAGTGCCGACCGCAGTTCCGGACTTCTCATCGTCGTTCGAGTACCGATGGAGCTCGTAGTTCGGCCCGAATATGAATGCGGGCTGGTCGCGCTCGATCGAAGTCGGTGCGATCGTCATGTTCTGGTCGACTGTGACCATTGGTCTCTGGTATGCCATCTTTTTCTCCTTTTAGGCTTGTTTGTGTTTGCCCAAATCGTTTAGTGCTCCGTTCATGCTGATATGATAGCAAATAATTTTTCAACTGTCTAAAGGCGTATTGGTCGCGGCGGAAACGTCTCCAAACTCTATCTCCACCATGCCGTTTCTTACGTCCACGCTCGACCCCGTGACATTCACGGCCGATCTCCCATCCTCTATCATGTTTACGGCCTTCAGGATCGGAGACTCGATCTTGACCACCCACGAATCGGTGAAGTCGAACTGGACGTTGACGACTGAAACGTACTTGCCCTTGCCTACCGTCTGAGCCTGCTCCTTCTGCTGCCTCGGAACCCTTCCCGACACTATGAAATGATCGAAGCAGTACTCCTGGCAGAGCTGGTCCTGGAGCATCGAGAGGTAATTCTCCGTGTTGTCCGCCAAAGCGCATGCGGCGCCAGCCTTGTCGCTCACGTGCACTATGGACGCCATTCCCTTGGCATACCTTTCGTACGACCTCTCGCCGTCGTGGCTCAAGAACGTGCGCCCCTCCATGTCAAGGGTTGGATTGACGCCATACTGTATCTCGCCCAGGCACACGAATATGGCAGGAGTGAAGTCCGGCCTCTGATCCTCCCACCTCAGCTCCGTGTCTATCCAGAGCTCGGTCTTCTGGGGATCCTTTTTCCAGACGACGTCCGGGCACCCGAACGAACGGCCATTCTTGCCGGAATACATCACCCTGAGTATCGTGACGAATATGGAATACAGGACCTGCGAGCTTTTCCTCAGTTCGCAGATGTGCTCGATCCCGCCAAGCCTGTGCCACGGCTGGACTTCGCTGTTCGACACCGAATCGATCTTTGGGTCACTCGCCATCGTCTGCTCCAATCCTGTATACCGGGTCGCTGAGCGGCGCCTCCTCGAATCCAAGCCTCTGCAGGCACGGGACCCTCCTCACCTCGGACACTATGCTCGATATCCCGACAACGTACCTTTTGTCCTGCGCAACGTCGACGATCACGTCTCCCTTCTTGACGACCGGATTCCCGATCGCAAGAGCCTCAAGCATCTTCGATTCATGGGTTCCGTCGTTTGAGTTGTGCATGCTGTGCGAAGAATCGGTCCCGAACGATATCATCATCCTGTGAGGACCGAAATACGCAGGATACCTGCCGGTTCCGAAGCACTTCTTGCAGTGCGAATCCCTTACGTCGCCAGTGACCGGATCTATGCAGAAAGTACATTTCGGGCCGAACGTGGACCGTATGTACAAATCGCACTCCGTCCCGGACAGGACTCTCGCCCTCAACGCCTCCCTTCGCATGATCTCCCTCGCAAGAAGATATTCCCTGCGCGGAAGATCTCCATACGGCTGCATGGGATGCGAAAAGTACGTTCCGAGTGGGGTTCTGAGCACAATCCTGAAGAACAGCGTGTTCGACTTTCCGACGAGATGCTTCCCGCCCTCGTCGCGCCAGGCTATCACGTTCTCGAGGACTGGCGACAGGTCTTCCCATGGCCCTTCGGCCGTATGCCCCTTCTGGACGACGAAACGCCACGGAGCCGGGTCGTCGAATCCGCCGGACATCTCCCAGCTATACAGGAATCCCCCAACATAGCTCGGGGAGATCCTGAAGGCGTAGAATGGAGATTCGGCGGACATGACTACCGCTTGACAGACTTGTATCCTGCCTGACGGATGGATTCAAGCTGCTCCGGAGTGAGCTGTATCTTTGGCTTGTTTGCCTTGCTGAACACTTCGACAAGAGGATTTGCGGCCGCGCCGCCAAGCCCTCCTATGAGAGCCCCTGTGGCGAATCCCTTGCCGCCGCCAAAGATGCTCCCGAGAGTTCCGCCGAGAAGCGCTCCTCCGCCAGCTCCGACAAGGGCCTTTGTGCCCGCATCCTGCTTGCCATACCAATTCTTTGCCTGGTCAAGCCATGTCTTCAGCTTGCCCCAGATATCAGTGTCGGCGGCCTCTTTCGAGAGGATGAAACGCGCAAGAGCCTGTGGGTCAACGCCATGAGCCTCTGCGCACTTCCTGAATCCGCGCTCATAGGCCTCGTTCACGGACGCCTTCTTCTCTCCGCATTTCTTTCCATCGTCTGGTTTTACCACAACCGGAAGGCTGAATGCCGGCTTTTTCTTGGCAGCCATGTACGCTTTCATGGCAAGAGCCTTTATCTCGTCTTTTGTCATCTTGGACATTGCACTAATCCTTTCTTACTGCTTTTTCCTTGAGATTGAGTGTCAGCTCGCCGAGCTGCTTGAAGACGTTGCGGAGGCGGTCCTCCATCTGGACTACGTCGTCGCTGCCGTATCGCTGGTTGAAGTCCTCGTGCTTCCAGTAGAAGAGGAAGAGGATTCTTCCAAGACGGTCGATCGTGTCCATGAAGTCGGGGATGTACGAATCGACGACATTTGCCGTGTCGTACACCTTCACCAGTCCGCCGATCGCCGCCTGGTCGAACACATGGCGCTGTCCGGCCTTTGCGGCATCCTCGGCGAGCCGGCGAGCCTCTTCGTCGATCGGAAGGGCTCCTTCTCCCATGGCTTCGTTGTGCTCGTCAGGATACTCGCCGCCGCCCATGCTGCGTTCCATCTCTCCGCCGACGTTTATCCCGCGGGTCATCCCTCCTTCGGGAGGAAGACCGGGAACGCCGGTGAACTGCCCCTGGGTCATATCGACGTAAGGCGACGAGTAGACTGGGACTCCGGAATACGGATCGATCGAAGGGAGCTGCTCCATTGGAGCCGGCATCGAGACGTTCACCAGCCCGTCCTGCGCCTTCTTCTCGACCTTTTTGAGCGAAGGAACCTGAACGAGAAGCATCACGCTCTTTGCGGAAGCCGCCTTTGCCAGAACGGAGAAAGCCCTCCGCGGACGGAACCCGAACCTCGTGACGAGATCTATCGCCGCGGACTTGTAGTTCATCGGTCCGTGTCGGCGCTTGGCGCCATCGACGATGACGCTGTAGTCAACGCCGTCGGAAGCGACCTTGATGCGCTGGATGCCGTCGCTGCGCATGGTCTCAAGGATGTCCATCGCGCTTGCGAATGTGTACTTGGACTCGATCTCGGCGCGTTCCTTCGCGAACTTGGCCTCGCGCTCGGCGCGGTCTTCCGGCTTCTCGTTCTCGACGTACGGCGCATAGCGGCGGACGACACGGATCTTGAGAGCCTTCCAGTCGTGCGGGATTATGACGCCGGCCGAGGTCTTCTTCGGGAGGCCAGAGAAGGATCCGATGCTGATGAAGTCGCTGGAGCCGCAGCACTCGCAGGGGCAGCAATCGCAGCTATGGTCGCCCTTCGAGCCATCTTCGTTGTGGAAGCGGTCGCGCAGGTTCCAGTCCATGAAGCCATAGCTCTCGGAGAGCCCGTCCTTCGCGTCAGTCACGATCTTGGCGTCAGAGCCGTAGCCGGTTCCGAAGCGGACGTGCTCGCCGTCCTCTATGGTGAACTTGATGAAGAACGGTCCGGCCGCGTTGCCCTTGTCGTCGATGAACAGATACGGAATCCCGTCGTCTCGCCTCGGATCGCTTGAACCTATCTCGATGTCGGATATCGGCGTGGCCTTGTTGAAGAGCTCCTTCAGGGCATCCTTGTCTCCAACGCCTTCGCCTGCGGATTCCTCGCTGAACTCCGTCGCTACGATTGCCCGAGGGCACGCCTCAGTGAGGATGTTGCCATCGTCTTCAAAGCAGATTAGGGTGTTCGTGTCTCTGCATGATGGCGAGAGTACCGTATTGAGCATTACGCCCTCGCGGGAAACTCCGTCGGACATCATGAAATTGTACTTTCCGGGACCATCCGGAGGCTGGAACCGGTGCTCGAAATCGACGAGCGCCTCGTCGTCCGTAACCTTGGCAACCTCGTCCTCGCCGCGCCTATCCTCGATCGTGAAGTCGTGCTCGATGATCTGGCGGGCGTTCTCCTCCAGCGAGAGAGCCTTGTCCTCCTCGCCGATGTCGGACGCCGGCGCATCCTGTGAAGCCTTGACAAGACCCTCTGTGGAGCCGACTACAAGCACCTTCGGCTTGGCGGCAGCCACCTTGCGCATGCGGTCGACATGGATCGATGCCTCCTTGAGGTTTTCGGTCCAGAGCGCCTCTGCATCCTTGTACAGAGACAGTGCCGCGTTGGCAAAATCAACGTCGTGCATCGCCTTGAGGAAGCGCGTCATGCACTCGGGTCCGCCGACCTTCTCCATGAAGTCCTTGAAGTACTTCGACTCTGCCGCCTTCTCGACCTCGCCCTTGCAGACAGCGCCGGCGAACATCTCGCGAAACGTGGCGTCCTCGGTCATGAGCCTTGCCGTAGCCTCCTTGACATGCTCCCAGGCCTCCTTCGGAGACCACGGGACGTTCTCGGCCATCTTTCCGAGAGCTGCCTGCGGGCGCTGAACGAACGTGAGGTCGGGGTTGCGCATCGTGTCGCGAACCTCGCTGCTCGCCGGAGATCCGATGCGGATCGAATGCTTGTTGACGATGAAGTCGATCCACTTTTCCGTCAGCGGTACGAACTGGTTCGTCTTCTTGTTGAGAATGAGGTCGACTCCGCGCACCTGGTTGTTAAGGAAGAACGCCGGGATGTAGTAGAAGTCGTCGTCGACCTTGTATCCGAAGATCCCGACGGCCTTGGAACCGTCTTCGTTTCTGTCGACCACCTCGAAACCGAGCATGTACGGCACGAGCGCCGGCGCCCGGTCGTTCACGAACTGGTATGCGAGCGAGCCAAAATCATCCTCGAACTGGCGCTGGTTTGCGGATTCAGGGGCCTGCATCTCGTCGGGGTTGCCGACTACAGGTGACTGACCGACGTCAGGCGGAATGCCTCCGGGGCCTCCTGCCGGCATTCCGGCCTGGGCTTCCTTGAACAGAATTGTATCACGCCCGACATGCGGGCGTATCTTTAGCGAATCGAAAGTCGGACGTGACATGGGTTCTCCTTTGGTCATTACAATGATTATATCATATTTTACCGTTATCGCTCCGCCGTCTTTGACGTAACGGAAACCTTTCCTGCGGTATCAACCGTAATTACAAAAATTCCGGCTCTAACGTTCCCTAGATGACTGCTAATGTCTGAGTTGGACATTGGCTCGAACGAATACGAATCCGAATCCGAAGAGTCCTTTCGTCTGGCTTCCAGGGATACTGAAACATCGGGATTGGATCCATCCCATGTAGGGAACGTTTTAGCATCCTCGTCGCTTCCATGCCATCCGAACGTAGGAGAGTTCACACTAATCTCGATACGAGCATTGGCACTGCCGCTTTTGTTGCATTTATCGCCATCAGACGGCACGTTTATTCCGAAAACGTATGTATCAGACCCGTCTTTGTGCTTGCTGGATATCCGCGAACAGTTTTTCGTCGATGTTATCGACGGGCTTATACGGCTGCTATGATCTACGCTATACTGTTCGCATGTTATTTTGATTATAGAAGGATACGACACTCTTACGACCAGCGGATGGCATTGAACACCGCCCGAAAGATATGTTTCAGGGCATGACATTGTGCGACTCCTACACCGTACCGCATACGGTACGGATGATCGAGAACTTTACGGCTGACTTCGTCACGCAAACCCCCATCCAAGTCCGACGTTGAGCTCGCGCTTCTTCTTGCGTATGGCCTGAAGGTACTCGTCCCTGAGGCGCATTGCCGCCTGGTCGTACTCCCTCGCCTTGTCCTGGTCGTTCACGGACGTTCCGCCGGCGTTGATCGCAAGGCTGTTGCGCCTGTACCTGTGGGCCGCCATCGAGAGAAGGTTTGAAGCAACCCCCATGAGAAGGATTGATCGGTACGGAAACTCGTCGTAGTCCATGCGGTAGATGTCAGGAGGCTCGTCGTTCCACCTGTCCACCGTTATGTTCATCGCCGTGCGTATTTCCTCTGGCGAGAACTCGAAATCGTCGAGAAGGATGTTCGCCGCGGGATCTTTGTCTCGAAGGAAGATGCGGACCTCCATGTCCGTCATCGGGCAGTCGTTCCCTACCGGAGAAATTGGTTTTCCTTCCCTGTCTTCTATGGTTGACGCCATATCATTTAACCCCTTTGTATTCCGAAGTATTGGCATCCCAAAGCCTGTTGTCAGGAATCCCAACAAGAGCCTTTACCCTCTCCCAGAGAAGCGAACCTGCGTTTGAGAAGTAGTTTCGGTCAGGACGGCCGTTTCTGCCGGCATCCCCTCCAATGACAAACGCTCCCGTGGCAAGTGCTGCAGGTATGACCCAGCTTTTGTTCCTGTTCCACCAGGTGTCGTTCTGGTCGTCGAAATCCATGCGACCGACAGCAGCCTCCTTGCACACGTTCGCGACGAACTCGTCTGCGTCCTTGGCGCCCATTCCGCATCCGTCCAGTGCGCTGTACGCGCCTGCCGAGAACATCGTCGCGATGATGTCGTCTCCAAGTTTCATCTGAATCTCCGTTGTGCTTGAGTCGCTTAAAATGATTCAGGCGGGGTCGGGACAACAGCCCGGCCCCGCCTGGACTAGCCATTCAGGCCTGTCTTATCAAGCGCCAGCGGGGCTGGAGCTCGACTCGAAGGGTTCCTGCTTGGCCGCCTCGCCGAAGCGGGCGAGGGCCATGCCGGCAATGTTGCCGAAGGAGAAGCCGCCCAGCCAGTAGCTGAACCACTTGATGAAGAACGCCTCCTTGTTGAGATACATCGTCCAGTCGGTCAACGTGTAGTTGTGGCCGAGGAACGACGGCTCCGCGAAGAAGTAGACATACCCCTCCGGGACAAGGTGGTTCTTGATCGTGGAGATCGCCTTGATCCCCATGATGGTCGTGCTGGTGAGACCGTTCTTCCAGTGCTCCTCAGCGAGATCGCCACCGATCTGGATGCGGTCGAGCTTGAGGATGTCACGCAGCGTGTTCTCGTGCGCGAGCAGGAGATAGTTGCGTGCGACGAACTTGCCGTACTTGTTGCCGCGGGGGAGCATCTTCGTGGCCTCGGTGAAGGTCACGCGGTCGAGACCCTCCTCGAAGTCCATGAACTGCACCTTGCCCGTGACGGGGTGCGGCGTGTTCGGGCCCTTGCCGGTCGTGTTCATGACGATCGAGTTGACCGTCTCGATGAACTTGCGGTCGTGCGTGGCCATGCCGTCCTTGATGCTGTTGTCGGTCAGCACCTTGCGGATCGGATAGTCGTACGTGCGCAGCTGGTCGATGTCCTTCGTGAACATCGGCGTGACGATGCGGGCCATCGGGGTGATGTACCGCGAACCGGTGATGATCTCGCCCTCAGGCACCGTCTCGAACGGCACGTACTTCGCGCCGGGGGAATCGGGCTCGAGGTCGTCGATGACGATGAGATCCTCGGTCATGGTCTTCGCGAGACGCTCGTTGCCGATCTGCTCCGGAGGGAGGATCTTGTTGGCGAACGAGCCCTCACGGATCTGCGTGCGGGTCACGTCGGAGGCGGTCTGCGCGACCTTCTCCAGGTTGGCCTTGCTGCCGTCCGCGATCATGTCGCGGAGCTGCGCGTCAATCATCTGCTCTTTGGCTTCCTTGAACATATTCGTGTCTCCTTTCTTTCCTTACTTGGTCCTGAAGCGGAGGACGAACTTGTTCGCGCCGGTGCGGATCGCAAGGCGCTGGTCGGTGCCATTCGCAGGAACCGCGATCGCGTTGTTGATCCAACGCTCGGCGGGAGCCACCGTGACGTAGCCGACGACGGTCGCGCTGGAGCCGGGGTCGGTAGCCTGGAGCTTGCCGTTGACCACGTAGAGCGCAGCGCCGACGGCGTACGTGTCGTCGGTCTTGAACTCCGTGGTCTCGAACTCGCCCTCCTGGTCGAGGGAGAGAGCGTTGATGCGAGGAACGCCGCCCTTCGGATCGAACGCCGAGCCGGCGAAACCGGCAGTCGGATCCGTGTAATCCTGGAGTGCGACGTAGAGGAGCTTGTCGGAGCCGCTTGCAACGTCCCAGACACCCTCCGCCGAATCACTGTCCGCCTCAAGGGCGACAATGGTGCCTCGTGCGATCGCCGTGACGCCGGCTTTCACCGGAAGCGTCTTGTCGACCTGACCGAGGCTGGGGTAATGACCCTTAACGGGGCTGAACCATCCCATTTTCTTTTACCTTTCGTTTTGGCTTTGGTCTTGTTTTTGGGCTGACCCGTGCATCAGTCCACGTATCCATTTGATCCTTGGCGCCCGCCAAAGACCAATCGAGACCACGGATCATCGACGCTTCGGGAGGAGAAGGATTCGGAAGCTCCGCCGAGTGTGGGCGCGGAGAAATTCTCCGCCATCTTCTCGACGAGGTCCCAAACCCCGCTTGGGTCCTCCGCGACCTTGTTGACGAACTCGTCAACCTTGTCGTTTTCGATCGCGCCGCATCCGGCCAAAACCTTAGCGGCGTGCGCGGCCTTTTTGTTGAAGCACTCACGGGCCTCAACGAAATTGTCAAGTTTCTTCTTCGTCTCGCCTATCTCGACCTCGGCGGCAGCAAGCTTTTCCGTGGTGCGCTTCGCGAGATCGCATAGGTCGAGTATGCGGGCCTCCTTCTGAAGCTTTGCAACCTCAGAAGGAAGTCCTGCGTCAACTGTCGTGTTTGCGCTCATCGGAACACACCTCGCTTCACTTGGCCTGATTCTGACGCTCAACGACGTACTTGGCGAGAACCGACGGATCGACGCCCAGCTCTTCGGCTTTCTTCTTGAAGCCTGCGATGTACGCCTCGTCGCCAGTCGCAGAAGCGGCCTTTTCAGCCTCCTTCGCCTTGAGGATGGAAGCAACCTTTGCGAGTATCTTCGCACCGGGCTTGCCGGACTCAGACTCGGCCTTGGCGGCAGCAGCCTTCTCCTGACGCTTTGCGTTGATTGCGGCGGCGACCTTGGCAAGCGTATTGGCGCGAACCTGTGCGGCGGCAGCCTTCATCGCGGACTCCGCGTCAGCTGCTCCCTGGGCCTCATCCTTGGCGGCCTGGACGGCTGCCTCGGCATCAGCGGCTCCCTGAGCCTCTGCGGAAGCGCCTTCACCAGAACCGGCAGCGGCGCCATCACCGGCACCACCCTCGATCGCGGCGGCGATCTCCTGAGCCTGCTCCTGCGTGATCTCTCCGTTTTCGATTCCCTGCGCAATGATGGCGGCAGCGTCATCCTCGGAAGGAGCGCCGGCTTCTTCGCCTGTGATTTCCTCGACGAGCGCCTTTGCGGTGTCGACGTCAATATCGCCAGAACTGACGAGGTCGACGAGGGCCGTGGCAAGCTCCTCTTCGGTCACATCCTCAGGGATTGCCGCTTCCCCAGCGCCTTCGGCCGCAGCGGCACCTTCTCCGGCGCCTGCGTCAGCACCGGCATTGGCACCAGCATCGGCACCAGCTGCCGCGCCGGCATCTGCGCCAGCTGCAGCACCGGCATCGGCACCCTCTGCGGCGGCGGCTTCGGCCGGAATGCCGGCATCAGCCATTGCGTTTTCTGCCGCAAGAGCAGCAGCGGCAGGATCGAGACCCTGCTCCTGAGCAGCCTTGATGCAGGCGGCCTTGATGATGTTGCGGGCCGCGGCGAACTTCTTCGCCTCCTCGGCCTTCTTCTCGGAAGCCTGCTTCATGACCTTTTCGGCGGCTTCACGGCCAAGCATGAACGTGGCCTGAGCTGCCGCAATCTTTGAAATCGTCTCGTCGTCGAGCTTGATGGCCTTCGCGCCCTCGACGCCAGCCTGCTTCTGAGCCTCGTCAGGCTTTGCGGCCTCTGCCGGCTTGGCTGCCTGAGCTGCCTGGGCAGCGGCCTGCTTCTGCTCCGCAGGCTTTGCCGCTTCCGCAGGCTTTGCCGGCTTGGCTGCCGCCTGCTTCTGCGAACCAATGTCGGCGAGAAGGTCCTTGACCAGGCTCGTGAGATGATCGTTGGCAACCTTGGCCGTAAGGGCGTCATCGGTCACGAGAGGTTTCTTCTCCGGATTGGCGAGCGCCTGATCCATCTCAAGCTTACCCTCGTTGAGGGGCTTTGCATCGCCACCTGCGACGGCTCCGGATGTGGACGTGGCTCCAGCGGGCTGACCCTGGGTCACTTCCTCGTTCGGCTTCTTGGCTTCTTCCGGGACCTTGGCGTCATGCTCGGAACCGGGAAGCGAATCAACACCGACAAGCGCCGCAGGATTGGCCGCGAGCGTTTCGTTCGCGATCTTCTCCATCGCCTTGAACCTGTCGATGAACTGTTTCATCACAACTCCCATTTTGACTCCTTTGTTTGTTAGTCGATTTTTCCGTTTTTCTTGCCTGCGCCTTCGGTCGCCGGCTTGTACATCGCGTACTTTTCGGCTAACTTGGCTGACACAGGTAATAATACAATATTCTTCATTTCATGTCAAAGCCCCGTCAGTGCAGCTGAGCTTTGATCTGCTCAAGGCTCTTCGTGTGCTCGTTCGCCTTGTTGCGGTTCGAGCTGGCCATTCCATGAAGCGCGGCAGAAAGCCCAAGGCTTCCAAGTCCGAGAATCCCGCCCTTCAACGCAAGTCTTTTTCCCTGGAGCTTAGGGGCGACTTTGGGACGAGGAACGATCGCAGAGAAACGAGGTTCGGTAGCGGTCAAGGCACCAGTAGGCTCCATCTTCACAAGACTACGAGTTGGAAGTCCTGCGTACGGCTTTCCCGGAGCGTAGACATGTTTCACGCCGGCAGGAGCGATTGACGGCCCCTTGTCGAGCATCTGCTTGACGCCTTTCAGCGTCATGGCGCCGCCTGCTGCTCCTCCTCCGACACCGACCATCTTGCCCCAGCCGGACAGGCTGTCGGCAGATTCGGCACGGCTCTTGGCGTAGTCGCCATGAGCCTTGGCCTGTCCTTCTAGGAAGGCCTTCTGCTCCTCGCTGGACTGGGCAATCTTTTCGAGCGCCCTGATCCTGTCTTCGTTTGTCATTCTTACCTCAACTTTCCTTTTATTCCGTTGAAATAGTTCACCCAGTTCTCGGTGGCCTTTGCCTTTTCTCCGACCTGGGCCGCCTCGGCGCTTGTGGCATGATGCTTGTCATACATCTTCTTGCCTCCGTACATAAGTCCTGCGCCAACAAGTCCTGCAATCCCGGCCTTGCCGGCTATCCTCATCCTGCCAACCCCGGCAGGAGGCCGCGCAAGACCGACCAGGCCCTTCGCGGCATATCCACCACCGGCCGCGCCAAGGCCCATGCCTGCGATGCCGATTGTCTTCTGCTGGTTTGCCTTGTCCTGCAAGGCCTTCTGCTGGCCACGCAAAGCCTGGCTATGAGCGGCAACCACGTCCGACGCCTCGTCGTTCGTGATTCGCTCAGACCCGGCCCATCCGTTGTAGCCTGCAATCTTCTCGAGTGACCTGATCCTGTCTTCGTTTGTCATTGCAATCTCCTTTTACTGCCTTTTCACCAAATCCTGAGCCGCGGAAACGAACACCACGTCGTCCTCGTTCAGAAAGCCACCAGACTTTCCGTCCATGACCGCGCACAGTGCGGCGATCTTGTACATGGCATACTTTTTGGCAAGCTTGTTCGCAACGGCCTGATCGACCGTTTCCGCAGTCTTCTCCGAGTTCGAGAACGAAGGTTCGCTTCCTGAAGCCACAACCTCCAGGATCCTGGTAACGGCATCGACGGTTCCGAATCCCATCGCCGCGGCAGACTTGGACATCGACTCCATCAGACCGAACGGAACAGGCCTCGACAGCATCCCTGCCGCCGCATCGAACCTCGAGCAGTTGCAGAACTCGGCGCACGAAGAAGCGTCTACCGCTTCTCTGATTACCGCGGAAGCCGCTTTTTCGACCGCAGGAAGGTACTTTTCGACGACATTGAAGTCTGGCCCGAAGGCATACTTGAAGAACGACGGGGCGTCCATCACGATGCCGGCGTCCCCAAGGGCGGCAAACGCGCACGACGGATCCAGTTCCCGCAGAGACATGAGCACGGAGTCGTCAAGACGTGCGCCGGCGAGCTTCCTGAGCTCGAACGTGTAGCAATCCCTGCCGGCAGGCTTCGTCTCGCCAGACAGCCAGGATTCGCACTTTGAGTAGGCATCGGCGAGCTTCCTCATGATGTCGAACTTGCGCTTGGCGGAATCGGACTCGATGGCTATGTCGTCCGGAAGAGTGTACCCCTCTATCTCCGCCTGCTTGACGGAGCTGTTTATCGTGAGATCGTCAGGCATTGCCGAGGCGACCTTGAGGTTCCAGGCTATGCGGTCGGCAGGACGACCGACGAAGGAGATGTCAAACCACCTTGGCTGGTCGTTGAACGTGCCGATCTGCGTTCCGTCCTCGGCTATCTTGCCGAGATTCCACTTGATGTGCTCGCACTCGCTCTTGTCTCCGGGCTTTTCGCGTATGGCGTTGCAAACGGAGCAACGGTCGTTAGGAACCGTGCAGTTGTGGACAGCAAGTCCAAACACCGTGTATGATTCATCATCATCTACACTGATGTTGTAGACCTTTGTGCTTTTTTTCACAGTCTTTACTTCAGACACCGGAACAAAAAGGTATCCTCCGGACTTGAACGTACGCATCTTTGAAAGTCCGCATACGGATATCTCCTTTGCCTTGCTGATGTCAGAAAACAGATCGGAGTTTTCGTTGCTGACAGAAACAACGTACTCTACAGGGTCTTTCGACCTTATGGAACCACGCTTCTCGCCATGCTTTATGACGGAACACGACGATGGAACACCAACAGAAGCAAGTAACACCTGTAAATCGTTGGCAAGCGTCTTGGAGCTTATGCTCCAGTGCATACCACTATTGTCCTGCCATCCGTCTCCGTTGAACCAAGCGGCTGCAAAATTGAACTTTTCCTCTATGCTTCCAGTCCTCACTGACATAGGAATGCGCTTGTTCTCGCATCTCTTACCGCAAGATTTCTCTATGTCATTGCGTATGGAAGTTCCGTAACACCTCAACACGACGCATTTATCAGGGGAAAGTCGATGAGGCTTCTTGGAAACTGAAGTCCAGTTGGCCAGCTTTTCGATCTCGTCCACGAAGCAATCGTTCACATTGCACGTAATCTGGGTGCATCCTGCGGAAAGACTTCCTTCAGCCATGTAGTATCCGTACAATCTGGCAGTCTGGATTCCTATTCCACCGCATGAATTTTCCCACATCGGTACGCACATGTAGTGCTTGTCGGTGAGATCCCCAGCTGGAATCCACTTGAGATACTTGTGAAGTTCTTCACGATGGCGCCGGCGCCACTTCTTTCCGGGATGGTCTACACGGTCTTTTCTGTATGCACGCGGAATGTCGTCGAAAGACGCGGCAAAAACCGAATGGTTCGGAGTGATTTCGAGCGTACGATTACCCCATGAGATGAACGAGACCTCGCGATACTCGTCTACATCACGAGACATTGTAGCATTCACACGCTTCCACTTTCCAAGATGCGTAAGAACCGTATCTCCAACCTTTATTTCCTCGATAGGACGATATCCGTCTATAGAAAGAATTGGAGTGCCGGCACGTACGCAAGCCATGCTGAACGGCACCTCGCCGGTCTTCTCGAGTCGTTCGAGATGGTCGTGGGCCTTCTCGTTGTCCGCCCAGATGTACAGTTCGATGCGGTGCATCTGCGGATTGTAGGCGGCCGCCTTGATCTGCCCGATGGCCTTTTTCGGATCCTTGTTCCGGTGATGCTGAAACACGTGCCCGTGCTTTACGAAGGTGTCGTAGTACTTCTGGCAGGCCTCTTTCGAGAAGAGGTCTCCGTTGCGGTTCATGGGATAAGCCTCGGAGTCTCCGAGGGCAACGAGGTGGATGCCGGTCATGCCCTTGGGTGGCTTCAGGGCGTCGTAGTCCATCTTGAAGATGGTAGACGCCTGCTTTCCGAGTTCGGAAGCAGACTTGACGATCTCGCCGCCAACTCCTACCGTGGAGCTGATGTCAGAGGAATATGTGACCTTGATCATCGACATGGCTTATTCTCCACGAAGACGAGCGGCCTCCGCCCTGTTCTTCTCGGCAGCATTGCCAAGACCGTATCCGAGCGCCGCGAGTGCGGCGGCTCCGGTAAGACCGCCTATGGTCTTCCCCTTGGCCCACGCCTTTGACCTCCTTGCCACCTCCTGCAGCTTGCCGTACTCGTCCAGCGAAGCCTTCAGCTTCGCACCGTTCACGGCGCTCGCATGAGGGGTCTGCATGTTTTTTGCGAAACTGCCGAGATTCCTCATCTCTGCCATGTCGGCAGCAGCTCCGGCGGCATCTGAGACCGGCCTTGCGTTGAATCTGCCGATAATCTTTCCCATCCGGTGCTCTGCCATCCTTGCCGCAGCGGCACCCGCTCCTCCAGAAGTGGCGCCTTCAATGCCCCTTATCTCCGCTTCGACCTTTGGCAGCTTCCTCTGTGCGGCGGATATCCGATACCAGTCCTTTGCGCTTCTTGCGCCAAGATAACCAGATCCAAGTCCTCCAAGATAAGATCCCCAGGAACCAGCTTCCTGGACCCCTGCGGTGTCTGCCTTGTCCTGACCGGCAGCGTCTGCATCGTAGAACCTTACCGGACCTGCTGCCGTCTGCGCAGACTTCCCGAGACCCTTGCCGAGATTGTATCCGGCGTATGCGCCTGCGGCGCCGGCACCTATAGGGGCAAGAACGCGGATAAGTTTCATCCATGGAGATTCCTTGCGCTTCTCCTCCTCGCTCTTTTCGAGAATGGAAGAAACGATGGCATGAGCCAGAAGGCCGCCGCCGCCGGCGAACGCCCAGTTGGACCAGTCTTTCGACAGGTCTCCTCCGGACGTACTGTTCGGAAGCTTCATTCCAGACTTGTAGTCCACAAGTTCAGCTCCGGACGGAAGTTCGCTGACGACTTCCCCGGTCGCGCTGTTTACGTACCTTTTCGCTGCTTTTTCCATTGAAGATCCTTTCATATCTCAATTACCTCCTCAGTAGGAAGCGTTGCGCCTTTCGTGCGAAGTTCGGTCACTACCGTCTGAAGCCTCTGGATGACCTTCTCCTTCCACGCTATTCCGACTGCGACGGCCTCTTCGTAGGAGCCATAGTCCCTGGAGTCGAATCCCCTGCTGTACGGGAATCCGTGCAGCACGCGAATGAACTCGCTGCCGAAGGTCTTGGACTTTGTCTCGGATTCGTGGACATACTGGATTTCTCCGCCAACGTCGACCTCGGGCTCGCCAAACCTCTCCATGAGTTCGATGTCGCCCTGGCTCCAGTCCTCCGTTGAGACAAGAATGCGGTATACCGCATTGTCCATATCCCTGAAAATACGTATCTTCATGTTCAGACCCTATTGGAATCCTTTATGGAACTGTCGAGGCTTGTCAGGCGCTCGATGTTTGACATCGCGACGCCCCTGTCGACATCGGAAATCACCTTTGCGTCGGCAGGAGAGATTGCGATCGAGTTCACTGCGCTGCGCAGGAACGACCTTACCTGTGCCTTGTCGAGAGACACGCGAGGAGAAGTCATCACCATCGCCTTGTACGTCTCCGCAACCTGGTTGGGGTCTGCATCCCTGATTATGGGATCGTTCGATAGAAGATCGGCAAGGATCATCGATCTCCTGACGTTGAGCAACACCTGGCGCTCGTTGGCTATTCCTTCGTTCCCGCCAAGCGCTCCGACGGCATCTGAGACCGAAGGTATCGGCATTGTGAGAACGGTGTTGGGAGCAGCCCCCTTTTCAATGTCCCCCGCAAGCTTCATTACCTCTTCCTCAGAGACACCTGTGTCCCTTATGAGGCTCGCAAGCTTCAGACAGAGGTTGGCATCAGGTATGGACTCTCCTGCGTCGGACTCCACTCTCTTCTCTGCACGCTTCTCCTTAGGAATGCCATGAAACATGTCGGCAAGGCCGACATCGTTCTCCTTCCCCTTGAGTCCTACAGCCTCAAGCATCTCGTTTCTCGCTTCTGCGGCCTTGGAAAGGTAGAAGTCGCGCTTCTTCTCGTATTCCGCAACCATCGCGATGTTGCTCTCGATGGTCTCTGCGACCTTGAGCAGGTCGTCAACCAGCCCTGAGTCGAACACGTGCATCTTGGCGAACCTTCCGCCATCGGAATCTGCCACCTTGGTGCTGTACTCGGCGATGTTCTTCAAGGCGTTCTCGCTTGAGCAGGCGGCCTTGAACATGTCGGCCATGTCGTCGCTTGCAAAAGGAGCCTCGATTGCCTTGGCGACCTTTATCGAGTCGCGCTCAACCTCAAGCCTCAGGTTCCTCACAACGTCATCTGCGGCGTCTGCGGCAGACTTGAGCTGTCCGATCTTCTCGTCGATGATCTTGTACAGGCTGCGCTGGGATACGTTAAGCTCATCGGGAATGCGCTCATTCTCTGCAGAAGCCGCCTTCATCATGGATGCGGCGCCGGATGCACGGGCTTCGATCGTCGGATTCGTCCTTGACGGGTTGGACCCGTAGAACGAGTAGTCGGCATCCGATTCCGCCGACGCCTTCTTCTGGGTTTGCTTCGAGCACCCGTCAACGAGAATCTTAGCAACAGCCTCCTTGCTGGCCAGCTCGCACGAACCTGTAGGATCGCTGGCGTCCTTCTCCTTGTTGAGAGCCGCAAGAGTATTGAACATCTCGACGAGACGTTCCGCCTGCTTTTCGTTGAAATCCCATGCTTCCGCGGCGCACGCCACGGCCATGTTTGCGCCCATGCCGCCGTTGTAGTCTGCGGCGGCAGTCTTGAGCGCTTTCATAAGCTTTTCTTTTATCATGGATCTTTTCTCCAACTCGTACGAATCCACTGTTTGCAGTAATTATACCAAATAGCTCACGCGATGTCAGTTGGCGGGGCCGTAAACCGAACTTACGGTGTTGGTCGGAGATGCGTACTGCTCCCAAGAGGGAATTTCAGGACTGCTCCCCTTCCTCGCGGCCTCAAGCTCCTGTCTCGATTTCCACCAGTCCTTTGCGGCGTCGACAGCCTGCGGGCCTCCATACATGTGCCATCCGAGGGCATAGGACGGAACCTTGGAAGCCGCCCCTACCGTCCTTGGCGCCATCTTGCCGATCCTTGTGGCATTCGCCATCCTGCCTAAAGCTCCAACGCCTTTGGACAGGGCACCAATGCTCTTCACTCCGCCGGCGAGATTGAGTGCCATCTCCGAATATCCGGCGATGGTGTCCCCTGTCTGGAGATCGGCAATGCGCGGGTCGTTTGCCAGCGCCTCTCCGCGGCTCTGGAGATCCTCCATCCTCTTTACGAGCTCAGGATACCTTGGATCGCTCTCGGATATGTTACCGTCACCTACGTCCCTCTGAAAAGCCTTAAGGTCTGAATTGAACCTTTCGTGCTCATCAGCGAAGTCCTTTCCGTATGTTCTGGCCAGATATCCTGGACGTTCCGAATCTACGCGGCTCGTCGCGTAGTCCCTCCACGACCCAAGCGGGGTGAACCTATCCTGGAATTTGCGTACATTGTTCCCGGCATTCTCGGAAAACATGTCTACGACGCCAGGAACGAACTCGTTTGCCACATTTGAAAGGCTCTGTTCAAGCCTCGCATCGGCGTACGGAGCTTCCCTCCATCCGACCTTTGCGCCGGTCGAAATCCCCTTTCCTATGGACTTCAACGAATCCTTGAAACGTCCCCAATCGGTGAATGCCTTCCAGCCATGGTTCCTGTCAGCCTCGTTTGCGCCTGCGAAAGCACCTCCCAAAGCGCCAGGAACCGTCATGGCCGCTCTGGTGACATACTCATCAACCTCTGGAAACCCCCTGCTTGCAGAGTTGATGAACGCCTTGGCTCCCCTTGCGATGTTGTCCGCACCTTTTCGGTATACCTCAGGCTTGTATACAGGGGGCACGATGAGCTGCGCCTGCTTTACAAGACGGTCTATCTCAGAAAGTACGCCCATTCAAGCCTCCTTTATCTCGATTGGATCGTTAGGACCGATCTCTCCGTTGCGGTATGCCGCCACGGCCTCTGCCTTGCTGTTGAAGTACCTCGTAGGCTTCCTGGTCCTGCCCCTTGTAAGAGCCCACAACCCTGAAATCTGCTCCTTCTCTGGCTTGTAGCGCATCGACTTGAGATCGGTAAGGCTGAACAGGTTCTTGGACGGAAGCATCTTCTCCATGGCCTGGTTCGCGGCCTTCATGCTCGCCGGCACGTGGATGTTGACGGTATCTCCGTCGTGGTCCATGTTGAATCCGCTGTCGATGAGCGGACAGACGTGGATCGAACGCCCCTTGACGATATGAGGCTTGAACGCCATGATATTGAACTTGTGCCACGTAGGCGCACGGTCCATGATAACCGGCCTTTCCTCCATTGCGTCGTCAAGGATGTGCCTTGCCGTGGCGTTCTTCTCCTCGATCATCTTCTTCGCTGTAAGAGGGGAATACCCTCTCTGGATGAGCTTGCGCTCAACGTGCGGCTTGTACATTTCCCAGGCCATTTCCTCAGGGATGCCGATCTGGTCCATGTCGAGGTTCTTGTCCGGGATGGTGACGGAACGACCGACGTTGTCCTGCGTCTTGGATATCACCTTGGACTGGTACATGCCGAACTTTGGTATCGTGCCGATGACCTGGCGTATGGCCCCTTTCAGGTTCTTCGCCTGGCCTTCTGCCGTGATCGGATCACCAAGTCCGTAGGCCGCCTTTACGGCGCCGTACACCGCAAGGCGCTCGTCGGCGAGCGCAGATGCCGGAAGCTCCTTGGCAAGTGCCTCGTAGTTGCTCTTCATCTCGATGAGATCCTTGTAGAGCTCGTTCATGTCTGGAACGAGCGCCACATCTCCCATTTTGGCGACGGGGCGGAACATGGGAGGAAGGACCGGGACCCTTGTGATCATCCAGTCTTCAGGCTTCTTCCCCATCTCCTTCGCGGCCTTCAGGTATCCGAGCACCTTTATGGCGTTGTCCCGCTGCGATCCCCTGCGGTTCTTTATCTCTGCCCTGGCGCGTTCGATGGAGTCGTCGATGTCTATCTTGGAGAGAGCATCCTTGATGGCGTCTCCGCCGGTCTTGCCGTTGAGTTCCTCGCGCCCGGAGAGAACCGCCTCCATCTTCTTGGCCGTAAGACCGAGTACTCGGCGTACAGGCTCCTCCATCATCGGGTTTGGAACCGCCTCCGGAAGCACGATCATGCTCCAGCGGTTGCCTCCCATGCCGCCGGTCTTTCCGAGATCGAACATTCCTCCCTTCACAGGCTGGAAATCGGAGTCGACCATCTGCGAGTTCTCAAGGACGCGCCCCTGTGCGAGCTCGTCGATATCCGCATCGGTCTGAGGCATTATCGACGTGACGTCGCCCTTCTCGACGACGTTCACGCCGCCGGCCTTTAGCGTATTGAGGAACTTCTTGTAGATGAACGGCACTCCAGGCTCTTCGACCGGCAACCCAAGACGGTAGCGGCGCCAGAACTCGTCGTTCATCTGGCCGCGGGTCGTCATCGAGTCCTTGATCACCTCTGTTGCTCCGTGCGACAGGAGGGCGAGGTTGTCGAATCCGGATATGCGCTTCGCTCCGTCTACGCCTCCCTTGGCCGGCTGCTCGTCCTGCGTATAGGCTCCGTCAACGCCGCGGGCGGAGTATTTCTTCTCGGCGAGGTGATGAAAAGCCTTTACGTACGAATATCCATCGCCTACATTGCGGATTGTACGTCCTGTCTGAGGATCGAAAACATCTGCAGTCTCCTTAACGCCGGCGTCGGCCATCTGCTTCTCTGTCCACGCAAGCCATCCCTCAGGAGGAGGAAGCTGCGGTAGACGGATCTGCTTTCCGGTCTTCTTGGCGACCTTGGCGAGATTCATGAGCATCACCTGCCCAGGAGCGACACGGGAAAGGAACCCCATCGGGTTCATGAGCATGTCGTAAGGCTCGTTTGTGGTGGCGTCCCGCGGCATCTTGTCCATGGGAAGTATTCCGCCGACAACACCCTTGAGCCCCTGTTCCGGCGACAGCTTGTCACCAACCTTCACAGGCGGCTCGCTCTTCACGATGACCTTTACTCCATGTGCGCCGGCCACGACGTCGGTGACTACTCCAGGCCAGTCGTGCTCCCATTTCTGGGACTTGTCGGTAAGCGCATTCTTGAGAACGCTCGACAGCTTCCCGAGCTGGGCATCTTCGGCCGAGAGCATCTTAGGCCCGATCGCCAGAATCATGGGATCGTCTCGATGGAGGACCGTCCCAACCTTCACGACGCCATTTTCGTCTATAGTGTCGGACTGGGCCTTCGTGTAGGCTTTCGGGAACGCGGCAAGATACTTGTTCCGTGCCACCTGAACGCCCTCTTTCGTGTCCTGCTCGAACCCGTAGAGCCTCGAAGTGGCGAGCTTCTTGGCCGCATCTTCGGATATCACGATTGCGTCTTCGTAGGAGGAAACGCCTGCAGGAGCGGGAAGGACCGCAACCTTTAGGTTACGCCCCATGTTCATCGCGCCGGTCTTGGCGTCGGTGAAGTTCGAGTTTGCGAGAATCCCGCCCTCCTGAACCTCGTCTCCTTTCTTGACCTGCGAAAAGTACGTTATGCCGGTCATCCGGTTGAACGGAAGCCCTTGTACAAGACTGGACGTATGAGTCTGTCCGTCCTTGCCGCGAATGACGATCTCCTTGTCGTTGGCCTTGATGACAGTGCCGGCGAACGGAGCCGTAAGACATCCCACCTTGCGCCCGTAGAACTCGCTGAAAGTAGCCTTTCCGTCGTCCATGAGGCTGTCCACCAGCGGTACTTCGCCCTCCTTCTGCGGAAGGTACTGCTCCCAGAACTTGGACATGTAGAACTGGCGCCCTGCCTGAACCGTTGAAGGCATCGGAGTCATGTTGATGCCGGCGGAAACAGTATTTCCGAATCCGGGAACCATGTAGTCGACCTCGTCACGATCAACCATGGTGGGAATACCCTTGCGCATGGCGTACAGACGAGGAGCCTTCGGATCCTGTCCGGGGAAAGCGACCGTGTGCGATGCCGCGTCGTCAAGGGCCACGTATCTGGTCTTGCCGGTCCGAAGATCCATCATCTTGTTGTAGAGCCTGTTGTCGCTGCCCTTCATGGTGCCGAGCGCCGCCCGGACGTCGATGCCGATCCCGAAAGATTCAGGGCCGCTGATGAAGTCGACAAACCCAAGATAGTCTCCCTGAACGTTGCGTGCCTCCGGAGTAACAAGATCCGGAGAAGATATGCCGCCCTCGCCCAAACGCGTGATGCGCGACTGCTGGGTGAGGATTGACAGGGGGTTAGCCTCCTCGCCCGGCATGGCGAGGCCGGAACCCGAAAGGAAAGTGTCGAGATACGGAGCAAGAGCGTTGCGCCCGATTCTGGCAAGGTTCTTGTCCCGCTTTGCCCTGAACAGCATGGACTTGGTGAGCCTGCCGGCGTCCTTGTCGATGCGCTCGCGCATCATGTCCTCGATGCCGTAGAACTTGCTGAAGCGAGGGTTGTCGCGTTCGTCAGGATCTTCGGCGCCGCGGTTGATGTTGAGGAGCTTCTGGGCCGCCCTGAGGATCACCTGTCCGGTAACGCCATTTACATTCTCAAGTCCGAGCGTGCGTACGACAACATCCGGATCGAGTCCGCTTCCTGAAAGCGCCTCGCTCACGAACTTTGCCTTGTCCGCAGGAGAAAGGCTCATGTCGGCCTTGCGTCCGGCATACCTGGCGTAGACCTTGTCGAGGGCACGCGGATCCATCTTTCCGACGTTTACGGAAGTCACCTCGTTGCCCCAAGACTTCCTGATGTCCTCGTCAGACACGCCGATCGCCCTGAGCACGGGATATAGAGGCACATGGCCCTGCCCGACGCTCATGTTGAGGGCGCCGGTCTCGCGGTCGAGACCTATCCTGAATCCAAGACCGTTCGCGACGTTGAACTGGGATTCGAGTTCGCCGTTCTGCTTGCGGCGAACGTACACGCCAGGGGAGAGGCGTGCCTGAGAAATGACCGTATACTCGTTGCCGTTGTTGATGATCGTCCCGCGGTCGGTATAGTACGGAACCCTTATGATCCCGTCGCGTCGCTCGTCGAGAACCTTACCAGTCTTCTTGTCTGTAAGGCGCCATGTGCCGGCTATGGAACACCCAAGCCTGCGGTTGTTGAGAAGGGCCTGCTTCTGCTGCTCGAGCGTGTAGGACGTAGGCCCCTCGTACTTCACGTCGCGAAGTTCGAGCCTTACGTCGTCGTCCTCGACCGGGAAACGGTTCTTGACCGCCTCCAGGACGTTGTCCATGATGGCAGTGCGGGTAGCCGGAGCATCGATGAACGAGCGGAGCTTGACGCCGGCCGGAACTCCTTCCATGGGATCGTCCTGCTTGGCCTCTGCCGTCTTCTCCTGTTTCTTTGCGAAAAACTTTCTGACCTTCTCGCGCTGCTCTTCCTCAAGCTTGACAAGGAGCTTTTCCGCATCCTCTTCGGAATCAGCCAGAGGCAACGGCCAGTCTCCATGCCCGCCGTACATTGCCAGTCCAAGCGTCCTGTTCTTTTCTCCGTCATGCCCTGTATGATCAAGCCAGCAACACCAGTAGTCACGGCCATTATCGCGCTTGCCACCGTAGTACCATCCAACTATCTTCCCTATCTTCGGTCCTCTCACGCAAGGTTCGACGACCCACTTCCCCTTAGGGAACTTCTTCTTCATCTCCTCTGGGACAGGATGGTCGGCATCATCCTCCGGAGCAGCTTCCGCAGCCTTGACCTTTATGGTATCGACTATCGGCTTTACGGACGCGTACTCGTGAAAAGGCTTGGTCTTGCGGGTGGAAGAATCGATCCACTTGCGGAACTCGGCCTTCGTGACCGGCGTGATCCAGCCAAGTCCGCCCCAACCCTTCTGGTAGCAGGCAAGGTACGTCTTCTTGGCGTCCTCGATGCTGTCGAATCCGTACATGACCTTGTGCTCGTCGAACTTCTTGGTCTTGGGATCGATCTGGTCGATGACGAACACGGCTCCCTTCTCAGGATGGTCGGAAAGGTAGATGTCGACAGGATCCCCGTCGACGCTCTCCGTGCCGCGGATGTCGCCGTAGTCGCAGGCGAGCATGTTGCGCCACTTCGTTCCGTCAGGAGACGTCCCGGAACGGTACGAGCCCTTCGGATTCTCGATGGAAATGCGGAAGCCGTCAAGGTTGAGATGTACCTTGCGGTAGTTTCCGACGCGCTTCTGCCCGTCGGTAGGATCCTTTGCGGCATCCGGAGCGCCTGCGTTCACAGCCCTCTGCGCAGGCGAAGACGCCCGCTTGCCGAACATCTGCTGTATGGTTTCGGTAAGGGTCATCGCGTTGCCTTTCAGGCCTTTGCCGGCTGATCTGTCTGTGCGGCAGGGAACATTTTCCTGATCCTGTCCTCAACCATGCCCTGCCCAAAGCTTGTATTCTTGGCAAGTGAAGACAGAATGTTGAACAGCCACCCGTCCTTCTTGAAGGTGCGTCCTATGTAGTCGTCAATCATCTGATTGCCATAGCTCTTGAACGCATCGTCATCGCGGAACTTCCCGATCATCATGTCCTGGAACCTTCCGCTAGACATGAGCTTGTCCTTGAAAGCCGGGGAATTATAGGAGTTCGACGGAGTCTTCCACCACGTCTTGAACTTGTCCCACGCCCCCATGCCTTTAGATGCGGTAGACTTGATAGCTCCGATCGCGGAGTTCACGGCGTCATCGTCTCCAGATACGTAAGCCTTTGTAAGGTTCAGGAGATTTCCGCTGTTCTCCGGCATTCCGAGCGCATCGACGGCGCCATTGACGATATCATCCTGCGACGCGCCATTGAACCCCAGAAATGCGTCCTTCTCGATTCCGGAACGGTCTATGCGCTCCGCCCCGACGATCATCGCCCTCTTAACCAAGATTGCTGACAGGGCCGTTTCGGCCGATATTGCGATCTCCTTGTCCTCCGAGGTCTTGTACAGTATCAGAGGCTCGTCCGGATAGCTGTCCGACTGAAGGGACTTCTTCTTGGCATCGGCCTTGCGCTTCTCCATGATCTTGTTCACTATCACAGCCGAAAGCGCGGCCGGAAGCATGAATGCCCCGCCAAGCGTCGTGAGCGCGGTGTATGCCATGTTGTCGCCTGCGGCCTGAGCCGACTTCTCTCCGCCCTCAAGGAGCTTTACGTACTCCTCGCGTGCATTCTCGACATCTTCGTTGGAACGCGACTTCCTGACGTTGTTCACAGCCTCCACGAGCTTTGCCGCCAGATACACGCTCGCAAGACCTCCGGCCGTAAATGCGAGCGGCCTTACGACGCCAGCGCTGAACATCGCCTTCCCCGTCCTGTCCGGATGGGTTATCATGTCAAGGAAGCCCTCGGCGGACTTCTCCTCATGAGCTACGGCTACAGGGTCTGTAGGACTTGCGAACCTGCCGTTCACATCCCTCAAGACCGCACCTTCTCCATCCTTCTTGTCGGACTTCCCGCATTCCTTCGTTGCTTTGTCCTCTGCTTTCTTGACAGAGGCCGCCTTTCCGAAGAAATCAACCTTCCTTCCGTTCACGATGGACTTCTTTTTGGCCTCGATGTCTTCTGCCGACATTTCCGCGGAGGGAGTGACTGCGCCTGGCTTGGACGAAGCCGCAAACGTCTTGGCGAAGTCATCCGGAGTGGGAAGCCCGCTCATGAACGACTCTTTCTTGACCGGAACGATTATGACGTTCCTCGCCTTTCCGAGATCGGTCAGGTCCTTCTTGTCTTTCTTCGCCTTGAGCCTGCTCATTACGACCCCTGCGCCGGCGGCAAGAGTGCCTGCGCCAAGTGCCGCCTTGAGATACTTCATGAAGATTGCCTTGTCCGCATCGGACATCGCCTTTTTTTCTACTGGATTGCTCATTCTACACGCCTCCATTGTTATTTTTCCGAGTCTTCGGACGATGCCGCTCCAAACTCGACGTATTCGACGTACTTCATCCAGTACGAAGTCCCGTCCTTTCTCTGGACAAGATCCTTGTGGTGGTCCACTATGACCTCCATCCTGGATGCCTTTTCAAGAAGTTCAGTCCAAAGCTTCTCGTACTCCTTGACCTGCTTTGCATTCGACAAGTCGAATATGCGGACGCACACCTTCTTGATCTTGACTGATTCCGTCGGCTTTCCGCCGGTTGCGTTGTCGATCAGCTTCTGGTATGCCGCCTTCTCGGCGCTGCTGCTGAAAAGGCTTTCAGGCGTAATCATGCTACGCCCGGAACCAGACATCGGGATTCCGCCAGGAACGGCTATCGAGGAAAAGCCTGACATCACTCGCCCCTTTCGTCAAGTGCCGCAACGAGCGCGTCGTACTTCTGCCTGTACTCCTCCGGAGTCATCTTCTTGTAAGACCGTTTAAGCTCGTCTCGCATTGACCTGACCCTGTCCATCCACTTGGCGTCCTCGAGCTCGCGCTTCCTGTTCTTGAACATGGCCTCGATCTTCCTGTTCATCTTAGTCTTCGGATCTTCCTGCTGAAGACTGTCCTTCAAGGTGTTGTACACTCCGCCGGCAAGGGCTCCCGTTCCCGCTCCTGCGGCAACCAGGTTCATGATGCCCTTGGGGACTGCCGCAGCGGCCCCGAAGAGACCCGATGCACCGGCAGCGGTAAGCCTTCCTGCCGTCTTGAGTCCAGCCAGGAACTTTGCCACGCTGAACGCATCCTTCTCCATTTCAGGAATGATTTCATTGGCCTTTTTCTCAGTCATTAGGCCCGTAAGCATCGATGCGAAGAATATGTCGTCCGCATGCTCTTTTCCCAAGATTTTCTCTACCATAGATCCTCCATTACCACTTGCTGATGGCCGAAACGGCCCCGAAGCCTGTTCCGAGACCTTTTAGAAAGGGTTTGTTAGTGAACGCGCTCGTTATGGCCCTTCCGAGAACGCCTCCGCCAAGCATCCTTAGCGCATTGCCGGCAGGAGACGTGTTCACAAGCCCGGAATTGATGATCCTTCCGAACGCATCGCGCCTCTCGTCCGGAGTTCCGATTCCTCTGGCCTGTGCCACGCCGATTGCGGCGAGCACGTCGGAAACGGTAGGAGGCGGATTGCTGTAACCGACCGTGGGGTTCCACGGGGTTGGAGCAATACCGTACGCGATCTTCTCGAGAGCACGTCTCTTGTTTAGACTGACAGACATGCCAATAATTATATCAGTTTTATCCCATGTCATCAATGACTGGGATGGTAAGCGATTGCGATGATCGGAATCATGTCTTCTTCATCCGGCCTCTAAGCATTCCGGCGTCAATATAATGCCAGCATCCGTACTTCTGCCACGCACTAGGCTTGAATATGCTCCAATTGCGGCACCCGCAGTATAGTCCGCCGAGCCTCCTGTGGACACATCCTCGACATGTCGATCGTCCAAGAATGTCCTTTATCAGGTCAAACACCGTCTACGTCCTCTCGCTTCACCTCTATGCGGGTTATGTCACACCCCCACTCGATCGCCCGCCTGTTGATGAGGTTCACGACGTCGGATAGATCAACGTCAACCCCGAACCTAGTGGTGCTGCACTTGTCCTCGCCGTCATTGTCGAAGTGGATGCTCCATGAGTACCTCTTCCCGTCGTTTACTCCGGCCAGCGTCTTTCCGATCTTCTCCCTGAGGAGCCTGTCAACCATCTTGTCGGCCTGCTTCTTGATGTACTTGTCGTTCCTCTTGTTGGCAATCACGAAACCTGACACGAACGCCATGGCAGAGAATACCACAGTTGCGGCTATCGCCACCAAAAGTATGATTATAACAGTAAACCAGGTCATTTTAACTCCTCATCATTACCATTAGCATACGTCCGGATGGATACATACCAACACAGACGTATGCGATATTGTGCATGACTGAATCTGCCTCACTACCGTGAGAACCCGCGGGAAGATCTTGCGGCCCTGAGAACCGATATGTAAACCTCCCTGTCAACATAGCAGTCCTCGCAGCAGTCCTCGCACTCGGGCAGAGTTGACTTCAGCCCCTCGGCAAATCCTCCCGAAAGAGCCAGGACCAGCTCCCTGTACTTCCTGACGTCGGGGTATCTGGCCTCTACGATAGAGTATCCGGTGGCCGCCAGGCCGACGATGCCGGCAACTGCAGACGCCCTCTTCTCGTCAAGCTTCCCCTCGGCGACAAGCCTGTTGCATACCTCCTTTGCCGCGGCAGTCCAAGCCTGCGCAACGGTCTGGCCTTCCGAAGGCTCGGCCTTTGCCATTGCGTCCGCGACCAGCGACATCGCCGCCAGGGTGTCATCGTCAAGGTCGGCAAGTCCGCATGCGTAGCCGGTGGCCATTCCGGCCGCCTGTCCTACCGCCCTCAGGGTGTCAGCATCGGGAAGTGAATGGTCGCCTCCGGTCTTGCACCCAGCGAACACGAGCGCACACGCGCACATCGCAAGAAACGTGATTCTCTTCATTGTGTCTCCTTGTTTAGGTTGTTTACGATACCCTACTATTATATCAAATGTACATGCCCGGCCTTTCAAACCATGCCCATTCCACCGGTCTCGCGCATGAACGCGTAGATCTTCATTTTCTGACCATGCTCGTAGGCGAGGTGGACGCGCTCGTACTCCTCCTTGTCCTCGAAGTCGTAGCTCTTCGGACGGTCCTTCGGCTCAAGCCCAGCCACAGTAAGGCAGTTGTCTATCAGACCGCAGAACACGCCATCGTAGACATCCATGTCGCCGCCTGGGTACTCATGGCCGAAGCGGTAGTCCATGCGGAGCGTCAGGGCCTGAAGTACGAGCAGGTCGACGTCCTCCTCCCCCTTTACAGACTTGGTTATGGATTCCGCGGCATTCTCCATCAGTTTGTCGACGTCCGGGTTCTCGGATATGAACTTCTTGGCCTCTTCCTGATCGGTAATCCTCATGACCGCTTTCATGAGCTTGCGGAAAACCGGACCCTTGTCGCGCAGCGAAATGCTGAGAATGTCGTTGTAGGCACGCTCCCAGTCCTTCTCCTGCTCCTTGTCGGCATGGTTGGCGAACAGCCAGTACCCTATGGCGAAGCGGTAGAACTGGCGGGCAATCCACCTTGCAGAAGGGTTGTATACAACATTCTCGTCGTAAGGCGGAAAATCCTCCGGACGAACCAGCGGCATCTCCGCCGGCTGCTCCTTGAGGGCATCCCTGGCCTTGCACATGGCCTTGAACACGTCCCACTCCTCCAGCGACACGTGGCAGTCGCCTATCGGATCGCAGTCCCTGCAGCAGCACCCCATGCACCATTGCACTTCGTGGCGCGTCTTGCCCTTCTTGCACTTGGCACTGGATTCCAACATCTCTCCTCTGGGGTTCTTCTCCGGTAATATGCCGTTGAAAACACCATGGCGAAGCTTGTCGTAGAGCTCCGCCAGAACGTCCTGCAGCTTGTCGCGCTGCAACATAACTCTCTCTATGTCTTCCATTACAGCTCCTCTCCTGTCACGTCCTTGAACTTTCCTTCTAAGTCGGCGAGTTGCATCAGGCACACGCCCTTGGCCACCTCCTCCGGATCAACTTCCTTTCCATCTTTGGAAAATATCGTTATTCCACCGATTCCGATAAGCCCGTTCTCCTCCTTCTCGATCTTGAGGATCTTTTCGAGCTTCTCAACCCATGTGCCATCTCCGTCTACGATAGCCCTGAATCTGTCTGCGAACTTGGACTTCATCATCTCTTCAACTCCCCGCAAATGACAATCAACAGGCCAATAACCTGGAGCGGCCAGAGAATCGAGAGTATGGCAAGACCCCACACCGGAAGAACACCATACCTCTCCGGATGCTTATTGTAGTGTTTTCGCTGCTTCAGGTCTTCGTTGGCGTTGTATGCGAACCTGAAAACACATATGGCAATACAGACGTACACAATCGCTGATATGCAAAGAACGAAATTCATTTTTAGATGTCTCCTATTTCATATCTCCGGGAAGTCTGAGAGGTACTGCTTGTCACGGATCCAGTCCGGATACTCAAGGCTTTTCTTGACCTGTATGAAGTAGCTCCTGTCGGTTGAGTAGCTTCTGCTGCAGAGCTGGTTGAAATAGTCGGCATGGAACTCGGTGTCGTGCTTCCTAAATTCGCCGAGCCACGCCTCATATCCATCCCTGAGCAGGATGACGGCATGGGCGCCCCACAGGTTCCCATTTATCCTTCCGAAGCCATCCTTGACGTCGCATAGGGAGTGGTTGTTCTTGCCATTGTCGTATTCCCTAATGAAGTGCAGATTTCCGAGCGTGATGAGATGAGCGTCATCAGGTATCCCATTCTCTGAAAACAGGGCATCGAGCTTTTCATGGCATTGATTCATGGGATAGGCGTCGGACTCGAATATCGTGACGCTCGGCCAATTCATCGCAAAAGCCATGTTCACGATGGAAAAGTGTGACAGTGCGCATGCGACCATGGGGACACGTTCCGTACTGCACTGCATCAGACCTCTTGGGAAAAGTCCAAAATACTTGCGAGGTAGGTCACTGAATCCGGCGGACCGCATGCGAGAACAGAATCTGCCATACTCGAAATCGTCTTTTACGATGACAAACGAGTTCTCCATCATGTTTTCTATCGTGAATTTCATAGTCAACCTACTTCGTAGTGCACCTCGGGTTCGAGTAGTCGCTGTCGTAGATCACCTCGAAGTCTTCGCTGTCGAAGAACGACTGGGCAAGGTACTTCTTGCTCTTGATCTTGATCATCCCGTTCCAGAGGGATGCAGTCTCAAGAGGAATGTCGAGATCCGGGTAGCACTTGCGGACAAGCTCATGGCAGTAGACCGGCTCCGAATGCTTTGCCGACGTCTCCTCCACCTCGAAATCGTAGTCGTACTTGTTTCCGAGATACGCATGGGCTATCGACGAGGCCTTCCTCGTAAGAGCGTCCATGTCCCTTCCGTCCTTCTCCACGGGACGCAGGATGGCGAACCCGTCGCACCTCAGGAAGTCGAGAATGTCGATCTTCTGGACTCCTCCGCTCATGGCGTGGATGATGATTCCGCATCCGATGTATATCCCGGAATGCGAAAACCTTCCAGGAATGAAGTAGCCGTCAAGGTAGTTGCGGTATCGCCTCACGAACACGTCGCCTCTCTTGGCGAAACTCATGGCCTTCCTTATGCTTGAGGCCTTGACGTCATACCCATGTGGGTCGTATACGATGAACATCGGCCAACGATACACCTTGATCTTGCCAAAAACGTTAAGGAAGGCTATCCTTAGGCTCTTGACAAGTCCAAAAAAGATATTTGACAAAACGTTCATGCATAAAATTATACCAAATTGGGTGCCATGGAAGAAGACTTCTGGTGAAAAATGGATGAGGAGGTGTGAGTCGAACACACATGGGGCGATTCAAAGCCGCCCGTACTTTCCGTTGTACTACTCCTCAATGATGGTCGGAGATGAGTGAGTCGAACACTCGCCTTCTGGGCCCAAGCCAGGCGTGCTGCCGTTATACCAATCTCCGATGGAGCTGAGTAATGGAGTCGAACCATCAACCTGCTGCTTACAAGGCAGCCGCACTGCCTATTGTGCTAACTCAGCATGGTACTCCGAGAGGGGATCGAACCCTCAACCCGCAGATTAAGAATCTGCTGCTCTACCAGTTGAGCTACCGGAGCACTTAAATGGTGGAGGTAGACGGAGTCGAACCGACGACATTCTGCTTGCAAAGCAGACGCTCTACCAACTGAGCTATACCCCAAATGGTTGCGGAGGCAGGGATTCGGACCCGCGTGGACCTGCTTATGAGACAGGCGCTGGAACCACTCCAGTCCACTCCGCAATGACTTGACTAAGTATACCATAAATGGCTGGGGAAGTGTGAATCGAACACACATACTCCGGGTCAGAGCCGGATGCACTTGCCGTTGTGCTATTCCCCAATGGAGCATCCAGCGGGAATCGAACCCGCATCATCTGCTTGGAAGGCAGAGACCCTGGCCATTGGATGATGGATGCACAAATGCTAAAATGGTTGTCGCGGCAGGACTCGGACCTGCGTATGCCGGTGTATCAGACCGGTGCGTTAACCAACTTCGCCACGCGACAATTGAATGGAGATCGAGGTGGGAATCGAACCCACATTTTCGGTTTTGCAGACCGCCGCCCATTCCAATATTGACAACTCGACCTATAATTACAGATGGTGCGCGATGAGGGACTTGAACCCCCACGCCGAAGCGTCTGGACCTAAACCAGATGTGTCTGCCGTTTCACCAATCGCGCATTTCAATGGCAGGAGTTCCTTGAGTCGAACAAGGCTCATCGCTTTTGGAGAGCGAGGCACGGCCGATATACCAAACTCCTATGGTGGGCGATACAGGAGTCGAACCTGTAGAGACCTGCTGTCTGAGAGCAGTATGACTGCCAGTTGCATCAATCGCCCGTCAAATGGTCGCCACAGAGGGACTCGAACCCCCATGCACAAGGCCGGCGGGTTTGAGCCGCCTACGTCTGCCGTTCCGTCATGTGGCGTTGGTGCCGAGTGAGGGACTCCAACCCCCAAGCGCTAGGCGTCGAGGCTTAAACTCGATGTGTATGGCAGTTTCACCAACTCGGCAAAATGGCGGGGTATAGCGGAGTCGAACCGCTCCAAGGAGATCGACAATCTCCCGTACTAACCGATATACGAATACCCCAATGAATATGGCGGAGAAGCCGCGACTCGAACGCGGACGTGACCTTGCGACCACTACTGGCTGTTTAGCAAACAGCTGCCTTGCCAATTAGGCTTACTTCTCCATGGCGGCAGGAGGGGATCTCGAAACCCCACAGGGCTCATCACCCTTACTCGCGGTGTTCAGGGCCGCTACCTTGCCTTTAGGTTTATCCTGCCAGAATGGCGGAGGTGGAGGATCACGATACCCCACACGGCCTTGCGACCGCTACTGGACGGCTTCCGACCGTCTGCCTTGCCTTTAGGCTTACACCTCCAAAATGGCGGAGAGGGGGAGTCTTGAAATCCCACGGGGCCTTGCGACCCGTACTGGATGCTTTCGAGGCATCTTCCTTGCCTTTAGGATTACCTCTCCAAAATGGTGGGACTGAGAGGACTCGAACCTCCACGCCGAAGCACTACCACCTCAAGGTAGCGTGTACTGCCAATTTCACCACAGTCCCGTTAAATCGAATATGGCAGCTCCTGGGGGACTCGAACCCCGCATTTCCTGGCTGAGAACCAGGCGTACTGACCGATTATACGAAGGAGCCACTTGGTAGCGGCAGCGGGGATCGAACCCGCAGATTCCTCCTTGAAAGGGAGGTGGCTCTAACCGGTTTGCCTATGCCGCCACTTAAAATGGTCGTGCGTCAGGGTATCGAACCCCGCCTCCCCTAGGGGCCCAGATTTACAGTCTGGTGGCCGTCCTTAGACCTATACCGCACGTTGGCTCTAGGGGCCGGAGTCGAACCGGCAACCACCGCATTAACAGTGCGGCGCACTACCATTGTGCTACCCTAGAATCGAAATCTTCTTCCAGTTGTCAAAGAGCGAAGTGGTTCTTTTGCATGTGCCACAAAAACATTCAGGCGACCCTGCTTTTTCTCGCGGGGCCGCCTTCCTTCTCTTCCTGTCAGATCGATTATGCTTCAGCAATCCAAGCCTGACACCGGCAGCCCCGCTTTCTGGCTAATATCTTCACAATAGCCAGATCCAAGCCACTCGTTTGAGAGCGACTTGGCTTGCAACAGATTCTGCTGCTTTGCGACTATGGATGTGCTAACGAACATTTCTTATCTCACTGACACCGCATAGTATATCAAAAACCGGATGTGCGTGTCAATGGCCATGATCGGAGTATAGTCCTTTCAGAAGAATACAAGGTAAAAAGGCCACAGAAGGATGAACTTGAGCTTCTCCCTAAAGCCCATCGGAGGCAGCGAAACGCCGTGAACCCGAGCCCTTCTCCTGCACTCGATGTCATGCGCTTCGCAGACGATCCACATAAGGGAAGCGCCTGCGAGGTATATGAACATGAGGAATATGGCAATGTTTTTCACGGAAAATATTATATCAGATTGGAAGGCAAAATCACACATGTCACTCCAGTTTGATGTATTTATACGGTATTTTCCCCCATACGCAGATCTCGTCAAGCTCTGGCTGCCAAGTTGTTATCCTGACGTCCTGGTAATCCCTTCTAAATGCGTCTATGTCCACCGATACGAGCGCAAGATCCCTCCACCAGCTGTACCTTCCCTCGCTAAGGCACACGAAGTTGTACCTTGGAACAAGCCCATTCTCCATTATCGACGCAAGGTTCTCTCGAGGAGTCCTATGGTATAGAGTCACTTAGACCTCCTTTGGATCGAGCCTGTCGTCGATCGGCGCCTCGTCGTTGGTAAGGCCTCCGCCGAACGCGCTCTCGGGAATCATGTCGTCCACGGACAGACCGAGAAGCTTCATGGCCACCATGCTCGCAAAGCAGAGCGCATGGCAGAAGTCGTCCGGATGCGACGCGTTCCTCAGATACAGCCTGTGCGTCATGCCGCCGACCTCGGTCGTTGTCTCGTAGGGCGACAGCAGGTCGTCGGTGTAGATGTCGAACCCGTCCTTCGGGAAGAAGATCCTTCCGTTCCTGATAGCTAAAAAAAGGGTGTCCAACGCCATGACCTTGTCGATGGTCCAGCACTGCACGACGTTCGTCCTGCCTCTGGACTGGTTCTTTCCGAAGAGCTTCAGCTGCCTAGTGTACTGCATCTGTACGATCGGGAGCCCGAACCGCTTTGCCAGTATCTGGTTCTTGTCGAGACCCATGCCGGCGTCGGCAGCAACGGCGACGACGTTGTAGAACCGGCATATCTTGGCGATGTCGGTCATCTGCTCGTCCGGATCGTACCCGCGGTATCTCCTGGCCCACAGCGTGTCTATGCGGCCGTTCGGACGTATTCCTATGACAGTTATGACCGTGAACGAGCTAAGTTCTGCCCCACCCCAGTCGATGCCGGCAACGATGAAGCTGTAGCGTCCGGGATTGGTCTTGACCTCCTCCTGAAGGCGCTTGGTAGACGGAAGCACGCTCTGCTGCTTGATGTGGTGCCTCGTGAGCAGCCTCTGACCGACTGAGTAGGATATTCCGAGGTTTTCCTGGATGAACGTGGCGAGAGTCCCTGTCGTGAGCTTCCTGAGGAGCTTCTGCCAGTTGTTCATGTCGTCCACGATCGCAGGACAGACAACCTGGGGGATGTGGTATCCCCTGAAGCTGTACATCCTGTCCTCGTAGCCTCCTACCCACTGCCCGTTCCTGACGTTTATGCGCTTTCCGCAGTGAAGGCAGTGGAGACCGTCGGCGCCGATCATCTTGAGGACGCCTCCGTCGAGGTTCGGTATGGCCCACGTTCCGCACCCCTCGCACTTCATGACCCACTCGCACATTGAGCTCTTCTGCCACAGGGTCTCGATGTAGTTTTCGGTAACTTTGGCCGTTCCGGTGAACCTGCGGCATCCGTACTTGGACGATGTGAGCGATTCGGAGATGATGGGGACCGTCTCGTCCGTCTGGTCCTGGATCTCGTCGAAGTCGATCATGTCCGCCATGATACCGCGGGCGCGGTCGGCCGAAGTCTTGGCGTAGGTGAGCTGTATGCCGGCGCCGTTTGCGAACGTCTGGTGCCCAGTGGCACTTATGATCTTCGCATCGGACAGGACGCCGGCCATGCTCTTGGACTGGAGCTTCTGCGCCAAGGGGCAAGACCGAATGGCCTCAGTCAGGTAAAGGTCGCTGTAGCGGCGCGTCTGTTCCTGCAGCGGAGCTACGTACAGCAGCTGGAACTGCGGGATGCAGAGCGGTATGAACACCTCGCTCCTCGACAGGGTCATCGACTTGCCAAGCTGACGGCCAGACATTATGATGAGGTCGGGATAGAGCTTCTTCTCGAAAAGTACGTCGAACTGCGGCCTGTCCTTCAGGCTGAAAGGCTCACCCTTCACCCTGAACAGGTGCGGCAGGAGCGCGGCGTTGTTCGTGGCGTTTATCTGGGCCGCTATCTCGCTGTTCTTGACGAGCGACGGAACCTTCTTGATGATCTCTCGGTCTATCGACGCCATGGCTACCTCTCAATCGCATCCGCTATCTGAGCGTCGATGATCTCGGTCGCCACCTGCTTTCCGGCGTCCTGTATGTGCGTCTTGTCGATTGCCTGCTGGCTCTCGATGCGTGACTGGATATCGTTGTCGGTGATCATGCCTGCCCCGCCGACCACGAGTTCGCGCATCTTCGGAGCGGCCACTCCGAGGAGCGCCAGGAACGCCTCCGCCATCTCTCCGCCCTCTCCGCCGTCCTTGCGGTCGTCGGAGATGTACTTCATGTGAGCGGAGTAGGCGGCGAGAACCCTTGCCACGTCCTCGTGGGCTATGGTGCCTGTGAACAGATCGGAAAGGAGCCTGGAGATCGAGGACTTCCACGAAATCTCCATCATGTGCATGAGGCTCGTGTCCTTCAGTCCATGAGCCGTCCTCTCCCATCTCCACAGGTAGATAAGGGCCTCGTACCCCATCGTGGCGCCAACCGCCTTCCACACGTCGCTGTCCTTCGCGATAGGACGCCCGTCCTGTACGCAGAATCCGTCGCGGTCGATTTCCTCCCACTTCCTGAGAAAAGCCTTGAGCGGACCCCACGGCATCGCCATCTTCATCCTGAGCTGAGTAGACGGATGCGGCTCGAAGTTATCGTCCCGGCAGTTGAAGTACAGCCTCTCGTACGCCTCTATCGCCGGCTGCGAACTGGGCAAGCCGATGAGGTCCATGGTTATCACGTCAATGCCGATCTCCGTCAGCAGAAGCGCCTCAATGCGCTTTTTCATCGCCGACTCGCTGTCGACCTCCTCATACCATCTCTGGGCAAGCTTCAATGGGACTTTTTCGTCCGTGGTCGGCACTCCGTCCGCATTGTCGTTCATGAACATCAGCTTCTTCATTATCCATTCGTCAAGAGCAAACGCCCTGTATTCTGGATGGGTGTCGAACGGGTGAAGCGGAGTGTGTATCTTTTCTGTTACAGTAACAGTCTTTTTATGAGAGTTTTTCTTCTTCTTTGCCGGTTTCTTGGATTTAGACGACTTTGAGCCCTTCTCGTTAACAGATACCTCACGCGTTACAGTACGCGTTACTGTAACGCATCCGGTCTTCGCCAGGTATGAAAGACCGTCCTTGTTCCACCTTCCGTTTGCGAATAGATATTGGGCCAAAATCGACCTCCACGCAGGATTGTACTGGCAGGGGTCGTCAACTGGCGTTACGATATCTCCGTATTCGAGAAGGTCCACGATCCGTCCTAAGATATTTCGGGGCTCCCGTACATTTCAAACATCTGAGGCCAATCTTCGTCACCCCTGCAGGAGAAACCCCACTGGTCGGGTTTCATCCTTATCAGCAGTGCGACCACCTCTCCGTTCGAGTCCCTCCACTGAATGGCGCCTACTCCGTTGGACCTGAAAAGTACGTCTTTCCTGTCAAAACCCATCACCGTCACAAGGTTGGACGGATCCGGAGCGGCCTCGTGAACATCCGCCCCTTTGTCGGGCACGGCATTAGGGACGGACACAGAAACGCCAGTCCCGTCCTTGCGGACTCTCACATCCCTCTCTACCGGCATCAAGCTCACCTGAACGCCTCCATGCCAGGAGTGAAGCCTCCACCGATGTATGTCTGGACAGGGTTCTGCGAAGGCTCCATCGCCTTTACCGCGTCATGCGCACTAGTCCAGAGATCACCATAGGAAATCCCTTTCTTGAAACCATTCAGGACGCAGATGGTGAGAAAACCTCCGCGACTGCCTCCGTAAGAATACTCGATCTCCTTGCACCCGCTCCAGCATAGCAGACGAGGGTTCTGCCCCCTCTCCCCGGAAAGGGCTCGGGCGACAATGTGCCTGTCCGGCCGGAACGTGAAGCCGGACGAACGCACCAGGTCTTCGGCCTCAACGAGAAGTCCCATGTTGTTGAATCCGAGGGCCTTTGCTCTTTCCTTAACGTCAACAACGACTTCCACATTCGGATTTACCGGCTTTCTGACAGTCCTGAACATTGTGGCCGAATGGCAGGCGTCGAAATACAGGAACACGCGCCCCTTGCACTTGCTTACGATACCCCATATCTCGTCGTCCAGCATGTGGGAGTCGTACAGGCACAGATACTCGTCCATCCTGTCGGCGCCGTCGGGCTCCTTGCCGCCGAGGTATTCCTGGCCGCCGTGTCCCGAATAGAAGAACAGAAACAGCCCGTCCTCACCGGTGCCATCGATGCCCTCCTTGAGCTTCGACACGACAGCGGCCTTCGTGGCCTGCTCGGATATGAGGGTATCTCCCTTGTACCCGAAGATCTGACTCATGAGAGCCGACAGATGCTTCGCGTCGATCTCGCATCCGGGACACTCCCCGAAACGCTGAGACTTCTCCATTCCTACGCAGAGGTAGGACACCTTCGACCCTCCGCCAGACGCGTCAGCCGGCCCGGTCGGCTGAGTGGTCTGCGTGACGTTCCCGGAGTTGAAGCACCCCGAAAGAACCGATGCTGCCAATATCAACGACTTCATTGTGATTCTCCTTTGTTTTGGATTTCCAAGCTGTCACTTGTGAGAGAACCTTCTCGGACCTCCCCACGTCGTAAGGTTACGAAGCTCCCACCGATTGCATCCGCCATCGGCGAAAAGGAGCTTCTCGCGCTCCTCGTATGAACACCTGTGTTCACAAGTTGTGCAGGACTTCCGCGGAGAGAACTTCTCGCACGCAAGGCCTTTTATCTCCGACAGAACGACCTTACCGTCGTCTGTTTTCGTCAAGCACAGCGATTTCCCGTCTCTGCGCCTGTAGCGTGTACACCATTGGCACGTCATTTCAGCATTTTTCTCCTTGCCCTTAATGAGCTACAGGAAGAATAATACAATATCTTGAACTTGCAGTCAAGCACGCACGCCCCCGAAGACGTGCCAAGCCATGCGGAAATCATGACTTCGGTCTCTTCTTCCAAGAGGTCTTTCCGGGCTTCCAGAGCCTGCATATCTTGCCGTCCCTCTGGCAGTCAAGAGAACACTTCCCCTTTCTCGAAGGAGTGTTTCCGTCCGCAAAATACTCGCCCCTCTCCCAGTACCGGCAGTTGGAACACCGCTTCTTCATCCTGAAGTCGGGACAGATCTGCTTGTTGTAGGGACGCTCCTCCCCCGGCTTTCTCCTGTAGAACTTTACGTCGCTGTGGCCCGGATGTACGCACCGGCCGTACGGGCACCCTCCATACTGGAGATTCTCGCATCTATGGCAATCCATATCGAGCCCCCCCTTAGAATGTGCCCTTTATTCCGACAAACACGACTGGACGCGGTCTCTTCCCTCCAGTGTCAATCATCTTGACGGTAGCCCATGGACGCACCGTAAGCCCGACGTCCGCGCTTTTTCGCGGCGGACCGAAAGCCTCAAGCTCCTCTTTCGACAATGGCTTGTTCCGGCTCCATACGATCATCTTGTCCAAGACCGACAAATCATCCCCTGAATCCTCCTGGGGCTGACTCTTCCTAAGCATGACATCATCTGCTTCCACGAAAATCTCCTTTCACCATTCGTTGTCAGAACCCCATTCGTCAGATTCGCCGTCGAACCTGTCCGCGCCGGCGAAACCATTGGGGTTGTACGAGAACGAAGATCCAGGCTCAGCTCCGTCATCTTCAATCTCGTCTTCGTCGTCTTCGTCGTCTACTCCCACAGACTCCCTCTCGAGGTCAAAGCGGTTTGCGTCGTCAACGCATTCCGCCCCTTCCGGACTGTATCGGTCAAGGGCGCTTGTGAACATGAGAGCCTCGACAGGGGTGAGAAGCCCGGCCTTGAGGTCTGCGCATATCTCCTCCGAAGATTCATACGGGACTATCTTCCCGTCTTCGATGTCGTCAAGTATCTGCTCGACCGTATTGTATTCGCGAGCCTTCCTTACGACATCAGACTTAGCCTTCTTAGTCTTGCGCCTCTTCGGACTCTGCTTGCCACCGCCTGAATGGTCATTTGTTTCAGTAACGGTTACTGTAACATTATCGCTATCTTGCGTACGCTCGGAAACGGCGACCTCTTTACCGTCTTTTTTGCAGATAGCAGTCTTTGACTCGCAACCCTCCAAAATGGGGGTATTGGAAATACCCTTGTCTGTGGACTGGCCCGAATCGGAACCATCAATATCTTGGTTTACGGAAGCGTTGTTCTCCTGTCCAGGCCATACCAACGGGAGTTCAGGCTGCATCTCTCTCAGCCTTTTCTCCTCTTCTTCCTTCTTGCGCTTCTTCTCCTGCTCTGCCTTTGACATCCTTCTGGGAGACGGGTCAGGTATGCAGCCGGCGAGCTTTTCTGCCCTGTCTATGCACTGGTCCATTCCCTTTACGAACCAAGGTAGGAGCGGAGACTTCTCCTTGTGCAGGCAGTCACGTGCCTTTATGACGAGAAGGCGTATCTTGAACGCCCTCATGTCTCCGGTGTCTATGGCGTGCTCGAACTTCTCCCTTGCGTAGTTGGCCACGTAGTTTCCGAACAGACAGCGTATGATGGACTCCGCCATGTCTGCCACAGACTGCTCTGCCGCCGTGACTGGCTGTCTCTGGTACGGTATCTTCGCGCTGTTCGGAAGCCCGTGCTCCTCCCTGAACAGGCACTGGCGAACCCTGTCCCTCCGTATGCAGGCTCTCATCGCCGAGAACCATCTGGAGCACGCGTCGGAACATACGTCAAGGATTCGCCTGGCCGATTCTGCAAGCGCTTCGTCCGCCGCAGGATCTCCCTCGCATGTCACTGCGTGCTCTATCTTGAGCTCAGGGACGGCCGACATGGGCATCACCTGCATCCTCGTCTTCAAGATATCGATATCCGGACCGCCGTCAGGCTTTACGAACGATATCTGTGAGAACGACGCCCCAGAACCGAAATCCATGCCTATCTGGACTTCGGATACGGAGGGTTCGAGAGGAACAAGGCTAGACGGCCTTACTCCAGATATGATGACTGGAGCGGCCGGCATCTCACTCGGCCCCTCCAGCCATTTCTCCTGCAGGTCCGGATTCGATTCCGGCCGCAGTGTCTATCATGTCGGATTCAAGATCACGGATGAATCCCACGAACGACAGCCCGAACATGGGCAGGTCGAACCTCGTTCCGAGGAACGTTACCGGATCCTTCACATAGGCCTTCCCGTCCATGACGTACGACAGGAGGAGCTGAGCCCCAGGCTTAGGGGTTATCTTGGCGGAACCGATCTTGGACACCACAGTGATGCAGGGAGGCGCGTGGAACACGGTTATGGCGTCGAACGTCATCTGGGTGCCGCCAACGTCGAAAACAACCGGCAACTTCTGCGAAAGAAGATCCTTGAACTCGTCTTCATCCACTCCGTCCGGAATCTCCTTTGGCGTGGATGCCGTGACGATCTCCGACACGCGCCCCTGAAGGTCCGACAATGTACGTTCGATCGCGTCGAACGACACCCCGAGCCTCTTGAACAGATCCTCCTTGAACTCCTCAAGGGTTTCCGCTGCGACGTTTTTAGCGGGCTTGGCAGGCTTCGAGGGCTTGGCGGCATCCTGCTCCCCTCCGGCCGGTTCAGCCTGTTCGGAGCCTCCCCAGACCTTTCCGAGGACGGCCTTGTCCACGATGACGGTCTTGTCGCCGCTTTCGACCTTGGAGCCTTCAGGAGACCAGTTCCCCTCGTGATCCACCCGTCCGTTCTTCATGTCCTGGACCCTGCGTGCCGCCTCGGCCTCGCGGATGGCCTGCTCCTCGCCCTTGCTCTCGGCCTTTTTCGACGGGCTCCTGCGCACAGGCTGGACTTCAACGGATTCCTCGTCGTCGTCATCGACGAAATCGTCCTGACCGGACATCATCTCGGCCTTGCGCATCTCGAAGAGCTTCATGGCGTCCGCCGCGTCCACCGTCGTGGAGTCGCCGGTACGGTATCTCCGGCGTCCGACGTCCATGTCCTTCCTCTCCTGCGCGTCAGGAAGAGGCTTCCTGCCCTTGGCGCGGCGCTTGCGGTTCCTCTCTTCGAGCTCCGTCTGCTCCTTGCCGAGGCGTTCAGCCTCCGCCATCATCTTCTCCATGCTGTTGTCGCTGCTTGTCATTTTACGCTCTTCCTCTTTTGCGATGGTGGATGCGCCGGGGCTCGAACCCGGAACTGCCCTTCGGCATGTAGCCTAGGGGCGCTACTATCCATATTGAGCTACGCATCCTGTTTCTACGTCTATGGTGGACCCTGAGGGACTTGAACCCACGACCAGGCGATTATGAGTCGCCCGCTCTAACCGGCTGAGCTAAGGGTCCTGGAAGAATCACTTCTTCTTGCCCTTGGCGACAGCCTTCTTCTTGGGGCCGATCTGGGCGAGGTCGCCGGCCACCTCGGCCGCCTTCCTGTCCATCGCGCTTCCCTTTTCGGGCGCCTGGGGAACGGGCTCCTGAGCGTCTGCGCTCTTGGTGCCGTCGCCTTCAAGCCCGTGGGCCATGCTCACGGACACGGGCTCTGCGCCGATCTCGCCTGCATCACCACCGGCCGGCTCCGGATCCGCGGCTCCGTCCTTCTTGGCGTGGGCGCCGATCGGGTCGAGGATCTCCTCGGAGCTGGGCTTCTCCTTGTTCTCGCCGGCGGCGATTCTGGCGTTCTCCTCCATGAGCTTCTCGAATCCGCTCTTAAGCTTGGAGGCGTCCACCTTCTCGCCCTCGTTTTCGAGAGTAGCGGGTCCGACCGGTTTCCTGTCAGGATCGGTCTCGCCGTTGATCTCGGCCTCCCTGCGTGCCGCGTCGGCATTGGCCTTGCCCCTCTCGTCCATCTCGCGCTGCTGGGCCTCGCGGATGGCCTCGGAGTTGCGCTTCTCGCCGGTGGGATCCTCCCTGACTTCCTTCGGAAGCGACGCGGGGTCGAATCCGCCGCCCTTGGCGTCAAGATCCATCAGCTTGGCGATGAGCTCGGCCTCCCTGGCGTTGAGCCTGATGCCGAGACTGCTACCGCACACCTTGACCACCTCCTCCAGCGCATCCTGAAGCCGGCGGCGCTTGAGACCTCCGTCAGGAGACACCTGGCCGGGAGCCAGGGATCCAGAAAACGATGTGAACACTGTGCGCGTTGTTAGGTTTACGAATTGCATTTTACTGTTCCTTTTTGTTGTTTTTGTTTACTTGCCATTGAAACCGGACGCCTCCAGGCTGTCCGCCAGCTGCTGCTGGGTCATCCTCGCCCCAAGGCGGGAACGACCTTCGTCCTTCATGGCCCTCATCGCATTGAGAGCGTGCATGAAGAAACCGTGAACCGTCTCCGGCATGAACACATCGTCGATTCCGGAGGCCTTTATCGACTGCATCCTCAGCGCCCTCCTGTCGGAAAGCGAAAGCAGCGGACACGAGCCGACGTCGAAAAGGAGCGAAACCAAGGTATATGAAACCTCCGTCCGCTCCCTCTTGTTCATGCAGAACATGAACCTGCGCCTCATCGACTGGACCGGCCACGACGAGAACCCATGCACGGAGAAGCACTCGTCGGTGGCCTTGTCGAGAATCGGCATGACCAGAGACTCCTCAAGCTCGCTTGCCGGGGTGTTGAGGAACCTCACGGCCGCGATTTCGTCGAGAAGATGCCTCATGGCCTGCCTTACGTCACGCTCCACGGACGGACTTGCGGCGTCGACGCACATGGAAGAGAGATCCCGCACAAGCTCGGCGGCCTTCTTGGCCCCCTCGGTGTCAAGCATCTCCCTGTCCCCGGCGTCTATGGCCCTTCCCACCGCCCTTGCGGCGAAAACCGTCTGGGAATGCGGTATGCACCCCCTGTCGTAAAGCACGGCTATGGCGGACACGGAAGGAATCCACGTGAGCGGATCCTTGTGCGCCGCCACGCGCTCCTCGATCGGCCGGCTGCACTTGGCCCATGTCACGACGAAAGAGGACGAGTCCGGGTCGAACACGACCTGTGAGGCGTGTCTCTCGAATCTCGCCCTCTTGGCGGAACGGCTGGGCTTGGGCTTCACCATGTGAACGCGTACCCGATCCTGACGGGAACAAGCCTTACAGGCAAAACCCTTACCGGAACCTCGGACTCCTTGTCCTCCGACCTCGGAACCGACTTCTCTTTGCCGCAGCAGGAGCCGCCTCCGCAGGTGTTCCCGACCGAGCTGATAATAGACTGCAGCACGCCGAGGCCGTAGTTGTCCGCGCAGTACGACACAAACCCGAACAGCACCTTCCTGACCACGCCCTTTAGAAGCTCGTAGAGCCTCAGCTTCAGCGAATCGCCCCTCGGAACGGACGACAGGTCGATGCCGTTCTGTTCTGCGATGAACTTCACCACGTCAAGGGGGTTCTTGCCTTCCTTGTCGCACTTTTCGATGAATCCGTCGATGTCCTCGTCCTTGATCTGCATCTCATCGGACAGACACACCCCCTCACCCTTTGGCGCATCCATGCCGGCGACAGCGCTCTTGGCCACACTCTCTCCCCATGCAATAGGGGAGTCAGGTCCCGCATTGCCTCCGGACGCATTATCTGCGCCTTCACCGTTTGGCTTGGAGCGACCGCACCCACAGCCGCCACAGCCACTGTCAACTTCTTTTTCGTCAGCCATGTGTTCTCCTTTGTGTTATGAAAGTAGACTCCTTGGTCTACGGCTCGATATTATATCAGATATTGTCACAATATGCAATGGGGGTGCGAAAAGATATTTTCATCTGATAGCTAAAAAAAGCGAGAGCCCCCGAAGGGGCTCCCGCACGGTCATACGTCCACGCCGAACCGCTTGAGGATGACCCTGCCGACACCTAGGCTGATGTCGCAGGCATTCCACTCCTTAGGGTCGGCCGACTCAAGGACGTCAACCGCAACCTTTTCTGCGATCGCGTCTGCGATCTTCGCCGAGTATTCGCTCGTAATGCCGTCCTCGATCTCTTCGAGGAGCATGGTGCAGAAGTCGTCCCTCGTGCATCCGAGCTTTCCGTACACGTCCATCAGTCGTCGCTCCTGTACTGGTCGAGCCTGAACCCGAAGCACTTGCCGGCACTCACGATCCTGTCGATCGCACCGCGGATGAGCGTCTCCGCCGTCTCCTTCGACATCGTGTAGTCGTCGTCGAACTCCTGCACGTAGTCGCAAAGGATGGAATACGCATACGCAAGATGCTCGCAGTACGCGTTCCTCTTGGGGGTGTCTTTTTCCGTTCGCTCCGCAAGCCTCAACCTTTCGGCGACCTTCGAGCAGATCTCCCACGAGTCCTTCTCTGACCACTTGGAGCAGTCCGGAAAGTCCCCGCTCGCCTCGACGACAACGCCTGGCAGCAGAACCAGGTCCGCTGTGATAGATTCGTCGGAAGCCTTGCGGAGAACAATCCTGGGGGGATTGCCGGATCCCATGCAGTCCACCTTGAGATAGGCCTGCATGAGCTCGTAGCCTTTCGACCCGTCTTTTTTGGTCTTCTTTGCCATGTCTCCTCCTACCACCTTCTCTCGGACCACCCGTCATCGCGGTTCCCGCGATCTCCACGTGGCCGGCGCTTCCCGTATCCGTGTCCACCGTTTCCTCCATGGAATCCGCGTCCGCCACGATTGCCGCGACCTCCACGATCGCCACGATTGGCGCGATCTCCGCGGGGCCTTGCCTCGCTGACCTTCAGCACCCTGCCGTCGAGTTCCGCTCCGTTCATCTCCTCGATGGCCGTCCTCGCCGACCCCTCTTCCATCTCGACGAATCCGAACCCGCGAGATCTCCCGGTCTCGCGATCCCTTGCGACGTTGGCGTCATTGACTTCGCCGAACCTCTCGAACGCCTTCTTCAGCCCGTCGTCCGTCGTTCCCCACGACAGATTTCCGATGTATATCTTGATCATCTCTTCCTTTCGTCCTTCCTATTCCATGCAACCGTGGGGGTCGCCCATTATGCACACATGGTCGGACTTGTCGCCGCCGACCGTGACGCTCAGCACGTTTGTGCAGAAATTACCCTCGAAGTCGCCGATGCACATCGGCGTGTCGAGGCCCTTCGGGAAGTTGAGCCTGTCGGCAAGAACCATCGCGGCGAACTCCCTTACGGTCAGCCGGCCGCAGTAGTCCTTGTCGATGATCTGGTTCAGCCTCGTCACCTTCTTCTTCCCCCACACGGCCGCAAGCAGAGCGCCGCGCCTGTTCTCGTCCATCCTGGCCTCGACGGCCAAGACGGCCTTGGACTTCCCTTTCTCGTTCGTCTTGCTATCCTTCGTCTTCCTCATGTCAGATGCCTTTCCTTTGTTCCTGACTATCTCCGCAGCGCATCCGAAACACATCCTGCCGGACGTGGTATGCACCGAGTCGTCTTCAGTTACTATCATTCCGCATTGACAGCAGAACAGACAGTTACCCCTGTTCGTCTTTGATTTCATTCAGGTCATCCTCTCCGTCGACAAGCTTGTACACTTCCCAACTGCACCATTTGCTCTCGCCTGTCCTCTCCCTGGACAGGGCAATCCCCCTGCCGACGCCGAGAATCCGGCGGAACGCATTCGCTGCCCGATCCTCGCGTATGACGAGTCTTGGGCCTGATTTGTCTGGAAGGAACCGGCAGTTTGCCGTCCCCATGAGATTCAAGGCATCTTCGCCATATATGACGAACTTCCCCTTCTCGTGGAACACCACAACATATCTGCGCGGAACTTCCATCCTAATCTTGGCATAATCCTCCCTGACTCCATTGTTGTTCTTGGCCCTGTCGGATATCCTCTTCGCCTCCTCCGCCTTCTTTGCGGCTTCTGCGTCCCTTTCCTTTTTCTTGGCCTCTTCTTCCGTCTCAAGAAGCGGAACCCACACCATCGCCACCTTGTCGGCATTCATAACGTCAGGCCTCTCCGGATCGTCCCTGATCACGAGATCGAAGTCTCCGATCTCCCTTTCCAGCAGCGGCGCCAGCTCTGGCATCACGTCAGGATGCGCACCGTGGTAGTCCGAAGACAGGAATATGTGCTCCTCCTCGTCCGGGGTGACTACGCAGAAGTAGACCTCGTGGTCCGACTCAGCCATCAGTTCGTTCAGAGTCATTTCACTATTTCTCCTCTATCAGTCGGCGAACTCGCCTTCCTCGGTACACTCATGCACCCCGTCCGAGTCGGTAATGAACAGCTTCACGTCGCGACGGTCGTAGTCTACGCCGCACGAATCGCACATTCTCTTGCACTCGGCGACGCATAGCTCAATGGTATCCATTCCATTGCTGACACACTTTCCGCCATTCGGAAGCGGTATCTCGAAATGATACGGTTTTCTCCTGTCACTCATAGCTTGAGCCCTCATGTCTTTCCCTGCTTGACTGGCGGAACCAATGACCTCACAACGGTGAACCCGTCTCTTGGCTCCCCAACTTCGCAATTCGATGAAAGCACCTTGTCGTAGTCGATAGTCGGAGATCTCTTCAAGATCTCTATTATCTTCTTTCCGCCGTGTATGGTGCTCATCGTCCATTTGTCTGTGCTGTACTCTCCACGACCTTCGTGGTGGCTCGTTGACACCTCAAGGATAACGTTGCCGGTTACTGCGCAAAGCAGCTCTTCAGTTGTCATTCGACCCCCTCTGGCATCCCGCCTCATCCGTATGCGACAGGACGCCGTACTTCTCCTTGAGTTTCAATATCTCGTCCTCCGTGTCTCCGTCGAACTTCGCAGCGTCGCACAGGCGCCTGATGAAGTCTACGATGCTCACAAGCTTGAACGTGGTGAACTTTCCGTTGAACGGCTCGGACTCCCTGTACTCCCTGACGGCCGTGATCTCCCTCATCTCAGCCCCGTCTCCGTCACACACGCACCCAAGCGTGCAGTGAAGGATGCCATCCTGATCCCTGAACACCTCGATGTCGCCCCTGTCGTCCTCCTCGCTGAGGTCGACAAGGCACGTGCAGTGCTCGGCAAGCGGCGGATCTCCGCAAAGTTCCACGAGGAACGTCCAGTCGTCATTCAGATACATGTCTCTCCTCCTCGTCGCCCTCCTTCACGTCCAGACCACCCCGATCCTTCACGGATCCGTTGTAGTCCCAGTTCTCCTGCCCCTCGCAAGTGATGTGGCAGTCGCACAGGTAGAGAAGTGCCCCGTCGAGCGTCATAAACCCCTCCACGAAGCACTCGCCCTCCCGGTTGTCCACTACCGTGAATGGATACCCAGTCTGCTGAGCCGCCTTCTCGTCCTCGACCATCAGCCACTGCTTGCGCGGAAACTTGCTCTCGTCTCCCCACTCTTCCCTGGTGATGTCGCCGTTGGACATGTCGGCATGCCCGTCTAGAACGCGCCTGACCTCTTCCCTATCGCTTTCGCTGTCTACTATCGTGACGTCCATTGACTCATCCCTCCATGTAGTTGTAGAGCGTGGCGCCGGTCTCCGTCATCAGAAATGCCGGTATCACGCCGTTCCACGGGATGTTCGCTCCACGGAACACGTCTTTTCCTGAATCAAGGTCGTGTCTGATGAAGTAGAAGCCTTCGTTTCCGAAGAAGCTCCAATACTCCATCAGGTTCCCGTTGACCTTGTACTCGATCACGCCGATCTCCTCGGCATGCACCAGAGCCCGGCTATCGTAGTCAATCACCTCTTCGGGCATTCCAATCCCTTCCTCCACTTCTCGAACGACTTGTTCCCCTCGTTGAAAAGGAATGTCATCGATGCGTAGTTCGTGCCGGCGATGAACTTATCAGGCTTGTCGTAGCCCCTGCATACGTTCGCGACCATCTGCGCGTCGTACGGAAGTCCTCCAGCCACGGAGGTGGTTATCACGTCAACTCCAGTTTCGTAGAACGTGAATATCCTGGCAGTAGCCTTGCGTCCAATCGATACGTCCGTAGCAGCAAGGAACTTCTTGAGCGGCATGGTTCCAAAAGCGACCGTCTGTCCGATCGCCCCAATCGTGGCCGTACCATCCCTCTTGAGCATGAACCTGCGCCTCTCCAGCCTCATTTCGACAACGCCGCTCCTGATTCTATGGAGAAGAGCGGTGAGGACAATCCCGCTGAAATCGTCCCTTCCGTCGGTATCCGAAACCGGCATCCACGGCAAAGCGGGAGATATCCAGTAGTCCTTGTTCGCGTTCCCCGACACATCCACCCAAGGCGGCAGATGCGCGTTTTTCTTCACCTTCATTCTGTTTCTCCTTTCTGACCGTCCGCGCCATTCTTCGGCTTCCATGTCCCATGGAAGTCGTCAACGTATTCAACGCCGAACTTGCCACATATCTTCTCGAGCTTTTCGAGATCCTCAAGCGTGCCACACCATCCGTCAGACCTCCCTTTGAGGATGCACTCACTCACGATTGCGGCTGCGCATTCCATCAGGCTCGTATAATCCGAATACTTTCCTGCCATACGTCCTCCTCACTGAACCTTTTCCTCTTCAAGCACCACTGACATGTGCGGATATTTCATCTGACCCGGAATCCTGTTGCTCTGCATTTTTCCAGGAATGTACCGAAGCACTTTCTTGGGCATCAATCGGTCAAGGACTTCAGCCTCCTTTGTTCCAGCCCCAAGATCGCTATCCAGTATCTCAATGTGTTCCGACGTCCTCTCGCCAAGAGACACGGTGAATACAGTATTGGTGCCGGCAAGGATAAACAACTCCCCAAACGTCATTTGGAGTCCTTTCCAAGCCCGCTGTCGTTGAGCAGGGCCATGTACTCCTTCACCGCGTCCTCGTGCGGCATCTCGCGAAGCCGCTCGAACTCCGCAAGAAGCTCGTCCCCGTATAGGCGCACGGTCGTCCTGTAGTGAGCGTATTCAACTCCAGGTTCGTTCCAATTCGGCCCGCGCAGATATGGCAGAAGCCTCTCCGGATCCATCACATAGTCCGGATTCACCTTCAAAAGGCTCTTGGCCCACTTCTTGAACTGCTTCAGCAGCTTTTCCACATCAATCATTTCTTGTCCTCCACGATGCAGACGATGTAGCTTCTGTTCAGGTACGGCTGAGGATCGGTGCAGCACACCCGCTTCAGGAACGTGTCGTAGTACCACAGGGTGATGCGGAAAGTAAGATACTTCTCGCAGTCGATGTGAACCTTTGGCCCAGACTCGTAGAACCCATCGAAGTCGTAGCCGGGATACTGCCTGCTGTACGGACCATCCGTCCAGCCGGCGCCATCTCCACGCTCGTTCGGCTTCCACGTCACGCATTCGAGCGGCAGCTCGTCATCCTCGAGATCGTCTCGACTTCCCCTCGCGGCCTTGATGTAGAGCTTCTCGAACTTGTCCAAGTCGCTCTTCTTGACCTCGAAGATGTATTCGGTTCCGCTTCCCGCGGCGATGCCTCTCCCTTCCCTGTTTGGGCAGCTCCACAGGAAGTCGAACAGTTCCTTCGTTATGTCCATGCAATCACCTCATCCTCAGCACGACCTTCTTGTCGTCATACTCGAACGTGACCTGCGCAGCACCCTGCCTGACTATGCAGCCGGTCCTGCACCACGAGATGAACTTAAGCGCGGAGCTGCTTCTGAACGCAGCCTCTATCTCAGCCATCTTGTGCAGGTCCCCGTCAGTGTATCCACGCTCCTTCCACTCAACAATATCTTCTGGGGTGGCGGCCACGTAGATCTTGTGGTTGTCGTGCCAGAAGAACCCGAGTGCGGACCTCACGTCCGTCCGCCCTATCTTGATCAATCTGCTGTTTCTTCCCACTTAAGCCTCCTTCTGTTCTTCTATCAGCTTCCTTGCTAACTTTCGCGGGCTCTCGCCAGGATGCTGATAATCGTCATCAAGCCAATACCCGAACTCGAGATACGCCCAGTCATGGCTCTTGTCATACGCCCACACGGCCAGAGCATACTCCAGACTGCATCTCGCGAACGCCTGCCTATTCGTCATCTTTCCGTTCACGCATTGCCCTCCTCTTCTTGGCTACCGCATCGGTATCCTTTTTGGTCCACTTTGAGTAGGAGACGCTGATATGCCTCTTGCTCCTCCCAATCTTCACGTTGACCATCACGCCGTCCTCCCGTAGAATGCCGGCTACCTCGCCGGCGAACTCGTCCGGATCGAACCTGTCAGGTATGCGGAATCTCACGGAAGTGGCCCTCCATTCAGGAGGCTTCACAGCCACCCCGGCCTTCTTCATGAGATTGAACGTGGCCTCCGCAACGCAGAGGCTCACCTTCTTGACGACATTCTCGTTCACGACCGGCTCCTTACGCCCATAGGGGAAGGCCTGTCCCAGAACTCGCCACGCTTCGAGAGCAGGAAGAACCGCTTCCAGTCGTTAGGAAGCCCAGCCTCCTTGAGCGCGTCAGGGATGATGTCGCGAAGGTCTCCCGTGGGATAGGCCTTCCTGGAGAACCCGTACTCGGTAGACGAGCTCTCCCAGAACCCTATTCCCCGGAATTTGCTCGCTTCAGCAGTTTCGCTGCTGATGTCGCATATCTGGTCGCCGTGGTACTCGATGACCCTCACGAAGTCGTCCTTCAGCCGGCCCTTCTCGTCCCTCTCGTCGCGGCGCATTCCAACCTTGAGCCCGTTCCCGAACTCGACGCTTATGATGCCCCAGCCCGGACGGAAGAAGACGAGCCTCGCTTCCCTGAACCTCTTCTTGTTGCACGGCACATAGCCTGATCCAACGACGTCAAACTTCTTAGCCATCTCAGACCCTTCCTCTCATCGTCAGGCTCGAACGGCATCCGCTCGTGCCTGAAGTTCATCAGCAGACTCAGGACCGCATCCCTGCGCGTCCTGTACTTGTGCCCTGGGCGCCACATCTTTTCCTTGTTGTCGTAGACGCTCCACCAGACCTTGCCGTCCAGAGCACCGCGCTTCACGGGCTCGAACCTCGACTGCCCGCAGCACGGATACTCACTTCTGTACTTTGGCGGCTTGTCGAGATCCTTTTTTGAGATCTTCTTCGCCATGGCTACCTCTTCTTGATTGAGATGCTGATTCCCGCACCGCTCCAAGACCGACGCGTAAGAAGGGCCTTCCTGATTTCAGAAAAGTCCTTCCTCGTGCCGTCGTCTATCTGCTGGATCGCAAGATCTGCACATTCCTCGACAGTGCCGCACAAGTCTATGGTTGGCGGGTTGTCCTCGAACCTTATCTCTAGCGAAAACATGTCATCCTCCAGTCTTTCCGGTACGCAAGTCTGCGCTCGTGACGAACCACTCATGCGAGCTCGAATCGTTCTTCGAGTTGATATAGCAGCAAGGACATGGCCCCCACGGCTTGCCTCCCGAAGTCACATACGGATATGCGGCCGACTCTATGGCCTTCTCGTACTCCTTCTCCATCTCGGAGACGGCCTTGGCCTCGGACAGGAAAAACGAGACGCTAGGCCTGAAGTCGACCCCATTCCTGTCTCTCGAGATCCTGACCAATGCGTAAAGCCCGCTTCCAACAAGCGCGTTGCCGACTTCCTGCTCGACAAGCTCCTTCGGAACGTCAAGATCCCTGGTATTTCCCTTCTCGTCGTTGTAGGCGACTGGCATGTATGTCTCCAGGTCGTCTATGTCTATATTGAGGAATTTCGGTTCCCTCTCGTCATGGATCGCGTCGCACACCTTCTCAGCCGCCTCCCTTGGGCTGTCGGCCTCCGCATCTATCGACACGGTTCCGACAACCCTCAGGAACACCTGATACTTCCGCGTGCTCATTTCTTCTCCTTGCGACCCTGAAGCAGACGATCCATCGTAGCCTTGTCGCACAATGCCTTCGTGCCGGGCTTCCCGTCCTTCATGGCCTCAGGCTTCATGACCACATACCTTCCGGTCGGCCAGTGCGGCTTGCCCTCCGTATCCGTGAACGCGAAGGCCTTGTTGTCGCCGAATCGGCTTCCGTCATCCGTCACCTCGATGAGGTGGACGCCAAGCATGAACTTCTCCATGCACTTGTCGCAAGGCTCCAGGCTCGTCACCATCCTCTTCGGCGCCTCCGCGTCTCCCTTCATCCTTCCGAACAGCGCAAGGCCCTTGGGCTCTCCGCACCAGAAGCAGATGTCCAGAGACGGATTGACACCGTGCTTCTTGGACAGAGTTATTCCTTTAGACATGTTGATTCCTCCTTGTCTTGACTCACTTCGAGAATGGACACTTCCCGGACGCCATGATCTGCGCCTTGGCAATGTCCAGAATTGCCTTCGGTATCTTCGCGTGATACAGGTTCTTCCAGTCGCAATGCTTCTCTTCCCCGTCTGGGAACACTACGGCTGCTCCACCGCCTCCGTGTATCGTAGCGTTAATGCTAATTGACTTCACGACACCGGTCTTCACGACTCCGCTGTCACTCCTGAACTCCACGACGTCGCCATCCCAGAAGTCCAGTATTCCAAGATTCGACTCCTGCGAACACAGGAACTTGTCAAAACCGTTCTGTACGAGGTTGTCGTAGTAGCATCTCTTCCAGCCGACAAGGGTTTTCGCCCTGTCGAACCACAGCTTCGCCCTCTCCAACACATCGCCAAGCGGCGTCTTGCCGTCTTCGCGCCTCTCGTCGTTCACGATGGCGTCCTTCACCATCTGAGCCACGAGCGCATCGCTAGTCAGTCTCTTTGCCATGATTTCTCCTTTCCTGTCACTTCCACCCTTCATACCCAACCTTCCTCAGGTGGGCGTAGTATTCCTCGAGCAGCTCCTTCGGCGCGAACTCTACCGCAAACGGTTTCTTCGGAGGGAATATACCAGCCGACTCCCACTCGTGGACGTCGTCTTCGTCATTTACAGACTCTACCTCTTCCGAGTTGATCAGCGCGTCCTCTACATACTCGCGGAACGACGCGAACTCGTGATCCCCGTCTGCAATTCGGTTCTCTTCCCACTGCGAGACCGTAGGATTGTCTTCATCGTCGAGAAGTTCCGACACGAACGACTTGTCGAACAGGTCGTCGGAATCCTTGTAGTCGTCGAACCATTCATCGAGACCCTTTTCCGTCTTGTCCGCTGCGACACACTGCTGCCACAGCTCCTTCGCAGACTCGGGATCCTCTGTGATGTATTCGTATACATCCTTCTTCATCGGCCTTATGACAACGCACGATGTCGCGTACCCCAGAGGATTCCCCCTCCATGTTCCGTCGTAGCTCAACTCAAGCCCGTACACCTGTCCGTGCTCGTCGGCACCAAGAGTAACGTATCTGTCCATCACTTCCCCCTCAGGTCATCGATTTCCTTGATGTTCTTGTACGCGTCGTACTCTTCCTTCGGAATTGCCTCCTGGGCCTCTACCTGCGCCAGACCCCAGCTTCGGTATACGGCCGCGTCCTTGATGTCGGGAGTCCACATCGATATCCCGTTTTCGCTCGGGAACTTCATGAACTTCACTCCGTCGTCGAACTTCCTCAGGATCACGAACTCCGGGATGTTGTACTCGTCTCCGACAAGGTTTGAGCAGTCGTTGTCTGCGAAAACCTCCCATCCTTCTTCCTTCGGGAAGTCGATGCCTCCCACATCATCGACATAGTAGCCGCCGCACGAATCACCTCCGTCCTCCCAGTCGTGGCCCTTTTCGGTCTCTCCGTTCTCGTATGTCTTGGTGTACGGACGCTTGATCTGGGTGTCGTACCAATAGCATTCGCCGTCCAGAAACTTCTGGAACAGCTCAAGCTCTCCCTCGGCGATTTTCTCAAGGTATTTGAGAAACTCCTGATGGTCCTTCGCCGGACGCCTCGTCTTCGTCTCCTCGTCGTAGACCTCCATCCACGGACCGTTCATCTTCTCGAACCGTTCCTTGTCGGTCCACATGAACGCCGCGTTCGGCGTCGTATCGAAGCCTCTTCCTCCGCCGCCAGGAATCGGAGTGTCACCGAACGCGCACCTGACAGTCCCCAGACTCAGCGCTATCCCGCTGTGGATGTACGCAGAGACCCAGAACGCGACAACACCGTCACGGCACTTGTATTCTCCGGTGGGGAATCCGTCCTCGTCCTCGATCTCCACGAGCGGATCGGGATAGTTCTTGTCGTCTTCGTTTCCTGTGATGGCGTCTATGCGAGAATGCAGATAGAACGTCTGGTCGTAATCCTTCAGAGGATTGGGCGGAAACCTGTCCCTGTGGATGACGACCCTCTTGTTGCACTCCTCGAACAGATCGTCGCCTACCGAATGAACCTTTCCTTTCTTCATGATGCCTCCTTGTCTTTCTGTTCCATAACCTCTGCGTCGAAGTCCACCGTGTCGCACGCAAGCCCGAACGCAGGATACGGGTTGAACGAGTTCTCAGTCCCGTCTATCGGGGTTATCAGCCTCAGCCCCTGTCCGAGAAGCTTCTTCTCGTATTCCGTGACAAGCTTGAGGTCCTCTTCGTCGAGACCGCTCGTCTCCGCATTGACGAAGTAGTCGACGGCCCACTGCGGAATCCCCTCGACCACCGTGGTCTCAATCCCCTTCTTCTCCTGCTTCGGTTCCTCTTCGTCACCGAAGTCGCCAGGCACGTATTCCACGCCTTCCTGCCGCATCACGTCGTCGGAAACAAGCTTGTCCGCGTCGGACATCTCTCCCCACGACGGGCCGCGCTCCTTGTCATCCTCGTTGCCGTACGCCTCCGGATGCCACTGCTTCATCGTCTTGACAAACATGTCCTTGTCCGCAAGCCGCACGAGGTAGTTCTGCTTCGCCTGGAGCTTCTGCTCCTCAGTCAATTCGTCGAATGACATGGTTCTCCTTTCACAGTTCAACGACCTTCCACCTGAGCCTAAGCCAAGACTCCCTGTCGTTCTCCGCGTCGTATATCGGAACGTCGAGCGATATCTCGTCTGGAAGAACCGTCCTCTTGCATGGATCCTTGCCGTCCCTGCTCCACGACGCGTCATACGATTCGGCGGTGCCAATGTAGTCGCGCTTCATCGCCTTCCTTGCCGCGCCTCTGGTGTCGAACACATCTGTGTGCGTGGCTCCGAGAAGGAACAGACCCCAGTCGTCCTCGCAGTCGATCATGCGGCAAAGAACCGCGAACTTCGACTTGTACTTCTTGATCTTCATGTCAGCACCACATCAGGTTAGGGTCTTTTCTCACGATGCGGCAGATCTCGCGGCACAGGCAGAACTTCTCATCCTGGTCCATGTGTAGCCTTTCCCACTTGGGATTTCTTTCATAGTCCCATCTGGCCTTGTTGAGCTCCTTCTGCAGGAGCCCCACATACCTGTCACGTGCCTTGTCGTAAGAGATGAACCTGCGGACCAGCTCGCGCAGGAGCTGGCCCTCCGTCATCTTCTCGCAGTCCTTGATTTTTCCAGCCATCACTTCTCCTTTATGTCCTCGTAGTACCTCATGCCGTTCTCGATCGCGGCTTTCTCGATAAACTGATAGAAGTCCGCCTCGATGGCGTCCATTTCAATCGTCTCCGTGGCATCGAACTCGGACACCCTCTGCTTTCTCGCGCCAAGGTATTTCGTAACCTGAGAATCCTCCCACCCAATTCCGATGAGATATTCGTAAGCTTCCTTGGCAATCTTTTGCATCACGTCGTCGCCAAGCTCCTTGGCGAACATGGGGCACGGCATAGACTCGAAGTCGTACCTTGTTATGGTGACGCCCTTGTGCGAGAACTCCTTGAAGAGAATCTCGTCGTCTTTCTTAGACATCAGCCAAACTCCTCTTCCATTTCGCCGGTGGACATGAAGAACATCGACTCCATCATCCGCTCGACCGCAAGCCTCATGGCATCGATAACGAACGTCGGAACAACCATGGATACGCCGGCGATGTTGAGTCCAACCTCGGCAACGTCGCCGATGAACTCCATTCCGGTCACATCTCCTCTCGCAAGCTTCTGCACGAATAGCGTCAATCCCGCGCCGGACGCGCTCGTCCCGTGACCTACCTGCCGGCAAGACAGCCCGTTCGTAACCCTCGTCTGGTGAACGAACGCAGCCGCGTCCATCGGCGTAAGGAGCAATGTCCGCTGCCTGATGTTCTTCATTTCAGGCTCAACCTGTATCTCGTCGACCTCCACGTCGACTCCGCCCTGCACGGACGACATCGATATCTGGTAAATGAACTCCTTGCCCGTCTTCGTCTCCCTGTTCTTGAACTTCAGCATACCCTGTCTCCTTCCTTTTTGGCCTTCACGATGGAAAGCTTCCTGTATACGTTTTCCACACGATCTGCGTACCAAGCCTCCATTCCGTCCTCGGAGTAGTGGATCTTTGACCACTTTACCGATTCTGGAGGATACGTGTACCCCGGCATGTCGGCCAGGTTTCGCACTCCGTCAGGCGTAGTGATGGTTGAGAGAGGAGCCCACTCGTTCCTGATGACATTCTCGGAAAACTTTTTGGCTTCGTCAAGAGCAGTGAACTCCGTGACAGCCGTCCAGATTCCGCCGTCCGACTCCTGATCCTCGGCCTGGATTACAAGCCACTTGCCTTCTACTTCCTCCGCCATGCTTCCTCCAAATCCTTTCGCGTCATCCTTTTCATGATCTTGAACCTATACCCAAACAGGTTCTCCAGCTCCTTCTTGAGAGGTCTGTACTCCTTCTCCGAGCACGGACGGCAGTTCTTCAGGTAGAAGTCGTATGACGCCTCTCCGTGCTGACCGACATGGGCGTAGCTCATGACGTTCCCTGGGTTGGCCGAGGCTCCGGGGAAGAAGGCCAAGACCTCCTTCCCCAGGCTCCCGTCGTCGTATCTGGCCATCTTGAAGATGACCTTGGTAACTTCCTTGTCCTTTTTCACGACGTCTCCGTTATTCAAGGCCGCACTGGAATCCACGACAGCTCAACCTCGAACGACTGCGTGCTTCCGTCGTAGAGCCATCTGCCATGATGGTTATTCTGGGCATCGTTCATGATTTCCTCGACCGTCTCGCCGAGCCCTTCTTCATCAGGCCCGAAGTGTCCTTCCGGATGCGAATCCTTCACGAACTCCCTAAGAAGATCCGGAAGGTCGAACAAGGCCCCTTCCTTTGTCATGTATACCCTATCGCTCCCGCCGATCAGCTCGGTGCCCTCCGTTCCGGCCGCGTCGCCGGTGAGCAGCCTGCGCCACGACAGAACCCATACTTTCGGTATCTTCTTCCCTCCGGGATCGTCAGTGTTCAGCGCATCCTCGCAGCATCTCTTGATCTGCCACGCCAGCGCGGTAGCCTGGTCGGGAGTCAGGGTGAGCATAATGTTCCCCTTGTCGTCCTGCAACGTGAACATGTCCCCGCAGTCCTCCGTGATGCGTCCCGCCTTGTCGAGCGACACCTCCACGGTTATACGGGTCTTCCCGTCGACCTCTACAGCGGTCAGCGTGTTGTACTGCTCGGTGCCCATTACACGCCACAGCTTCACCGCCTGGTCGGGAGAGAACATCATGCGGCGAAAACCTTCGCTCGTCTCGAGGTTGATGAGCACAATGCCGTTACTGGCCGTGCATCCAACCTCGACATTCATGTCCTCCGGCTTCTCCATTGGAATCCTCGTCTTCACCTCTTCACCTCCTCTTTCATGAGCTGGACAACGAACGAACGCTCCGTTCCGTCGTACATCCAAACACCCTGTTCCTCGCTTCCCATCTCGATGAGTTCATCGAGGATGTCGTCAACTGTGCGCCCGTGGTCGGCAAGCTCCTCCCAGTGAATCTCGTCGTGGGACTTGTTGACCTCCTCCCTGAGGAACTCCCTGAGCCCGTCCAGAGCGTCATCCCTGCTCGAAAACGCCTTGGCGTTTCCACCTAGGCTCCGGCAGTATTCTGTGTCGCCGCTGCAAGGCCCAGGCCTCGACGAACTGATGAGAATCCATACATCGGACGTCTTCTCCTCAGACTTACGATCCTTGTCCTGAACCGGATGAACCGGACCGTTGTAGAGAGCGATGCCTCCAGCCTTCACGATCGCCCATGCGACAAGCATGCATTCGTCTGCGTCAAGTACGCACAGCACCTCTTTGTCCGAGAACGTCCACGTCCCGTCGTGATCGTCGTACCGGATGTCGAGGTGCGGCGAGGGGATGTGCATCGCGTCCTCGACCTCGCCCATCATGCGCCGCCACACCTGTACGGCTTCCTTCGGCTGGAGCGCCTTGTGCCAGCAATCCCCGTTGTCCATGCGGCCGTGGAACACGATCTTTCCGTTGGTGTCGCTCGTCACGGTCATCTCCGTGTAGAAGCGTATCTTAACATTCTTAGATTTCACTCTCATTTTCAGTTCCTTTCATTCTACTCCGGGAAGCGTCATCTGCCCCGGACAGTAAGTGTCCAGCCGGTCGTCGAACCAGCTTTCGTCCATGTTGGAAGAGAAGTGCTCCACGATGGCTTCATGGAGAAGATCCCTGATGTTGTTGATCTTCTTCCTTCCTCCGGGAGTCTTTACGATCTCATCGTACAGTTCATGTCCGTCAAGACCATATCCCCTCTTCAGGTCCTCCTCCATCTTCTCGTACTCAAGACCAAGCTTCGTGCGGAACCTCTGGTTCGCGTCCTTGTCCCAGTAGTACAGATGGTCGCACTCGAATCCGCTCGCGCACCCCCAGCACACGTCAAGCCACTCGTGGATCACGCAAGCCAGGAAGTCGTAGTTGTCCCAGTCCGAAGCCCCTTCGTCCTTCTTCTTCGGATTCGGATTGTCGAGCTCGAAGCAGTTCCTGCACTCCGCGTTCTGGTGGCACTCGTCACACAGCACGCGCTTCATGATCACGCCGATTCCTCCGTCTCCCGTGTACGCATCCTTGTCCATCGAGCAGCTGAACGTCTCGTAGTCGCACGGCTGGAACTGCTCTCCGCAGTCGCTGCACGTGCACCACACATCGTACCCAATGCTCTCCATCCTGTCGAGCGCGTGCGTCATGAGCCCGACGTTCCCGCTGTACCTCTCGCAGAACGCCTTGCACGTCTCCTTGATGTGAGACTCGTCCATAAGCCCGATTTCATCGAACTCGTCGCGTGACATACCACCACCGACAACCTGCATGAACATCGAATCGAGACGGTGCGTGCGTTCAAGCTTGTAGCCGTCGCGCAGCCTCACGAACTCATTGTACCTCTTCTCGTCCTTCTCGACTAGCTTCTTGACCCTCTGGTCGGTGAACGGATCTCCCTCGACCTCGTACCACTTCTTCCCGAACACCTTCTCAACGGCTTTGTGAAGGGCCTCCTCGAACTGCATCTTCGCCGAACGGACGTCATACCCGAAGTCGGCCTTGAGGTTTCTGATCTTCCGATCGTACCAGTCGTCTTGGTCTATGCCGCTGCATCCGCTGCTGTATATCGGAATCCAGTGTCCTTCCTTGTCCACCAGCCCGACGTTCGGTTCAAAGATGCAGCCGTCGTAGCCGCCGCCCTCCCAGTCGAACAGCCTGTTCCGATACTTCTCAGGTATCGGATCTCCGTACTTGTACTCTTCCATGCATTCATTCCTTTTTGCAGTCCAATATTGTATAGCAGACAGTACCGTAGTCTAACGGCATCTGTTTCTCGGCTTTTTCTATGGCCTCTTCTTCAGACGAGGCTTCTACGTCCACCACGCTATACGAACATCCATCGTCGACCTCTACCTTGTATTTCATTTGTCAACCTAATCTGAACAGCAACCACTCGCCCCATATGAGAAGAACCTGAACAGCGTGGAACACTTGGTCACGAACGAGGTTTATCCTCATATCGTTGGCCTTCAGGTCGTCAATGATGTAGTGCGCAGAAGCATGCACAAAGACGCTCACGCCATAAACCGTCCCCACGCACATGGCGAGTGGGAGGCATGTAACAAGCGCCCACTGGAAAGAGTGGATCCACAGGGCGACCTTGTAGTCGTTCTTGTACATGTTCCACTCCTCTTCCTTTTCGACGGGAATCTGCTCTCTCCACCACCTCCACTGCTTTAACTTGTCAAGCCTCGCTCCGATCTGAAGATTGAAGTCGGCGAAGAAGTGCAGCAGAAACATGATTCCCAGCACCGAGCTCGGATGAATAGATATCTCCATGGCATCCTCACTCCGAGAAGTCCGGATCGATGTCGATCGTGCGGCCGTACCCGCCACCAGTCTGCGCCGGCGAATACTCGTCAGGAATGCCGTCCTCGACGATCTGCCTGGCCTCTTCCTCGTTCTCGGCCCACACCTCGAACGTGTCGGAGAAGCGCTCCATCACCGTAGCGATGAACTTGCGCTTCTTGCCTTTTCTCGTGACCTTTTCGGTTTCCTTGGACTTCTTGACCTTCTTGACTTTCATATACCCTCCACCTTGATGATCATCGTGCCCTTCCTGGCCTCGCCGTTCACGACCATGGCCGGAAGGCTTTTCTTGCCCACGTACGGATTTCTCTCAGAGACCCCGTACTGCCCGATCGCCGCGTAGAACCTGTACATCGCCATCTTTGCGTCCTGTGGTGTCTTGGCAAGCACTGGCTGAACGTAGTGCGCAAGCGGCGAGCTCTGCGGAAACACGAACCAGTACTTCTTCATTTCAGCTCGTTCTCCTGGATCTCGAACACGAACTGCTCGCATCCGATTTCGCTCTCCATGTCTGTGCTCATGTCGTACACGCCGCCTTCTACAACCTCTCTGACGAACAGCCGGACGGCAGGCCCTATATCCTCAGGCATCTTCCAGTCATCCATCTTGAAGGCAAACGCCTTCCTGATCCTTCCGGGAGTCGCATTACACCATCCCCGCAGAAACTTGATCAGATTCTTCTGGTCGTGGTTCACGTCGTGCATGAACGCATACCTGATGTCAGGACGCAGCACAAAACGCTCCATGATGTAGTCGACGCATGCCGTTACGGCGTCCTCTCGCTTCCTGTAAGTGCCGACGACCTGAGTATCCACGGGTTCGTCGGTCGTAACGTCGGTGGAAACCACCGAATAGACCTTCTTGCTTTTAGCCATCACAATCCTCCAGTTGACTTGTCAGATGGTCGATGACCTCATCGAAACCACCGAAACTCAAACACCCAACATTGACGCCAGTGAATTTCACGCGTCTCAGATTCTCTATCTTCCTGTTATCAGACGAACGGCACATCTCCATCAGATCATGCTCTGTCGGACACCCGAAGTTTGGACAAGTACCCATCACGTAAGTGTCCGAGTTCGGCTCTATCTCAAACTTTTCCGTCCACTCGTAGTCCAAAACCCCGTCCCTGATAACGCCTACCGCCACCTTCGGCCTCATACCCCTGCGCGTAAGCGAGTCATACTCCTTCAGATAGCGGTAGTACGTCTCCACAGAAAGCAGACCATGACAGAAGAGCGAGTCTATCGACCTACCCTCTTGTCTGGCCCACTTGAGCTTCGTGCATGCCCCCATTACTCTTCCGGCTCTTCCGGATATGGAATCTCAAGCCTAACAACTGGGTCTTCCGCCTCGAAGAACTTGTCCCGAAGCTCGTAGGCCTTCTGACCCTTCAGGAGGGGCGGATCCTCCGCCGTCCCTCCCGCGCAGTACGCCTTGTCGATCACGTCGTCGAGCCTGTCGTCATCGTACACGCTCCTGGCGTCCAGCATGCCTTGGGCCTTGATCTTCGCCTCTTTGGAATCCTTGGCCTCGATCTCGATATGCGCCGTGAAGCTCAGGTCGGCAATGAACTTAGCCATTGGGCTTCCCCGCCTGGTCGTCAGTTGGCTCCTTTGTCTCTTTCGGCCCCTGCGGCTCCCCGTTCGGGAACGCCTTGAGCCTCTGAAGCTCGTGGTCGAGGGCCTTCTTCAGCTCCTCCTGCGGCATGGGGAAGAGCCCCAGGCGCAAGGCGAAGAAGTTCAATCCAGGATCGTCCCGATGCGCCGCATACTGCGCCATCTCGGCAAAGATCCGCAGCATCGCCATCACGGGCTTCTTGAGAGCCTCCTGCTCGGAGCAGCTCCGCACGATCTCCTGCAAAAGAACGGGCGCCGCAACGCACCCTTCGAGATCCTCTTCTTTTCCGATTATCGGTATTGACATATCAATCTTCCTCCACTTCTTCGTTTTCGTCTTCTTCGTTGTCTTCTTCGCCATCCTCGTCGCCTTCGTAGTCGCCTTCGTCAGATTCAACGGGAATGGTATCATATCCGTATACGGTCCTTCCGTCACGGCACTCGTCTTCGCAGAAATCGACCTTGAGCAGGTCGGGCAGAAGTCGGGCGACCTTTCTCGCCACCTTCTTCACCATGACCGCCAGGTCGGAATTATCGTCTTTCTCTCCGAAATCAACGAGACAGTCCTGCGCAATGACGTCGGCAAACCCCCTGCAAAGCCCTTTCATGGACTTGTACGCCCCTAGGATCTCTGGGTCGCACTCCTTGTAGGTGCTCTGCAAGAGATACACGCGGTTATCTTTCTTACTCATTTGTACTCGTCTCCTTCTTTCAGGATGTGGCGGATGATATGGTACCGGTAGCCAAAGAGGCTTACCTCAGCCTCTCCGCTCCTCTCCTCATTCGTCGGTTCGCGGACCTCGTAGCACGAGCACCATGGCCTCGTGCCGTAGAAGTCCCTCATGATCTCCCTTGCCTTCTGCTCGCTCGTGGCATACACCCCCTGCAGCATGTCATGCAGGGGGTGCGCCAGTCCAAACGTAAAGACATAGAACTTCATCTCTTACGCCTCGCTTACCTTCATTTCGACCTTCAGGACCTTGACGTTTATGTCTCCGCCTACGAGCGTGGACAAATTCCCATTAAGGTTCAACTCGGCCCGCTCCTTAGTGGCAAATGCCTCAGCCTTCGCCAAATCTCCCGTCCACCTCCATCCAGACGGCTTGTTGAATGTCACATACCTCGGAGGGAAACAGAAGAAAGTACCTATAATGTAGGCACGTCCCCCGTTTTTCATCAACTCGCGTACGATCATTTCACTCCTTTACGTTATCGGCGCCGCCGCTGTAGAGTACGCAGCTTACGCTCGTCCCGTCGTTGAGGTCCACCTGAACCTTGCCGTCCTCCTTGAGCGACTTCCTCGTCTCTCGCAGGAACTTGTCAGACCACTTCATGTGGTGAGACCTGTAGAGATCCTTCACATAGCCGATGAACGTCTCGATGGCCCTCTCCTCGCTCGTGAACATCTCCGGCCACGGTGTCGTGAACTCGGGATCCTCCGTGTCGCTGTCACCCCAGGTGACGGTCTGCCAGATGGTCCCCTCCACGTCGTTTTCGTCGACATTGAAGCGGTACTCATTCTGCCCATCATAGACAAAATAGCACCCCTGTCCGCCAAGCTCGTCCCGAAGCCATTCAATGAACTTGACGCACATGCCGCGTCTGATCAAAGTGCGCCCGTCCTTGTCCTCTCGGAAGAACTGCTCCGCGAATTTGTGGTTCTCGTCGTTAGCCATGGCGTACGCCAGAGAAGGCACCGAGTCGAACCTATCCATGATCCACTTCACGCATTCGTCGAGGGCAAGCCCCCGCGTAGCATACGATCCGCAGATGTGCTGAACGATTCCGAACCTCTCTTCGTTGTCTATGGCAGACACAGTCCATATCTTCATTGCTTCACCTCGGTGGAATACATCCTCCAGACGATCTCCCTGTCGTCCGTCGAATAGTTGTACTGCCATACGCTGCGGCCACACTTCCCAGGATTCGAGAGCACGTCCTTGACGTCGGAAGCGATGCGCTCCTCTACATCGTCGTCGTCCAGCCCCTCGTAATTAGCCCTGACAGACTCTTCCACGGCCTTGCGAAGAGCCTTCAGGCAGGCCTTCTTGTCGGAGCACGCGACAGCATACGGCGTAAGCGATTCATGTACGGTCTGATGCCCGAAGGCGTCACCGGTAAGGGTGAACGCCTCGCACATTATCCAGACCTTTGTCTTGACCTTGTCCATCAGAACACCACCTCAAGCTTTCCTTTCATTGTTTGCCTTCGGAAGCATGAACATCATTTGGGGCATCGGGTCGTAGTACACCCTGTCGTCCTCCTCCTTAGTAGTTTCAGTAGGATAGAGTTTCACAAGATCCTCCATCTCCTTCTCAAGACGCTCAAGGCATCCAAGGCATTCCTTTGGAACGTCCGCCCCACGCTCGTCCCGAGCCTTCTTCATCATCAGCCATTTCTGCACAGTCCTGTACAGCATGAGTCCAGGGCACATGCGATAGCCCTGCACCTTCTCTTCGAGATAGTTGCGAAGCGTGGTCCACACCTCGTCCATGTCGATGATGGCGTTTCCGACTTTGAGCCATGTGATGTCGAGGTACTTCGTCTTGAGGTACGGCCACCAGCCGCCCTCCGGGCACGACCAGTTGCCGTCTTCGTCGAACACCGGACGTCCGATGTCGTACCACATGTTCTCCACCTCATCCTTGACCCATTCCTCGTACAGCTTCCGCTGCTGGCAGGCATACCCCTCCTCGAACGGGATGAGCCTCCAGTACTGCCAGAGCTCGTCCGAATCCTTGTCGTTGAGGATTGCGCGGACAACCGCCTTCACCTCTTTCCTCTCGCACGGAAGCAATCTGTTGCCCTTGCGCTCCCTCGGCCTTATGCCAAGCTGAGCTATTTGCTCTTTTGTGAATCCCATCCTAGAGACCTCCTTGTCAGTTCATCCGGCTCCCAGTCCGGGCAAGCCTCGTTGTTGTTGAATCGCCAGTCCCTGTGCGGGTTCCTGAGCTTGCACTTGCATACGTCCTTTTTCTCGTCTACGCCATTGCAGTGCTGACAGTTTCCGCAGTAACCGGTCTCTTCTTCATCAGGCCATTTCCAGGCCCGGCAGGAGAGCTTCGTCGGCCTTTTCGACCTTTGGGGGAGAAACGGATGCTTGGGGGACGCCTTCGTCCCCCTCTTCGTCCCGCCCTTCGCCTTTGCTTTTCCTGTACGCTTCAAGATCATAGTCAACCACCTTTTCCTTGAGCTGCTCGCGGAAGATGACCATCAGCTTCTCCTCCGCGTGAGAAGCCTTCCGGCCGAACACGCGGAATCCGATGTCCTCCCCGTTGAACATGACTCCATAGCAGTTCTCTCCGTTCTTCGGCTTGATTGCGTAGTCAGGCTTCATCACGATCTGGATCATGGACTAGCCTTCCTTTCCTCCAGAAGATACGAACGAGAACACGCCCTCCCTCGGGCACTCGGCGAAGGCCTCGCTCCTTACGATGCACGCGAACACGTGAACGCAACGCTCGAACCTCTGCCGGCTCATGGACTTCGCAAGTTCCATGTAAGCCCTCGTCCTTTCGGCGCCCTCGGCAGGATCCCAGTCGAGAATGTTCCAGTTGTGTTCGTCCGGAACAATCTCGCCTGTCCACTGCTTGAGCTGGTCTTCGTTCTTGAGATGGTGCATGAGGCAGTCCATCGCCGCAATCACCTCGGCCCTGTTCGCAATCTCCTCTCCGAGAACGTTCTCGAAGTCGGCAAACGACTCAGGCTCCTTTGGCTTGCATTCCTTTTTGCGACTCTTGCAACCCTTTTGGACTAATCTTTCGCTGTATATCCTGTCCACCTTGTCGAGGTCGACCTTCATCTTGGCGAGAACATACTCTGTCGCGTTGTACGGATGCAACGCTCCTCCACCCCACGCCTTGGCTATCTCCCTTCTGACATCGCATGGCATGCACTCTATCAGACCGCCATAGTCGTAACCATGCTTTTCGTTGAGCTCTTGCCATGTCATGGAATCACCTCGAAAATCCTCCGAACAGCTCGTCCGGCTCCCTCAGATCCTCGTGATCCGGCTCTTTGTCCTCCGAGAACGGATCTCCTTCGTGGATCCTCCCCATGTCGACGAACTTGAGCTTGCAGAGCCGCTCCCAGAGCTTGGAGAGGCACTGCTGCCCCGGCCAGCTCTCCCATGTCCTGTTGCAGTAGGACACCTTCGTGACGCGCTTCCCGAAAAGCACGTTTTCGTTCTCGCGGTACTGAGACCAGTCATTCACCATGTCGTCGAGACGCGGAAGCGGACCTACGACGCACGCCCTGTGCATGAATCCGCTTCGCGAGCTCTTGCTGTGCACGAAGAAGTCAACCGACCTGTCGTGCCCATCCTTGTCCTTCCACCCAAACCTGTATTTCTTGAACATGATTCCTCCTATTTCACAGTCACCTTCACATCGACCTTAAGCGGTCTGACTCTGCTCGGGAAGGGCGTCCCTCCGGCCCACAGGACGACGTCCTCCTGCGTACACAGAGCCTCCACGGCCTCATCGTACGTATCGTAGCGGTCAGCCGAGAGGGGGTTGCTCGTAGTCTCGCAGCTGTCTCCGTGATAGCCGCGATCCTCGACCGTCATGAACTGGCTGATCGACGGGTCTCCTATGATCCAGAAATCGTCCTCGTCCCTGACCACGTCCGACTTCGATTTCTTCGAGCGCTTCGACATCTCAGAAATCTCCATCGAAGCGGACACGCTGTAGTCCGCCCCTTTGTCATTGTTCTTTGATATGTCGACCTCTACGCCGAACCGTCCCATGCTCGCCGCGAACCTTCTGAGCCAGAAGACGAGACGGTTCTCCTCGGTCTCGTCTACCAGCCCATCCATCTCCACCTCAATGGAAATGCTGTCTCCGAAGCCAACGATCACGTGGTCTTCCAGCCACATCGGCTTCCCGTTGTCGAACGCGATGTCGTTTCCTTCCTCGTCATGAAGCGAAAGCGAGCCGTGCGTCCTCACGTACTCGCGGAACTTCCTTCTCCATGTCTGCAGATCTTTTTTGGATATCATATCCTGTCCTTTCTGATGATGTGGTACACGTCTGCTCCATTGTCCGTCTCCGTGTAGTCGATAAGGTAATCCTTGACTGCGGAGTCAGGGTCGAACCGGCATCCGATCCTCTTGAACAGACGAGTGAACGTGCTCATACCCTTGCCGTCGAAGTGGAAGTGCGGCATCGGAGTCCTGTCGATCGCATATTCCTTCCACAGCTCCTCGCCGTGTTCGATCACGAACCGGTCTAGCGAAGCCCTGGCGGCCGATAGAGTCACAAACGCACCATATCCGTCCTTCTTCTTGTGGTTGAAGCACAGGGCCTCGTATACCGCCGCGCTCCTCTTGTCGTAGCCGCATCCCGTTGCGCGGCCTTCCCCCATCGCCGTGTTAGTCCCATACTTCTCGTCCTCGTAGCAGAGATAGGCGAACGCATGAGGGTTAGACCCATACATCCTGCTTCGCGACCACTCCACGCGGATGTTGATCTCCACGAGCTTTCCGGCCTTGTCGGCATCTTCCAGCCTTCGCTTCCACATTCCGATCTCATTGGGAAGCGACTTCTCAAGATATTGCCGAGCCTTGTCGACATCCTCCTGCAGCACGACATGTCCCTTCGCCATCCACCGGACGCTGCTCTTCAGCCTGTAGCAGTTGTGCTCCTTGTCGAAGCACTTAGGGTTTCCAAACGTTCCCTCCATCGCCTCCAGCGTTTTCTTCGCCGCTTCAGTCTCGCGATCGAAATAGGCGACGAGCCCCTTCTTAACGGCTCCGTAGTTCTTGATGTGTCTCATGTCTTCCTTTCATTTTTCAGACGCGATGTAGACGAGATACTTGTACAGCTCATCGATGCTCGCCGCGCCATATCCCACGAAGTCGAGAGCCTCGGTGATGAACCTGCGGATGTCTCCGTCCGTCCACTCCTTCCGCTTCAGGAGAAGCTGTCCTCCGTCGACCTCGCGCAGGCCTTCCGTAGTGTCGTCTACGTATCCCTTGTCCACTGCGTCCACAACGATGAACGCGGAACCCTTCGTTCCGTCGAGCTCATACCTCTCGACCATGATGTAGTCGTCGAACCCTTCGTCGATGTCGTCCGCGTCAAGGTTCCCCCCTGCTCCGAACGCAATGTTGAAGAACTCCTCGGACGCTGCGTCGTAGAGGACTATGCCTCCTTCCCACTCGAACTTGTTCTTCGGAACCACGTCCTTGAACCGCTCGAACGACGCCCTGTCGCTCTTTGCGAACCTGCTCTCGTTCTCTTCCGCCATGTCTCCTCCTAGACCAGCGGAAACGCGAACTCGTCGCCTTCGCATATCCCGTATTCCTTTTCGAGAGCCTCGCACATGAGGAGGCACGCCTTGCACGCCGCCTCGTTCCTTCCGTCGAAGCGCTCGGCACGCTTCATCCTCGCAAGCTCCCTTACAAAGGGAATGATGAATCCTCCCGTGAACGACTGCACGAGAGTCCTGTGCATCGCCGCCATGCCCATGGCGAGCCGCTCGAGGTCCTGCCTGCTTCCATACCGGTTGGTGAGCGCCTCGAGATTCATCCTAGCCTCATCAACCTTGTCGACCTTGTCGACATCTTCTTCGTGTCCTTTGTCTGCCATAGCACACCTCCTTTGATGTTGGCATCCTCCCAGTTCTGTTCCTGCACCACAGGAACGCCCATCTCAAGCGCGACGCGAAGCTCCATGCGTGCTCCCTCGCTGGTCTCCCAGCCGCGCAGCATGAATATCGCGTCGCACTTCCTGAGCGCCGCGATGTCGGCCTCCAAGACCATCTCGACCAGTTCGGGGTTCGAGTCGATCTCCTCCGGGGTGGCGATGGAGTCTCCTATCTCCATCGGATTCACCGCATGGAAACCGGCTTCTTCGAGCCTTTTCGACCAGTTCCTGAACTGCCACCTGTTGTAGTCGGCCACCCCGCGCATCTTTCCCGAGACGTATACCGTCATTCCGGGCCGCAACACGTAGGGAAGACCCTTCACAGCCGTCTCCAGTCCAGCGACTTCACGAGCCAGCCGAATCTGTCGGACAGCGCGTCCGCGATTCCGTCCTCGATATCGTCCGCCTGCATGAACAGCCTGAACGAGTCTGGAAGGTCCACCTTCTTGCCGTCCGTCTCCCACCGAATGTTGAAAGCCTCGACCTCGACAAGGCCAAGGTATCCCTTTGTCATTTCGGCCATCTTTGCGAGAGCCCTCACGAGATGCCGCTCGCACGCATCGTCGTCCGAAGGCTGCGAGGCAAGACAGACCATTGCGCAGCTCTCGACCTTCTTCACGACGTCGCGAATCTTCGAGTTCTTCTCGGTCATGACGGAACCTCCAGCTTGACAACCTCTCCCCTGTACGAGAAGCTTCCGTCGCACAGATGCCATGCGAGCTTTCCGTCCTCGGAGTAGTACCAGTCTGAATATTTCCGGCTGTCTTCGTCCTGCTGCATCCCACGCAAGTCCGCGAGCGACTTTGTTTCGCCGTCGATCTCGATCTCCGACGTCCAGTCCTCTCGGATGGCCCTGTTGAGCTCTCTGACCGCAGCATCCTCGCTTGCGAACAGCTTCACGTCGCAAGCGATCTCGTCGCTCGGGGACTCGCCGTAGTAGTAGCACGCCGTCTTTACGCACCATACGACACCCTTGCGGCTTTTGAAGGCAACCTTCTCTTTCAGCTTCCCGTTCTCCGCCTTAAGCTTGCCATACTGCTCGACGTACCACGAAGAACTGTGTACGGCATCCTTTGCCCCAGGCTTTTTCGCAACATCAAGGTAATATACCTCTTGTGGCTTCCTTGGCATTTTCATCTCCTTTCTCCCTGATTTCAGGGACCGCCGTCCGCTCGATCTTGTAGTCCGTCACGCAGTCGCCATACCGGAACTGCGCAGACTTTCCGCCGAACCACTGGCAGTATTTCTCCACGGCGCACTCCAGTTCCACTTCCGTATACGAAATGCCCGTGAACACGGTGTTGATCACGCATTCGGCGAGATCCTTCTTGATGAAGTCTACGGCTTCTTCGGATGTCGAGAACAGGCATGACGACGCGCAGTTCTCGTAGTTTCCGTGAGAGGTTCCGTCGACCGTCACCATGTACACATAGCCGCTAGTCATCGCACACCTCGGCTATCAGAGGGTCGTCCGCAAGAGGCATAAGCTTGTTGATCAATTCGTCGAGCTTGGGGTTCTTCCATATTCTCTTGCTGGCGTACCCCCGCCCGATGAACTCGGTCGCAACATCCCTGTAATCTCTGAGCGTGCTGCTCAGATGCTTGGCCTCCCACTTGGCTGTTCCGACAAGTCGACTGAGAGTCTCGGCATAGTCTCCGCACATCCTTGCGCTGTCCTTTGCGAGAAGCTTCTTGTTTTCATACAGTTCATTCGCATCGAACTCAACCACCCACTGTCTCCCGTCGTCGGCCGTGCACTCGCCTACGAACTCTACCCTTGGGTATGACGTGATCGTGCTTCCCTTCTTCACTTCGGCGCCACGCATGTTGATCGAATAGACGCGAAGAATCAGCACCTCCTGATCCCTGAACACCTTCGCGCCTCCGACACTTGCGATGTGAGCCCTCAGCATAGTCTTCCCAATGAACGAAAGGGCTATCCTGTACACTGCGTCGAAGGGGTCTTCCCCCTCCTTCGCCACTGGGTAGCGGAAATGCCTCGCCCAGATGGAATACTTCGATTGCACCATATCAGTTCTCCATTTTCATTGATTCAATGGGTTGAACCGACGTGGCTGTAAACCTCGCCGGTTCGTAGTTTGACGGCGTCCCGGCCGTCGTGATGTAGCACCCGTGGCACGGCTCCTGCACACTCGAGTCTCCGGTCTTGTAGTTGAAATCGAGATGCACGCACCCATGGCACTGAATTATGCTTATCATTCCACGTACCCTCCGTGGTAGTCGCTATCGGCCTTGTATGCCCCTCCTGACACGACGACCGACCCCATGCTCATGGGCTGGACGTCGAGATACTTCAGCTCGTTCCTGGCCCATGTGCAGTTGGGGTTCTTCTTCAGTATGCCGACAAGCTTCTTCCTGTACTTCTCGCGCTCATCTTCCGTCATGGCTCAGGCCTGATCGGGCTTGAAGATCTTGTTGCACTCCTCGAACTCGAGGTTCGTGAGCGACGCATGGATGGCATACATGGCCGCCATGGTCTGCACTCTGCTCTTGCAGTCGTTCGCAATGGCGAGGAACAGCTTCTTGTGGGCAAGCGTCAAAGCCTCAACCTCCTTGCCGAACGGGCACACAGGAGACTCAGCCTTCTTGGCCTTCTCGACCTTCTTGGCCTTTGTGACCTTCTTGACCTTCTTGACTTCCTTGGTTTTCTTCATCTTCTTCTCCTTTGAGTTTCTTCATCGTATCCTCCCTGTCCGGGAGGATCTCCTTTAGACAGTTTTCGCACAGATGCGCGTTGTCCGCCCCTCCGTACACGAGCACAAGCGCTCCTGTTCCGGAAGGCACGGGCTTCGCGCACCTGTCGCAGACGATCATCTCGATCTTCATGGGCTTTTGACTTTGGGGACGTAGTTTGTCCACGTGTCATGGCGCTTCAGCGCACCGCATCCGCAGTGCCATTCCTGCTCCATCGCAACGGCCGTGACCTCCACCCATCCGTTCGTGACAAGCCACCACTCCCCCTTGCAGAAGCATGGCTTCTTCATGGCCTCCCGGATGTAGTCGTCAGCCCTCCTGTCGCCTTCCTCCAGGTAGAACTCCGGGTATCCGACAGGATAGATCCATCCGCTCTCGCGGCTTGGACCATGCCTGACGGATACGTGCAGCCTCCTCCCAAGCTCGACGCGTGAGACCTCATGCGGATCGTTCGTGGAGCACAGCACGGTATGCGAGCACTCAAACACGACACGGGGCCGCTTGTACTCATGCTCTCTGGAGCATCCTGAAAGCATGAACGCGCATGCAACAACAATCATCGTCTTCACAGTTTAACCTCCTGTTTCTCTGCGTCCTGAAGCTGATATCCCATCTTAAGTTTCCTGCCCAAGCAGGCATACTCGAATATCCACTTCCATTGCATGTCATTTCCCTTGGCGGCATCGGCAATCCAGGTCGCCACGATGAACTCCTCGTAGATCGGACAGAGCTTCTTCTCCTCCGACGAGCACGTGCATCCCGGATGAGCCTCCAAGCACCTCTCCTTGACCTTCTTCAAGGCGTTTTCGGCAATCTTCACGGCCGAATCGTAGCATCTCAGGTGGACCTTCTGCTCGTTTGTGACGTCGCCTGCCTTGATGGCCTCGTCAAGGTTCTTCTCAAGCCAGTAGTTGGCAAGGTTCACGTCCTTGATGTACTTGGCGAACTTCTTGACCGTGGACGCCGCCTCGTCCAGCTTCTGTATTTCCTTTTCCGTCAGATCGTGAATTTTCATGTGTCATCCTCGACATGAGCTCGCAGAAGGCATGGCCGGCCTTTGAGCCGACCTGCCTCGATGCAAGCATGAGCTCTTCTGTGCTCACCCGTCGCATATCGTCATCTCCGGCTTCTCCAGCTTCATCAGTCGGTCAGCCGGTCCGTTATCACAAGCCGTACGAAGTGCACGGTGTTTTCCATGCGGTCTCCGTCGACCGTTCCCTCGGAGTGCTGAGTCCTCACCTTTGAGGGGTCGCTGCATCCAAGGGCGGTGAGAACATTCTCAAGCACTTTTCCTGATGCTTTGATCTCGACATTCCTGGTCATGCTGTCAGCGCTGGGTCTATCCTCGACATGGACGCTGTATCCGGACGGATCGAACCCCATCTTGACGAGACGGTTTCCGATGTGCCTCGACCACATCTCGTCGATCATCGAGGAAAGATCGTCGCGCAGCATGACAGTCCCGTCGGACTGAACGTCCCCGTTTCCGAACAGCGGTTTTCCGTTGATCTTGATCTCATGCTTCTGGGCATCAGAAAGATCGCTTAGCTTGATCGTATCCTCTGCGGATATTTCCGGAACCTTTGCCATTCCAGACACCCTCACAATGCACGGAACGCCGTCATTGCACGAATCCTGCGCCCACTCCACGAACCTTCCGGCCTCTATCTTGACGCCGCTGTGGAAAACGAGCTCATTCCACTTTGCTCCGCTAATGCCAAAGGATTCCACAAACTCTGTGTGCCAAGTCAAGCTCTTTCCGTCAACTGTGACGAGCTGCATGTACCCATCCCCGTTGTTGAAATCCCCGTAGTTCCCGTAGTCAACGTTTTCCAACTTCCCGAAGAAGGCATACGCCTCGGCGAGCTTCTTCTGTGATCCGTCTTCTCCTACCTCGATCTTTCCTTCCTTGTCCACGGCGAAAACCTGCACCAGCGCAGCCTTCGCCTTCTTGTCTTCGTTGCTCATCTTCTCATCTTCCTTTCGTTTTTCTTTACTTTGTTTTTCCAAACTCCCTGCGGCACGCCTTCACTACGCGCTCAAGGAACTTCGACGGCTCTATCGTGTGCTCGCGGGGAATGCGACCGTCCTTTGTCATGCTGTCCTCGTTCCAGTAGCACCTGGCGTAGTTCTGCTCCACATCCTTCCGGATGTCGTCTACCGTCTCATTTCTCGCCATCTTTCATCTCCTTCGTCTGTTCGTAGGCCATCCGCATGGCTACAAGCCAGAACACAACGAAATTGCTCACGCGCTTTCCGCATTCCCAGATCCACTCGTTGCAATCAGGAAATATTTCCTTGATGTCCAGCTCTGCTTCATAATTCGTGAAGCGAACGCAGTTGTCGAACTCCACGTGGGAGAAGAACGAGTCGCAGTGGTCCTCGAAGAACTCGTCGAGCTTCGCGTGGTCTCCGTCTTGTCCGTACTCCAAGGCAAACCTTTCGCACAGATCTTCCTTGAACTCCTCCAGCCCCCAGTCGTACAGATGGCTGGCCGTCTTCACCTTCTCAAGAAAGTAGCACTCGTTGATATCTACCAGCCCATCGCTTCTCTTGTACGTAAAGCACCTTGCCATGCCGAACAATGTAGCAGGACATGTCGGATAGACCACAGCCTCGCCCAGGTCTCCGGTGATGTACACCGCCTTCGTGTCTTCTCGCTCATGGTCGAACACCATGCGGACCCAATGCTGGATTGTCCCTGGCTTCTTCCAGTCCAGCACGTCGAAGCTTTCGCCTCTCACATACCTCGCTTCATGGTTCTTGAACGCACGAACGGCATCCTCTATTGAGCCTTTCCACAGTTTCATGATCCACACCGCCTCATGTCAGTCGTTTATGAGCGACATCAGCTCCTCTACCCGCTTCGGTATGTATCCGATTGCGCAGTATGTGTTCGTGCCACCTGTCCAGTCCTCCGCATGGGCCATTGTGCGCATGAGCACCTTGCTGTACCACGCCTTCGGAAAGAACCTTACATCGCTGATCGACAGGTACACATGCCTGTCGGGCTTTCCGTTCTCCCCCTTCCTCGTAATGACGGCCGAGAACTCATAGTGGTTCCTGTGAACATCCACGCTGTAGCCTTTCAGGGCCTTGCGGAGCCACCGCGCATACTCGTTCTGGAACGCCTTGTAGTCGTCTCCGGTGTAGCATCCGCTCGAGAACACGTGATTCATCCACCCCCTGAGCTGCTTTGGTACGTCTTCTTCTGTCATGTCTCCTCCTGCTTTGCCTCCGAGATGCGCCTGCCGGCGATCTCGAAGTATTCCTTTTCCTTTTCGATTCCTATGAACCGATGTCCAGTCTGCACGCATGCAACACCAGTAGATCCAGAACCCATGAACGGATCCATCACGACCGATCCCGGCGGCGCCACGAGCGTCACGAGATACCTCATGAGGGCGAGCGGCTTGACGGTCACGTGGCTGTTTCCTTCTCCGCGCTCAGACCTCGACGCCTTGGCGCAGTAGAAGAACCTCGCCGCAGACCCCGAATCGTTCCGCGGAACGCACTTCTTCCTGTTCCCCGAGAACTTTCCGTAGATGCCTCGCGTCGTCTCGCTCGGCTCCTTGCCGGTCACTGAGCCCTGCTGACCCCTGCTCTCCGGAAACAGATCCAGCACCTCCGGAGATCCGTCGTGGATGAGGTTCGCCGGAAATCTTCCGACTCCCGCCGGCCGGTTCCCGGATACAAAGTTGAATCCCATCCCCTGCGTGTCCGCCTTGTGCTCGTTGCGCTCTATCCCGTCCGTCAGGTTGTCGCCGTCAGGCAGCGGAACACGGCACGCATCGATGTTAAGCGCACCAGTCCCGTGCTTGAGTACGTTGTTGATCACCGTACCGTCAAGCGGCTTCCTCGCTACGAGGATGGGCTCGTAAGCGGGTTTCAGGCACGTCCCAAAACCCTCCCACTTCGCGGCCCCAGGAGACAGCTCTCGCACCTCCTGCTCGACCTCGTGGCGCTTGTGGTTTCCCCTCAGCAGGTTTCCACCCTGCATGCTCGTGTCGACCTTGCGTGTGCCTACGACCTTGCCCTCGTAGCCGTTGTGCCTGTCGATCGCCTTGGCGATGTTGAGCGACTTCGGCCATCCTCCTCCGAATACCCACATAATGCAGTCGCGGATCTCCCAGCCGGCATCCTCGATGGCGCATGCGAGACGATGGTATGTGCGAGTGCCGCCGAACGCAAGAAGCCAGGCTCCGGGCTTCGCAACCCGGATAGCCCGCTTCCAGAACTCGACGCCAGGCACGCACCCGTCCCACTCCTTGCCCATGAAACCGCCTTTGCCGTCGCCGGTAAGACCGTACGGAGGGTCGGTCACTATCGCATCCACGGAATCTGGCGGAAGAGTCGGCATCAGGTCGAGGCAGTCGCCTTCCTTAATGCTCCATCCGTTCATTTTCATTCACCAGCTTGTTCGATGACTTGGCGAGCGCGTCGAGCGCAGATGGTATTGCAGCCATTATTGCATCGTCCTCGTCACGCTCCTTCTCCGTCATCCCGAAACGCTTCACAAGGTGCAGGGCACCGCTCATCATCATGAACGGCTGCTGGAGGTACGTTGCCTCCTTGCTGTGCCCCTGCGCCATCGGGAACTCCATCATGAGATCGCCAAGCTTCTTTGCGAACTCGTTCATGCTCTTCTTGAAGTCGGGACCAAGTTTTTCGTCTATCGCCCGCTCCTCTTCACGCGTCAGTTTGATTTCGCGCATTTCTTCCTTCTCCTTTCCTTGACCATGTACTTCTCCATCTGCTTTTCCGCGCTTTCCCTGTCAGGGAAGAACTCCGTGCATACATGGTCCACAGGACATTCCTTGTTCTTGCAGTAGAACCGCAAGGCGTAATATCCGTACCAGTTCGCGCATCTGCACTTGAACAGACGCATTACTGCGTTGCGCCCGCACACAGGGCAGACGGTAGTAGACTGAACGTACGCCCTCTTGCACCCGCTCTTCTTCATTGTAGCCTCCACCTCTTGATCGTGCTCAGAGACTTGACAATGTCGTCCTCGCCCTTGATGATTATTTCAAGTGTCGTAGTCGATCCGAACAACCTACGGTCCTCATGAGCAGTTACGCACTCGATACTCTCAACTTCTCCGTCCATGTACTCTATCACACAGACCTTGTCGTTTTTGAGGCAGAACATGGTTATGGCAATTGTGACTATGGCAATAAGCAAGATCCAGAACCAATTCATTGAAAATAGTTCTACCACAAAAGCCAAGAACGACTGACGGCGTCCGCAAGTGTAATCCATCAAGAAACCCCCTTCTCGCAGTTCCCCCATGGCACCTGCCTGATCCGCAGGTGCTCAGGGAACTTCGTGATGTCCCGCTCGCACTTCCCGTCCAGATCGATCTGCTTCACGAACACAGGCACGTTTGCCGCCCTGCACTGCTCTACGATGGACTCGATCCATTCGAGCTTGCACGGGCGCCTGTTCGATCCGCTCTCGCAGCCTACCGCCACCCACTTGAACATCTCAACCATGTCGCACATGTCTATCGGACCAAGCAGAGGCTCGGCCGACAGCCACATCTTGTGGCGGAACGGTATCGCCGCCGCATAGTCGACTCTTCTGTTGAACCATTCCTGGTTTTCCGCGGTGAACCCGAAGTACGCGTTCGGCACCTCCGAGTAGTCTCGCAGAGTTATCAACATATTGTCAACACGCTTCGTGCAGAACAGGTATGTCGCGTCGAACGGCCTCTTTCCTCCTCCATGCGGATCGAAGTAGAACAACTTATCAAGGATGGACATCGACTCCTCTTTGGAGATCCAGTCCCCCCATAGATCCGTCATGTTCCCGCAGAACACGACACCTGACTGCGGAGGCGTTTTCTTGTTCGTCTTGTGCGGCTCGAACGACTGACCGAACCTGTCAACCGTCGCGCACCTCGCATAGCAGTTGTCGCACGCCGGCGAGATTGGCTTGCATCCCAGCCATGGATTCCACGGCTTATCCCAGTAGACAGCCCTTGGCCATTGAATGAGGTCGCTCATTTATCCTTCCCTCCACCCTCTGCGTCAGACTTTTTTATCCCGAACAACTTGCGATCCTCTTCCGTGATGAACGGCTCCGCGTACTTCAGAGAATCGGATGCTAAGCTCTCAAGCCGTGCCAATTTTTCAGGAACCTCCACACCTTTGCTCCTATAGTTAAACTCGCACACCTTTGATATGAAATCGCGGCACAGTCCAAGGCTTGAATAGCAGACAGTGAGAGCCTTGTGCTCAAGATGCTTGCCGAGCCCTTCGACAAACCCATTGAACTCTTCTTCTGTCAGCGGAGAAGCCTTCTTCTCTTCCGCGCTTTTTATTTCCTCAGACATTAGATATCTCCTTTTCTTTTTCTTCCTTCTTGAACTCCATGAGCCACTCGGCGCCTAGACTTCATCTCCTGCGTCAGGATCGGACTGTATCGTCATGCCCTTCACTGACTGCGCAAGCGTCTTGGCCACATGCGCCTTGATCTGGTCTGCCATCACGCGGAACACCCAGTTGCCCTGCCCAACCTCGAACAGCGCCATGTTCTCGTCGACACGCTGCTTGATCGTCCCCTTGAGGCTCTCCGACATTTCGGCAACCTGATGCAGAATCTCTTCGTCGAACGACCTTCTGACCTCTCTCCTGATGTGATCACGCGCTTCCGTCGTAAGCCTGATCATGTTGTCGTCCCTGTGGGGACACCAGATGCCGAGGTTCGTGCTGCCGTGGATGACTGAGATGATCAGCTTGTCGATCCTCTCCGACACCTGCTTCTTCACCTGCTCCTCAATAGTCCTCAACACGATCTCCTCGACGTTCATCCCAGGAATAATCATCGTCGGCACGTCATTACTGACCTTCTGCTTTTTGACGCCAGAGCCGACTCCAGACTTCGCCATTCTTTTATCAGTCTTCATTCTATCGCTCCTTTTCTTTTTCTTCCATGAAGTCATCCATTGTTCCTTTCCTCATATAGCACCCGCCTGACAGTATGCTCGATCGCTTCTCTAAGCGAGTCGCTGTAGGTGATCTTTTCTATGAGAAGGCGCATCATCATGTCCTCTACAATGCGACGGTGGTTCACCATAAGGTGATCCACCATCTTCTTCTTGAAAGCTTCGATGTCCGGACCAAGGTCGATCGACTTAATCGCTGCGCTTGCCAATGGTCCGAGCTTGATCTCTGTTGTGTTGTTCCATCCGATTTTATCCCTTACAATCAAGAGATCCTTGAACTCCTCGCATTTTGTCAATGCCTCAAGTAGCGCCTGCTTGATCAGGTCTGCGACCTCTTCTGGAGAGAGCGACTTGATTCCGTCCGAGATCACCTTCTCGAAAGTTCCGCTCTCGATCTCAATGTTAAGCTTCATTTCTTTCCTCCTGATTTTCCTGTTTTTCACGCGTCCTTTGACAACAGCGCAGCAGTAGCGCAGATGTTTTCGACCTTCGACTCGAACCTGTAAGGCAGTTTCCCTCCGTTTATGTCGGACAGGATCTTGTCAAGACGCTCACCTTCCTCCTGTACCCTTTTAAGGCTTGCATGTGAAATGCCGTCAAGCATCTTTAGCACTGCGCGCCTGAAGCA